ATTCCCACTACTAGCGTTTTTAGAGTTATCCCCACTACTAGCGTTTTTAAGAAGCCTTTGTATACCTATGTCTAAAAGAGCCATGTCTATTTTTATAAAGCCTTTTTCATCTAACATATCTAACTTATTCAGTAAAGATAAATCAAAAAATAAATTATTGTCTTTAGTTATTAATTCAGAAGATATTGGTAAATAACCTTTATATTGTAGTTTTAAAGTATTTTCACTTAACTCTTCCTTAAATTCTTTAATGTTAAAATAACCTAAATTTTTCATTTCGTTATCTGAAACATTCATCCCTAAATACTCTAGAAATTCTACAACATACTTTATATATTTAGGACTAATACTACCATTACCTTTTCCCTTTATCTGTTGATTTTTTTCAATTGTGCAATGAGGTTTGTTTTTAGAATCTCTTAAAGAATATATTTCTTTATCGTTGTAGTTACCTCCTCCTACACAATGATTCATCAGTTTCCCCTCTCTCTTAAAAGAGTTAGAAGAAATTAACTTAACCCACCTAAATCCATTGTCTTGCTCTAAAACAACTTCAGTATCTCCTTCAACTTCTTCGTCTACTTTAACTTTACTAAGTTTTATTAACCATTTTTTAGAACCTCCCAATGCTTGTTTATAAGAAACTCTTTGTAACTTCTTTGGAGCAGAATCAGAAGTTAAGAAATCCAAAATATGCTCTATATCATTCTGATTTTCTGTGTTTTTAGAAAGATAATTAGTTAGATTCTTATCAATCCATTCTGTAACTTGTTCAACGTTATTGCATTGAAAGTTGTTTATGTAATCTATATACTTTTTCATAATTTTTATATTATATCATTTCTTGTGAAACTCTTTCTTTAACTTTTGATAATAGGAACTCTTCCCAATCACAGTAATCTTCATCTAAAGAATCTAAATAACTTTCCCACTCACTAATTGAAGAGTGTTCTTCTTCAAATTCAATAGCAAAGTCTTTAATCCATTCATGGGTATCCATTACTCCTAAATGTAGTTTATATCTAATATCTTCAAAACAATTATAAGATATTACTGATGCTGTAAATATTTCTGTTTTCATACTATTTTATTTTAAAAAGGTAATTTACTTCTAGGTATTTTTTCTAATTCTTTATTTAGTTTAGATTTAACTATAAATTCTTTTGAAATCCAAAAACCAATAGACCCTCCGTTCAGACTTGACTTTAACTGTCTATTTGTTTTACAATTAAATACTTTTTTACACTTTGTCACTTTGTAATTAGGAAACCTTTTAAATTGCCAAATCAAAGTGTAAGTTATTGATATTGTGTCCATTGTGTTTCTTTTCTATGCTCTATTTTTTGATGTTTACTACCAAATCCGTAGTACCATTTTTCTATATAAGAGTTCTTTATCCGTTTGGTAACTTTTACAATTTCATTACCAAACCTATATTCCGTATCTATTTTAACTTTTTTTACTGTTAGCATTTTTATAATTTTTAGTGCTTAAAAACGGCATATAACAACGTGTATAGCCTATTGCTACTTACTGCTATTTCAAAGGTTTGTTATTATTAATTTATTTTGTTTTTAATTCGATACTTTTTGTCTGTTTACACGCAACATACCATACACAAAACGTTATGCACAACCTATCGACAACCACGTTTTACTGCAATATTTAATTTGATGATAACAGTCGGCTAATGCATTATGAGCTGTTCCGTTAAATTCTAGTTGTTTTTTGATTTCAGGTTTAAAACTTACTAAGGTTCTAACACACCTCTCTTTTCTAAAATCCCACGGTATATTAAAATGAGTTTGAGCGTATGCATCTGCCATTATACCTAAATCAAAACTAGCTGAATTACCCCATATTTGATATTCTTTAGAGCAGAACTTACCGAAATCTAATAAAGCTTGTTTTATTGAAACAGGTTCTTCTTTGGTAAGGCTTTTACGAGCTTCATCGCTTTGTGACATCCACCACATAACAGTACTAGCATCTATATTTAAACCTAAATCAACAGAAGACTTTAAAGATATGTTTCGATAGAACTCTCGACCTGTGTTTCCTGTATTAATATCGAACTCAACAGCACCAATACTTATTATAGCTGAATTAGACTTAGTTCCCATTGTTTCAATATCTACCATTAAGTGAGAAAATGGTGTGTGCATAACACGTTGTATAGCGCATTGCTTAGTTTCTGTATTTTTATTTTCTGTATTCATAATTTGAAAGTTGTTTAATATTTATTAAGTTCGTGCTGTAAGGTCGCAACGTCACCATACAAGTAGCCGTTATATGCCATAATCCTCAATTCCGAAGGTTATTCGCTGTTCAAAATCTTCTTGCACTATGCTTTCTATATTCTCAATCTTTTCCTCGTGAGTAAGTTCATTCCATTCTTCCTCGCCCATTAAATCGTTTTCAACGTCAATCACTGTTCGTTGTGGTCTGCTTTTACCCGCATAACCATCTTCTACCTCCCATACTACTGTTATTTTTTCCATCTTATTAAAATTTACGGCATATAACACAGTATATAGTGTATATCCTTGTTAAACATTTGGTCTTTAGCCGAAAGTTAGTGGTGTCGGCTACACACCATACACAAACCGTTATCTACAATTCAGAAGCACCTACCTTTTCCATTAAGGTTAGTAGTTCTTCTTTGTAGTGTTGCTCATTCTCATAAATTTCTTCGTGAGTTATTTTACCTTGTGCGAACATTTCTTTGCACATTTTAAACCCGAGTAAAACACCTTCTATTCTTGATATTTCAATTATTTCTTCAACTGATTTTGGGTAAATAACATCTACTCCCCAAGTGTCTTGGTGCTTTACTCTTTCGTAATATTCGTTTGCTTTTGACATAATAAATTTATTTAGTGAAGTGGAATGAACAGTAGATAACACGGTATATGACGTAACTCCACTTCGTTACGCTACGCATATACAAAACGTTGTGCTTCATTAAAACGAAAGCACTACATGGTATATAAAACATACACTCACTAAAAAGGTAGGTACTGAATATAGTACCTCAATCTTTGCCTAAATCCCCAAGTAATTTTGTGGGTTATCGTGTAAATTCCAAGCCATCCATGCTCTATACTAATCCACTTTTGTTCTTTATTAAATCTAATTTTCATAATTTAAATTTTATTAGTTTAAGTACTAAGCCTATTAACACCTCTACGTCAGCTTTTAATCGTTAGCCGAACGCATATATTAACCGTTAGCTACAATAAGCTAAACTGCCGTTTCACCTCTTTCCAATACTTATGATTCAGCCTATCGCTATCATAGATATTAGGCTTGTCATTTAGTATTTCATCTACGCAAATAATAGCAAAGGCTTTAATCCATTAATGAGCATCCATTACTCCTAAATGTAGTTTATATCTAATATCTTCACTAGCTTCAATTCTTTGAATTAATCCTCCTTTAATTTCTATTCTTACTGTTTCCGTAACATTATTTTTCTATTAGATGTAAAACTTTTTCTAACCAAACATCTCTATTCATATCTATTTTTAATTCTACATAAACATTTAGTTCCACAATTCTAAGTATTTGTTCAGAATTATAATTTCTTTCTTTCAAGTATTTTATTGTATTGTCAAACTTAATACTATTCTCTTTAAAATACTCTTCTACTGAATTATTCTTCATAATTACTTTTCTTTAAAACCTGCTTGTTCTACAAATTCATTTATTGAGAACTGTATTTGATCCATAGTAGCTTCATTATTTAATGATAAAGACAATATTGCTTGGGCTTGTTCTTCTGTACATTCACATCTATCAGTAACATCTTGAGTACACCATAAAGTTTCAGTATAATAACCTTTACTTTCTAAAAACTCTTTTGCTTGTTCTATTGTTAAATCTTTCATACTATTTCTATTTTAGTGTTATTCTCTATTTCTAATAAATCTTCTTTAGTTAATTCAATAAATGTATCCCAACCTTCTAACATTTCTAATAACTCTCCTATACTGTCTTCTTCTTTGTTCCAAGCTATAATGTCACCATTGAAAGCATCTAGTATTATTTCATTTAAATCTTCCCACTCTCTATTATGGAAATTATTTACTGCTTGTTCTCCTACTAAAATATATGTTAACATAATATCTTATTTTTCTAATTTAATTAATAGTTCTTCATTCTCTGTTAATTCTCTAATAAGGTTTATATACATATCAGAATCTTTAGTTTCCTCTGGAAAACACTCTAACAAATTATCAGATGTTTCATCTATAACTGTATGACAAGAATTTAATCTATTATATAATTTACTTTGCATTATTTCTAACTCTGAAATATACCTTAAAACACTTATAGGAGTTTTGTTATAGTCTTCTTCTGCATTTTCTTGCCAGTAGTTTAAATTTTTCATATCAGTAAATTTTATAACTCTTCAAATATTATACTTTCATCATTATCTCCCCACATAACTTGTAAAACTTCATCCCAAGTATCTGTGTAATTAATAACTACTATATCATCTTCTGTATAACGATATAGTGTAAAGTATTCATTTAGTTCTATTTCTTCTCCGTATTCTAAGTTGTTTAATACTTCAACTTTTACTTTATCCTGAGCATCTTGTATAGATTCTTTCTTATCTTCTGTTAATTTTTCAAATACTGTCATAGTTTTAGGATTTAAAGGTTAAAGATTTTCTTATTTCCACTTGGTTGTGTACTAATTTCAATATATTTTGCTCCATCTTTTTTACAAGGCTTATACTTGTTTAGTAATTCCTTTACAGTTGGTTTAATATCAAAAGTAGTACTATTTTGTAATAACCATTTTCTATTTTTATCAAATAGAACTACTGTTACGTCACACTTACCACTCTTTGTTGTTTTAATTCTGAATCTTGTCATAGTCTAAATATTAATTTCGTGGTCAATATAAACTCTTTCTATTCCCCACCTAAACAAATTCAAGTCAGCATTATTTGCATCTTCTTCAATCTCTTCAAAATATTCTTTTAATACAATTTGTAGGTGGTCTAAAGGGCAATTATTACCTGTAATTCTAAATAAACCTATTTGTTCTCCTTGACTATCATAAGCTTGTATCAATTGGTTTGTTCTATCATTCATAATATTTTATTTAATAGACTTTATGTGTTTAATAAATTTAAGTACTGCATCATATACACTTAGTAGTTTAGTTTCTTTTTGCCCTATAATCTCTAATTCCTCTCCAAAAGAATCATATATTGTACAATATAATGTAGCTCCTATTGTTATATTTACAGCGTTTTCAGAGTCTAGGTAAAAGTCTGCATTTTCAATTTCTTCTACAACTTCCATTAACCAATTCCAATCACAATGGAATAATAAAGGTTCTTTTAAACTTCCACCTTTTCTTTCTCCATGAGAATTAAAGAACTGTCCAAACCATCTTTCATTAGGGTCAGTCTGTTCTTTCCAACCTAAGAATAAAGCTATTTCTCTGTTATTTTCTTTATAGTTCATAATATCTTATTTAAACCTATTAATAAATTCTACCCACTCCATTGGATTAACCAATACTTCATTCATCTTTTTATTATCTTCAAATAATTCAAGTTGTCCGTAGTGAAGAGGAACACCATAATGCTCTTTAATTGCTCCAAAACTTGTTATATAAATTGTGTCTATTGTTTTGTATAAATGATTATAATGTAAAACAAGTTCATATACACCGCCAGTATTGTTTATAAATACACCAATGATAAAAGGTTTTAAATCGTTTAGGCTCTTTTGAGCTTTGTTTATGTTAATCATATTTACAGTTTATTTTGTAAATAATTCAATTTCCTAGAATATACATCTTCAAATCTTGAATCAAGTTCTCCTTTAGAAAATTCTATATAATGCCCTGTTTGTGTTAAATGGAAGCCATTGTCATCTATCTCATAGAACGTATTCATACTATTTTCATCAAATATCCTAGATATTTCCATAGCACCTATTTTTAATTTAAGACTGTTTACTACTACAATATCTTTCTTTTTTAAATTGGTCTGCTCTAATTCTTTTGTAAAATAACTATCCAATTCTCCTAAAGTATGTTCTTCTGTATCTTCTATTAAATATTTCATAATTCTATTTTTTAAGTATTAAGGTTAGTACTTACTTTGAAATTACTAACTCTGGTTCTTTCTCCATCTCTTTTTTAGTCAGCTTATTAAAACCATTTTGTAAAAGAAATTCGTTAATGTGCCTGCTAGTAGCAGAGCTATAATATCCGTTGACTTTCATTTTATTACCTTTTAGTTCAGCTACAACTGTCTCATAGCTTATTAAACTAATTGTTTTAGGTTTTAATTCATCAGTCAATATTGCTTTGTTACCAAATGATTTTCTACTGTCGTATATTGTTGCTAAATATACTCTCATAATTTTAAATATTACAAAAGAAGTCTTCTTTAACAAACTCATAACAAGCGTAATGTATTCTTACATCGTCATAAGTAAGTTTGTTTATAACTTCTTCGCTTTCTTCTCCTTCATCTCTTAATTGGTCTTTAAATCTTTCAGAAAGTTCTTCTAATTCATTTTCATTTAGTTCATCTACATTCATACTATTTATTCTTTACCATTTTTAAATACTGTTTCTCCTAAATCATCTATAACTTCAATAGTAGACCGACCTCCGTTTTCTTCTAAAGTCATTAACTCATTACATTCAAACAATACATTACAATCTATATTCCCATCTTCTTCCAATAAGTTGTAAACATCGTCAGCACTACTTATTTTATTACTTTTTAAGGCTTCTAATACTTTTTCTTCATTTTCTTTAGAAACAGTTACACGTTCCCAAGTTGTTATTTTAAAATCAAATTCCATAGTTCAATATTTTAATTGTTAATATTCGTCACAATCACATTTTATAATTACTTCATCATTGTCAGATAATGATACTATGAAACTGTTTACACTATCATATAGTTTTTCTTTTTCTGCTTCATCTCTTGGAATTTTTTTTGGTAAGTAATTAAGGCTTCTGTAATAGCATCTTCTGCCGTTTCTGCTTTCATAGCTAAATTATAACCCATTGTTTTGTCATATAACCAATAACCATCTGAACATTCAGATAATGTTAAACTATCTGTTATCTTTACATTTCTTATAGACTTACTTGCCATTTCTTTAAGTATTTAATGTTATTATTTTTAGTGGAAATATAAATCTCCATTTTCTGTAAATTGTGTTTCGTCTGTATCAAATTGGTTTATAATAGCTTCATCTGAATAGTTATATTCAATATCTTGTTCAATATGTTTTAAAATATCTTCGCAATATTCCTCAAATTTTTCAGTAGCTTTTTTTAGTATTTTATCTTGTTCACCTGAAAATTCAATATAAAAGTCATTTGTATCAAATTCAATAGTATTTTTAAGTATATCAAATTCTAACATAAAGTAACCTTCATTATCTTTAAAATCTTTTTCTTCAATACCTAACCACTTTAAAAAGTAATAGTCATTTTGTATCTCAATAGCATTTGAAATATCAATGTATCTATTTCTATCTAAAGAGAAATAAACTTTTCTATTATTTTTTATTAAAGGTGTGTCTTTATATTTGTTATTAGTATTCAATACTTCGTAAAAATTATCTCCAAATAAATTGGTTAATTCTTTGTGAGGTGGTTCTAGTAGGTAGCAATTATCAATAGCCCATTCAGCAAAATCATTGTTTCTGTATCTGTAATTACGTTCATACTCAATAGCTACTTGTTTAGCTTCTTCGCTTAATTCATCAAATGAATATACATTTACTGTTTTAGTTATAGTTTTCATATTTATTAGTTTGTAGTAAATATTTTCAAATATTCACTTTATAATTTGGTTTCTTTTTAAATTGCCAAATCAAAGTGTAAGTTATTGATATTGTGTCCATTGTATGGCTACTACAAAGAACACCCTAACAGTTACCAACAACACATATAAAACATTAAATAGCATTGTCTTTTTAAATGGTTTACCGTTTATTTCTAAATTTAATTTCATATTTATTAATTTAAGTTATTATTCGTTTAACGTTTCATATCTGTAATCCGTTAATACTACCTTCATGATTTTTTAATAAGGTAGTCGATATAACCGATAATATTTACTTTGTTAATTCTTCAAAGTTTGTTATTGTTATGTAGGTTTCTATATCTAAATAACTTTCATCTATTTCTTCATTTTCAGCAATGAAGTTTAAAATAGAACCCAATTTATGTTTATGCTCTAAAGGTTCATCCCTCATAAATTCTGTAACACCATAATCATAAGATGATATAAACCCCTCTCTTGACTTATAATTTTCTTTTAAGTACTCCATAAATTGAATTTCATTATTTAGTAAATAGCTTATAATAGCTTCTTTTTTTGGTACTATAATACAATCAATACTATCATTAGTATAATTATAATATTTTGGACTAACTAACTTTTCAAATGCAATACTTTCTACATAATCTGACAAATGCTTTTCAACTTGTTCTACTATTTCAATAGAAGTTTCTTTAAAATATGTTTCATAATCAACCTTTAAATCATCATAATCAACTTCTTTTAATCCTTTATCTTCTCTTAATTCATTTATATAATTAAGTTCAGACTTTTCTTTCCAATCACTATCGAAGTAAGGATTATTATAAAATCCAGTGAATATCGGTAAGAAAGTTTTTACTTTAGTTTGTGTAGGCGTACTAGTTTTCATAATGTAGTTAATTTACTGTTTAGCTTATTTAAGCTATTACAAGGTTAATAATTGGTTGGTGGTACGAATATATCAAAATATATTTAAAGTCTCTTAAAGTTAAGATAAGTTAGTTTATTATTTAACTACATAATAATCATCGGACTTTAGAAATTGTCTCCAATCATTTGTTGTATTATATAACTCGCTTTGGAACTCTTCTTTAGTTAATCTGTGAGTTCTATATTTATTAATCAAAGGTTTATTTTTATATAAATTGTTATAAGAGTAAACTCTTATTGTAAATGTTCTTTTAGAATAGTTTGGTTTTACTATTATTTCTTGGTTAGCCATAAGATAAGTTATAGGTTTAAAAATGCGGCAGAAACTCCGTTGCGTATAGTGATACTAATTCTTTTAAAATACTTGTTACCCTTCTTTATATAAGAAGATAGAACAAACATAATATTTAATTTTTACTTTTAGTACATTGACTTATTACAATTACAGTTAACACAAATAGAATCGTATTTACTTTTAACATAACCTTTACACTTAAAAGGCTTCTTAATAACAGGTTTCTTAATCTTAGTCATAGTATTATAGTTTATAGATTAGTTCAAAGGTAAATACAAACGTTGGATTAAAGGTATTTGAAAATTTACAGTTTTATTTTTTGATAAAGGTTAATATTGGTGGTAAGTTAAAAATTTACAGTTTTATTAATTTTAAAAGGTAAATAATGGTGGTGGTGTAATTTCCAAAAATTCTAATTAACCCACCAAACCCCTATTAACCTTACCTTTCAGATACTTTTCAACCAGCTTTTAACTATCTTTCAGCTAAATAAAATACCTTACCACCTCTCTTATTTACCCTTTATAGCTTTATTCTTTAGAGTTTTTTAAAAGCTATGACGTTTGATGTTATTCCCTTAGGTTGTTTGTCTTTTAGTCTTTGTATTCTTATTCTTGGGCTTACTACTTCTGTTTTAAAAGAATGTTGATTTAGGCTTCTTTTATTATCATTTATTTTAGTTATCCACAATGGAGTTTTAGCCGCTTTTTTTGAATTTTGCATAATATTATAGTGTTTTTAGGGTATAGTTAACCCTTTTTAGTTAAATTTTAGTTTTTGTAAGTACTTGATTATCAAGTAAAGTTGTTATGTTTTACACGGTGCAGACTAAACTACATATTTTAGTAGTTCAGAATATAGTTAACCCCCTACAAAGCCCATTTTACCGTTCAAATTGATATTTTACCACCAACAAATTAACTTATACCCTATTAAAAGGCTCTATTTAGGTTGAAAATATGCAATTTTAGGGTATTTTGTTAAGTTTTGATAATCAATAAGTTAGTTTAAGTTCTACACGGTGCAGACTAACTTTTCTTAGCTTATATAAGTGAGGTTAAAATAAGAGCAATTTAATTGAGCAAATCCCACTCTAAATTAAATTAACCCTTGACACTTTAGTATTTATTTGTTAGAAAGGTTAATATTTTGGAGGTGGAATTAGATTTTATTCCCTTGTTACCTTTTATAGCGTAATAGTAACTACCTATCGAATTGACTTTATATCCTAATGCTTCTATTTGTTGTATTACTGTTTGTGCGTTGTTCATCTTAAAGGTCGTTTAAATCTGTTTGTATTGCTTCTCTCAATTCGTTTAATGTTTCTAGGCTCATTAAATTATCCCAGTCTTTATCTAGTATAGTATAATAGTTGCTCAATATTTCTTCGCCTAGAATATAGATGTACATATTTAAAACCTTTTCGGAACTACTAAAATCGGTGTTTACTTCTCCAAAGTTATCGTTTTCGTATTCCTTAATGGTTTCAATAGCATTAAAGATACCTCCACCACTATTAATTAGCCATTGCTCACATTGATAATAGCCTATTAAATAATAACCGCTATTGAATAGTAAATTGTGTAAATCACAACCATACACAGAATCGCTTTGCACCTCTTGAAGTTGGTCTAATGTATGTTGTAGTAATTCTTTTTTTGTTTCTGTTGTTAAATTGTTATCTAAAGTCATATTTCTAATTTTTAAAGGTTTACCACCTACCAAGATTAACCGCTTTGATTAATATGGTAAATGGTTTTAAGTGGTCGAATAAATTAAAATTTACTCTTCTTGTGGCAAATAAGAGGTTCGAACTCTCCACTCCTATTATTTCAGAATGCTACCTAGTTTGCCAAAATAAAAAAGTGCCTACCGTAAATAAATACAATAGGCACTTTAGTAATGTTTATTCTATCCGCTTCTTTCAACTATAAAGATAGATACTTATAGTTATGTTTCAGAACTTAATTCTTTAGGCGATTAAGTTCCTTTTTATTGTGCCTTTTGTCTCCACAAACATTGACAATTTTTAGATGGTTTTTTAGTTGTTTCCTAACTAATGCTATTTTAATCCAATTTGCTAACTTATAGTTAGTCTTTCAAAGAACGCATTTACACTATCCTTTATTATTTGCGTGTTTTCGCTCAATACTTTAGGCTTTGCGACCCTTTTTTAGTGTTGGTACACTTTTGTAACTCTTTTGCTACACTTCAAAGGTAAGAATTATATTTGAATAATCCAAATCTTTTTTTTTGCTTTATTTTAGAACCGTTGTTCTAATTGCTTTATGTAAAGATAAGAATGTTTTTTGTTTATTCCTAATAATTACCAATATTTATTTTTAAACTGCCTTTCACTAAAGGACTTGTTTTTGTTACTATAAAGATAAGAATAATAGTTGAATAAATCTAATTTTTAAAGCTTAATTTTCGTTTTTTATCATTTAATCCACCTATCTATATCGACCGTATGAATTATACTAAACTTACTAATAAAGAGCCACCTAAATAATTTAACTAATTTAATAGTATTAAAAAGGCTATTATCTCAATTATTAATCGTTACCTCTGTAACACATTGTAAAGATAAGCATAATTTTTAAATAAAAAAGTAAAAAACTAAATTAATTTAAAATATTTCTGTTATCTAATGGTTGACGTTTCAACCTTACAACAATACAAATATAAGTATAAATAAACGAACTACAAACAAATTGGCTATTATTTTTAAAAAAATTACTATTAAAACTATTAAGCTATTTAAAGCTATTATATAGATTATAACAAGTTAAGTGGTACAAAGATATAGATTAATAGTTTAGGTGGCTTAGATGTAATATAAATAAGGTTAAAGTAAGTATCACTAAGTTAATAAGGTAGTAACAAGTAATAACAAAAATAATAATCCCTAAAAGTTTTTGAAAAACTAAACCAAGTTGTAAAAAAATAAAAGGTAAGTTTTAAATAGGGGGTAGTATATGGAAAACCTATTGAGAGGGGGAAGTGGAAATGTAGTACCCCCTACCCACTCACCCGATTGACCTTTTTTTGACCTTTTTGAGTATTGACCACTCACCCGATTGACCAATTTTCAAAATAAACTATTTCCACTTGTCTTTTTTTAAAATATTATCTTTAGCCCACAGAGGTTGTAAATTACATAAAGCATTGCATATATTAGGTGGTGTACCTTCCTTAAAAGCTGATAATGGTTTAATACCGTCTATATACCAATAACCATATTTTTCATATGTAAGAACCTTTCATTAAAGATATTATTTGTTCTTCACCGTTTAATTTATAAGATACTGTTATATAACCATTGTGTATCTTTAGGACTTCTCCATGAAAAGCGTGTGTTATAGGTTGTTCTCCAATAACGTCAAGTTTCTTAATTTCAAAGTATACTCTTTTTCCTATGTACATATGTTTTCTTATTAGTAGGGTTTATCATTATTTTTATTCAATTGAGTTTATGCCGCTATTTATAATCTTGGTCTTTTATCCCACCTTACACAATGTACCTATCGCAGTAATCGCACCAGGAATTTTTCTTTCATAGTCAACTAAGATTAATTAACCAATCCTATCTAAATTAAACTTACATTTTTAAATAAAGGTTCTTCAACATTGTTTGAAGAGATAACTCTTGGTTGAACTGTTGAAAGCTTTCTTCTATTTCATCTATTTTTATAACAAAAGGATTGTTGTTTATTTTTATTATTGTTTCTCCCTGTAAGTTTTGTTTTATAGTAGATCCTAGTCTTATTAATAGGTCATATTGACTCTGATTGATAGTTATTACTTTATGAGGACTTCTCTTTGATTCTAAAATGTATTTCATAATTATTTTTGTTTTTATTAATTTAAATTATTATTGTTCTTATTCAACTGAGTTTCTACCGCTTCTTTAGACTCTAAGTACTCTTCGAAAGCTTTAATAAGATAGTCAGCGTATCCTTCTACAAATTCTTTTTCTTTATCAACTTCTGGTTCTAATATATGGCTGACTATCTGTTCTATATTCGACCTTAATTCTTCCCAACTCATATATTGCATATTTTAATAATCGGCAACTTATTGCCTATTTTACAATTGATCTATATTTACATTAATAGGATAATCCTCTTCTCTACATACAATTGTCATATAATTTATATCATAATCGAATATAAAATGTAAATCTCTTACCCTTGATTTATCCCAATTAAAAGTAACATACGGTTTTATAACAGTACTATCTATTCTTACTCTTATATTTCCTACTTCTATTTCACTAATTGCATATTCTCCAGTATTCATTTTCCAACTAAAAGAAACTTTTGTTTCTTTATATGTTTTACCGCTTGCACTTCCAGCGAATAGAAAATATCCTGCACTCCATTCACTTTTCTCATTAGAAGAAACTTTTAATCTTCTCAATTCATGTTTACCTCTTAGAATTTCACTATTATTATCTTTTCTCTCTAAAGGAACACAAGATTGTAGTGTTGAAAATAACACTAAGCATGATGCTAACTTTTTTAATAATTTCATAATTTTATTTTTATCAATCCCACCACCTCTCTAAATTAAACTTTAAAAAAGACCACATGATTCTTTTAGCCTTTTTTTCTTTAAGTTGTGATTCTTTGAACATTTTGTCAGAATATTCTTTAATCTCTTTAGAATTTGGTAAATTATCGTATTTTCTAAGTAACCTAGAATAGCCTGGTTGATCTTCTAAAGGTTCAAAATGAAAGTCTCTAACACCTTTACCATATTTTTGATCTACCTTATCTTGATATTCACAACTATAATCACAATCTTGTATTTTCTTGTGTAATTTTAAGAATGTTCTAATTTTCTGAGCATTTACTTTAGCGTCAACAGTATTTGCTTTATCTGATTCTAAGTACTCAGCAGTTTTTTGTAGCTGGAAATTAAATACCTTAACAGCATAGTCATAATCAAAGTCATATTGACTCCATATTATTGGTAACCACCTAAAAATATTGCGTATTTGCCAAAGCTTTCTTTTTATCCAGTGTTTCATAATTTAATCTACTGCTCTTATGTCTACAATTCTAACATTTACATCTGAACCTGAAGAATCACTATATTCTTTTAACCATAATTCTGGATCTGATTTTAAGTCTTGTATTACTTCAAAAAGTTCTAAAGTTTGTTCTCCAGGAGACTTGTTTTCATATCCAGGGTTTACATGATCTTCTAAGTTTACTTCAAATCGTATAGACTCTTCTTTTTTTATTTCTACAAATATTTTCATATTTCAAATATAATACTTTTATGTTAATAATGATTATAAATCAAAAAGTTTTTAGTAATTTTTCGTAAATAGGTTCTTCACTATTTACAAACTCACCTTTTACTAACTTTTCCCAAGATTTAGAACCTTCTTTCTTCCAGTTAGTTTTTATTCCAAACCAAATAACAGTATTGTTTTCCTCTCTACGCTCAATAGAGTAACTGTCTTCGTTAAATACTACATCGTCTTCTAATGGTTTATCTAAAACAAACCACTCTGATTTACACGTTCTTTTCATTTCTTAAATTTAAAAATACCTCACGACTTTAGCTCTGAGGATTAATACAAACGCATTTGGATAATACTTTGTATAGCTATCAAGAATTAGTGTCGACTCCTATCTTGAGAACTCGTTTACGTATCACTGAGCCGAAGCTTTTTCAGGAGAGGTTTTAACGGTACTGTTCTTTTCAAAAGTAACTTCTTCCATCACTTTTATGGTTTCCTTAAATGGATTACCTGGTATATTTTTAACTAACTCTAACATCTCTGAGGCAACTTCTCTTATCTCTTTTTGAGCGTGTTCAGAGTTTCTCAACTTTATAAAATTAGCAAAGCTTCTCATGTTAAAAGAAACATCCCCTTCTATCTGAGAGTTGTAAGTTTTAAAAAATCTAGCTGATTCTTTAGCTCTTTTTCTACCTAAAGGTACTTGCAACTCCTCTAAAGCCTTATGGTATAACTCGTTACCTAACGATGTGTACTTTTCTAATATAGTGGTCCAAGAAATCTCAGCACCTTGTTTATAACCTCCTATTATTTCAGCACCATCTAAAGATTTAATTCCCTGCCAATCTTGAGGTATATACATTTTATCTTCCTTTAATTCTTTATATCTAGCAGATTCTGCATTTAAAGAAGATATTCTATGTTTTAATAGGTGTATATGAGAAGCTATTTCAGTATCTACAAGAAAATGAACCATTCCTTTTTCAAAAGGTGTTTCATGTCCTGCTGACCATAACATATTGATTAATTTAGGTATTCTACCTTTTTTATCTTCAGTTAAATTTCTAGAAGTGGATGTCCAAGCAGAACATGCTATAACTTCATCTGAACCATAATAACCTAGTAGTTCTACTTTATTTTTCATTTTTATAATTTTTATTTTACGTTAAATATAAATGTATTTTATATTAATTCAAAACTATTTCATTAAAAAATCAAATATATCTGCAATATTTTCTATTAAAACTACTGACCACCCTAATATTGCACTATGAATATAGTTTAAAGTTATTTTATTTGAAGTTTTACGTTTACCTATAAATAGCATAACTAGTATTGAAATAACTATTATTGCTTGTATTGAATCTAATATCATTTTATTTTGTTTAAGTTGTTTATACCACTTACATTATTGTTAAGAGGCGTGTAAGTAATTGAATTTCCTAATCTATCTTCAAAATGAATACTATCTGATATGTGAGATATGTTCATTTTTGCTGTTTTACATTCGTAATCTATTCCATTACCGTTCCAGTCTTTGTAGAACCTTATAGTGGTTAAACTCATTGGACTTTTATTTACAACACCTTCCACTCTTATCTTTTTCTGGTATTCATCTTTGATATGCGCTACGTACTTAAACTTACTTTTTTCTAACCTTACGTTTAAGTTATCTAGAACCTTGATAGGGTTTTCATCAAATATGTTAACCTCTTCTATTAGAGATATAACTAGGTCTACTCCAACATTACCTAATGTTTTTATAACTTTAATCAACTCTTCCTCATGTTCTTTATTTTCAAGGAGATCGTCTATGATTAGTCTTAATGTCTCATTATTTATAGAATCAAATTTGAAATTATATCTTATTCTAGAAGGTCTATTAAATAAGAAATCATTTAACTCAACAGAGTTTGTAGTAAATATAAAAAGGATTTTGTTTTTATATACTCCGTCCATAAGAGTTAATAAAGACTCTTGATGTTTTGGATCACTATATGTTTTTTCAAACTCATCAAAAAATAAAACAACTTCCTGCTTAATACTATCTATGAAAGAATTAAAAACATCTCCATAGAAAGGTTGGTTTATTATTAATACAGGAAGTTTGCTTTTAATACAAATGTCTTTTGCTAGGATTGTTTTACCAGTACCTTTGTGTCCAGATATTAAAACCCCTTGATTTTTATTTAACTTGTCAAAAGTAGTTAGGACTTTATCAGATTTTGAATTAAAATCGTGATACAAATTACTAGGTAATGAAAAAGTATCAGTTTCTTCTAAATAAAAAGACTCATTAGACTTGTTAAAGTTTAATATATAGTTATTAGGTTCTAGTCTATTAATCTTCTTTTGTACTATCATTAAATGTTCTTTCTTTTATTTCTTCTAATAACTCAACGTTGTCTTTAAGAAAGTTCTTCACATTAGATGCTCCGTTACCTAATTTAATTTCACCATAAGAATGGTGACCCCCTCTTTTACTAACCACTTCAGCTTCTATAGCAGCACCTAAAATTTCTCCAACTCTGTCTATACCTGTTCCAAACTCAATCATGTACTCACACTCCCTAAAAGGAGGACAAGTTTTATTTTTAATACACTTAGCTCTTACTTTTTTAGCTGTTTTTTCACCTTCTTTATTGGTTTCCGTTTTAGAGTTGTAACCTGTTAGTTCTATTCTGATAGATGAATAAAATTTTAATGCATTTCCTCCACTTGTAACAGTTGGGTTACCGAAAATTACTCCAATTTTTTCCCTGAACTGATTCACAAAAATAGCGCATGTATTATTTTTGTTTAAAGCTGGAGAAAGCATTCTCATTGCTTTTGACATCATTCTAGCTTGTAAACCCATTTGATTGTCTCCAACTTCTCCTTCTAACTCAGCTTTTGGTATCAAAGTTGCTACTGAGTCTATTATTAATAAGTCTATACCTCCTGTGTCTACAGCTATTCTTGCTGTCTCTAAAGCGTGTTCACCACTTTCGGGTTGTATCAGTATTAACTTAGAAAGGTCTACTCCTAAACACTCTGCATAATAAGCGTCGAATGCTTGCTCTGCATCAATAAACATACAAACTCCGCCTGTTTTTTGACATTCTGCTATAGCATGTAGGCAGCAAGAACTTTTTCCTGAACTTTCCCAGCCAGCCAATTCTATTACCCTGCCTTTAGGATAGCCACCACCTGTTATGTAATCTAAACCTATTGAACCTGTTGGTATTCTATCATACTTTCCTATAGTAGAGTCATCACCAAGCAACATTGCTGTACCTTTACCTTGAGTACTATTTATTTTTTCTAATATACCTTTTAAGTCTGCCATTTTAATTTTTTTGTATAAGTAAATCAACTGATTTTCTAAATTCTAACTCCTCTAACATTAACCTTTGTATAAATCCAGAAGTGTAGTTATCAACTAGTGTTTCAATATGATCTGTTTCTAAATCTTTTAATTTTCTGTAAATAGTTTTTTCAAAGAAAATACCATTTTTATCAAAGTTACTACCCCATTCAAATTCTTCTCTAGCTTGAGAAAAACAATCGTCTAAATCGCATTCTTTTAAATAAGGGAAATAGTTTATTTTCTTAATCTTCAACTTATCTAAAACTTTTTCAAAAAATGTCGGGTTATAATCTGGTCCAGAACATCTAACATAACCATCTTGACCACCATCAATTGAATAGTAGTCACTCCCTACAGTCTTTGCTTTATAATCTCGTCTGTGATAACTTATTAATTTTTCACCATCAGGTAATTCTAAATAGGTTACTTTACATTTTCCGATCATGATTTACTATTTATCTGTTTCAAGAAATCTTCGTCTAAACCTTTTAAGTCAGTTTCTTTTTTAGTCTCTTTTTTAGAAGTGTAATAAGCTAATATATCAACTTCTGGTTTTAATAATGTATAAGTAATTCCTTCATATTCAAAATCTAAGCCTCTGTGAGTACCATACATGACTACATCACCAACCTTGAAAGGAAATTCTCCTTGACCTAATTGTACTACAGTTCCTTCTACATGTTTTTTCTCAACTGTTTTCTGTGTTTCTATAATTAATCCAGAATCAGTTATTTCTTCTTTTTCTACTACATGCATTTCTACAAGAACTTTATGTCCTACTACTTTTAAACTCATATCTATTTATCTATTTAACATTTTTAAACTCTTCTCTGATAATTTTCTCAACTTTTTATCATCATAAATCAACCACTCATTTAGATTAGCCTCTAGCTTTTTCCTTTTAGCGTTAGTTATGTCCAATAACTCTTGAAAGAAATCAGCGTTATATGCTTCTTTTTGCATAATTATTTCATCTATCTTAGAGTGATAATGCAAAGTCTTATCGTGGTTTAAAACTTGGTTCCTATAATAAGGAAAATGGAAAGCTCCTGTTGTTCCAGGTAATATTTCTTTCTCTACATTAGTATACATATAAAGTATAAAACCAGCACTTAATAAGTGAGAATATCCTGTTATACTAAAATCACCTTTTTCAAGTATTCTTTTCATAGGTTCAACTAGAAATAAATTACCTCCATTACTAGATAAAAATAAATCCCTGAAAGGTTGGTCTATACTATCATTAACTTGTCTAACAAAGTTTTCATAATTTTCTTGTTCAAAATCTTCAAACTCTATTATGAATTTTCTTTCACTTGTGAACATTTGTACGCCTTCTTCTTCCATAATGCTAAATTAAGTTTTTATTTGTTATTAAGCAATGTTTTTCTATAAAACTTTCCTAATATATTATCATTTAGATAATTTTTGCTTTCTAGCACTTCATTTATAAAAAGATATTTAGTCTCTAAATAGGTTAAACTTGCTTTAGAATAAGCTATTTGTAGTATCTCTTTTTTAAATTTAACTCCTTCAGATATAAGTCTATTTATTTCTTTATTTGAAGATGTATAAGATAACCAATTAGATTCTTTTACTACATACTCATAAGTTTTCTTTCTCTTATCAGTAACTTGAGCTAATTTCTTTTTACCAAAATGTTTTTTTCTTTTTGAAAAGAAATTCTTTTTACCTATGTACTCATAACCATCTTCTAGCGTTATAAGGTAAATAAATCCTTCTGGTTTCATAGAAGATAAATTAAGGTCCTCCATAGATTTAACTTCTTTTCCTTTGTATACCCAATTAGACACAAGCATATCCAAACTTTATTAAAGATGTTAAAAGACTTTCTAGTAATCTAGATGCTCGCATAGGTGTCATTTCTGTGGTAAGGAAACCATCTTTTATATCACAAGTCTTCTTATATACTTCGTAAAAAGTATGTATGAAATCCCAAATAACATCTATGTTTTCTTCATAGTACTCATCTGTTATACAAGATTCTGAAAAATGTTCCCAAACTTCTGAAAAGAACTGTTCGTATGTTAGTATTATCATTTTTGTTTTTATTAGAGTAGGTAGTCAGATTCGAACTGACGATAACGGTTTTGCAGACCGTCCCCTTAGACCACTTGGGTATACCTACTAAGTAATTACATTAAACTAGTAAATTGATTATTATCAGTATACATCATGTGTTGGAATTTTGCAAACTCGTTTATCACGCCTATTGACTTTTGCCAACTTGAAATTCCTGCATTATAGCCGTGTTCTTCATGACAAGTTATACCTACTACATAAACACCGTCTAACGTTTTTATTGAATGAGTATGTGCTACAACAACCTTGGTGTTTAATTTTCTAAAACCATTTGCACTTCCTTTTGAGCCATTACTAGAAAGGTGTCCATGCAATGCTAACTCAAATCCTTTTCTTTTAAAACTGTCGTTTAAACCTAATGTTATAATTTTATCTTTATAAAATTTTTCAATTTCATAAGGTATCAAGCCTTTAGGTGCTCTTTCTTCTAATAAAACTTGTCTATATTCGTTTATTTTAAATGCATTTTTAGTGTCTTTAATAGAGCTGAAACTTCTAACATAGCGATCAAACCTGTCGTCATGATTTGACCTAACTATCACTGGATTAAAAGGTATCCATTGTTCTAACCACCTTAACATATAATTCACCTCTTGGTAAATACTATTTAGTCCTTTTTTTTCTAATATTGCTTGGTGGATATAGTCATCTTTTATATGATTATTAACAGAGTGACCGTCTATTAAATCATGGAACACAATATGTTTCGTATTAGTTAAAGTAGCTATTTCTTTAACTTCGTCTAACATATCTTGGTCCTCATATCCTAAATGAGTGTCGCCTAGCACTATAGTGTCGAATTTACCTTTTGAAATCTTACCACCTACTACTTTATTATTCAAATCCATAAAAGAACCATCTTCTTTTGCAGACACATGTCTTGCTACAAAGTTATGTTTATCTAGTATCTCTACTACTAAGAAACCCGTCTGATGATTGAACTCAGCTTTCTTACCTACACGAGCTTGTCTGTAATTAGGTTTAGTTATAGAACCTGTTGTAAATAAAAACTTATTCTTTTGACCTGGAAGTGTTGGCACACTGTCCATATGTTGTCTAGGATGTCCTATAATAGAGCTTTCCTCACCAGTTATACCTTCAAAACCTCTTAAAGGCAAGGAAGCAGTAGGAAGTACATTAGCATCTGTTATGATTCTTAAATACTTATGTAACTTCTGATCATTAGATGTTAAATAAGGAATTAATCTTTTATGCCAAGTTGTTGAATAATCTTTATTGTTAGAAGAATTAGGATTACTATAAACACCTGCATTAACAAGTATTTCAGCACCGTAATGTTCTGCCAACACTTCCATATTATCTAACAAATTCTTATCAATAACAGTGTTATTTTGAGCATATGTTACAAAAAATACTTTATTCTTCTTACTAACTTTCCTCTTCTTAGCTTCTGATAATTCTTTAGATTCTAAAGCATTTGATAACTTTTTATTAACCCCGCTTTTTTTAAGTATATTAGACACACCTCTTCTAATAGAATCATTGTGATCTATTTCTTTAACTTGGCAATACTTATTAGATAACTCTGTTATATTACCTTTAAATCCTTTACTTAAAGCAAGTACAAGATTTTTATCTATATTTAACTTTCCCATATTAATCTATATAATCATCAAACCCTAAATCATCTGTTCCTTCAATAAATTCTTGAGTTACATCATAGTGTTGCATAAATGTTTTTTTATCTTTTAACCAATCTCCTGTCATATCTGGAAACATAGCTTTTAAGTCACCATCTTTTAACATTGATTCATAAATAAGTTTTGCTTCTTTCTTACTCATCACATTTTGATTTAATTAGTTCTTTTAAGTAATCGTAATCACTGTTTTTAATCTGTCCTAAATCATAAGGTACTTCAAAAAGGTGTTCTTGTTTCTTAACAACTGCTCTTACGAACCTAGACCCTTTAGAGTCAATATAGTTTGATACAAAGGTACATTCTTTGCCTAAATCTTCTTTTATCTCTTTTAATTTAGAGTTATATAAATTACTTTGTAATAACTTTAAGTAATCTTCTTCTTTATTTTTTGTCATATTTTTTAAAATAAAAGCTCCTAGAATTAACTAGGAGCTATGTTGTTGGTTTTCAGTTACTTATTAGAAGGGGAGGTCGTCTTCTTCAATATCGCTCATTGCAGGAGTTAAAGCTCCTTTCTTGTTTTCAGACTTCTCTTCTGCAACTTTAGGTGAAGTAGCTTCATTAATATTTCCAGCTTTTGCTTCTTTCAACTTGTTTTGAAGATTTTGTAATACTTCGTAATAAAAATTAACTTCGTCATCTACAACTTGTTGTTTCTTACCTGCAACTGTCTTATATTGACGCTCAGGTTTATCAGCTTTCATTATCTTAGGAACCCATGTATTTTTACCATCTTCTGTTCTTTCTTGTGTATAGAAAGCAGACATATTTTGATACTCATTATCTTCAACAACTTTTGTATAAATAGAAACTTGGATTTCTTTTTCAGGGTCTACCTTAGATAAAGTATCCAAAATCATTCTTGCTCCATAAGAGTAATTATTGTTCTTAGCATATAGGGGTACAGTAACGCTATAAGCTTCTCCTGCGTCAACCATTACAAAATTTAAATACTCACCACCATAAGGAGGAGTTGTTACTCTTAAAGAAGTTAATTTACCTATTAGAGCGTTTACGTACCTATGATATGTTGTGTTTTCATTGTTTGTTCCATACTTTACTTCAACAAACCCTTCTTTCGGAGTCTTACTTGATTCATAAAGTCCTCTTTTGTTTACACTATAATTAATGTACTTTAACGATGTCGATGTTACTTCTGCCATGTTTAATTATTTATTTGGTTTTTAATTTTTACAAATATAATAAAATTAATTAATTATGTAAGCAATTTTAACATATTTTATATTATTAAATATTTATTTATTTATTTTAATATTTAAAAAGGTGTAATTATATTTGCTGCTTCGAGACACATTTCATAAATTTACATACGTAACTTTTTTATTAAAGCTCAAGTTGTAAATTTAAGTGTCTCGAAACCTTATTTTGAAATCTTGGGCTTTTTTCATGCCTAAATTTTAAAATGTTAAAAAGTTTAAAAATGTTTGTTTTATAAATAAATGTTTTTATTTTTGCGATAAATAAGACACAACTTGTTATTATAATTACAAGGAGTTAGAGATGAATACTTTCTCATGTGTAAAGGGAATATTGCGTCCTGCTGAGAGGCTTAAGGCATTAGTGACTAACAACTGAAAAGTGGATGGTGTCTAAGGTCACTTCTATACCATATTCTGAAAAAACCAATTAAAAACTTCCTATGCATTTTATTAGGGGGTAAGGGGGTTAATTTTTAAACTCACGTTTACACCTTGTCGTGTTTTAAATGAGGTACGAATTTAAAATATGACGTATCAACCCGTATTCACTATTAAAATACTTTATACTACTTTTAATAGCAGCTACTTTAAATAGTCGATACCTGTAAAACAGCTATAAAAAACAAACATTTTTAAACACATAACAATTTTAAATAGATATTGTTTCTTAATAGTTGATTGAAGTAGCACTGTGGTGCTACGCACATTATCACATTTGCATTGTTACTCCCACTTCCAGAATTAAAAATTTATACAGTTAACAAGAGCGCAGCGAATGTTAACCGACTGTCGGGCGTACCGACGTACAGTGCTTGAGTATCGTTTGTTAAAAATAACTTTTAAAACCTTTTATTTATTAAATTTATTTTTTTACATTTGATTAAAATAAAATAACTATGAAAAATATTCAGAGAAAAAGTAATAGAGTAAGTAAAAATCCTAAGTTAAACATACCTGATCCTTCAGATTTAAATAAATCAAAGTATTATACTGTATGGAAAGGTAGAAAAGTAGGTGTTTTTAGTAGTTGGAAAGAGTGTAAAGAATCTGTTGATGGTTTTAAAGATGCTAAATATAAATCTTTTAAAAGTTATGATAGTGCTATAGATGCTTTATTAAAAAATAACCAAAGGATAAATAACTCAAAGAAAAATAAACCTGTTAAAGGTCTTTCTGTAGATGCTTCTTGTTTAGGTAATCCTGGTCTAATGGAATATCAAGGTGTAGATGTTAAGACGAAAAAAGTAATTTTCAGAGTCAGCGGTTTTGACCACTCAACAAATAACATAGGAGAGTTTTTAGCATTAGTTCATGGTTTATCACATTTAAAAAATATTAAAAGCAACCAAGTGCTTTACACAGATAGTGTGACCGCAATATCTTGGGTTAAAAATAAAAAGTGTAATACTTCTTTGAATAATAACAATTTAAATTCTAGAACCTTTGAGTTAATAACTAGAGCTGAAAAATGGCTTAGGGAGAATAAATACGAAAATGAAATATTAAAATGGGAGACAAAAAGTTGGGGAGAAATACCAGCAGACTTTGGTAGAAAGTAGTTAACACTAATTAACAGATATTATTTTTTATATCAGATTGTTTTCCTTATATTTACAGGATAGTTTATAGTAATGGGTAAAGAAGCATACGTAACAAAATTAACATCTAAGACGGATCTTGGAACTTTAAAATCAATACTTAAAGTTTACATAACTGCTTATGAGATTAACTTTGGAGTTAGAGTTAGACCTAAACTAATTGATACTCTTGTTTTTTATATGTTAGAAGGTATAAACAGAGAAAGTGACACAATGTTATCCGAAATGTTTAATGTACCTATGACCAACATTAGAGTACATAAAAATGAATTAAAGAAGCTAGGTCTTTTAAAGAAAACTAAATATAAAGGGACAACTTCTGAATTAAATGTAGAATTAGAAAGATTAGTAGAATTGTTCAAGTCTAAAAAAGACACTAATGATTTCATTTATTGTTTAACCTTTAACAATGTTAACAGTGGTGAATCAGAGTAATGTGTCAACTAAGAAAGAAATAGTCTTAGAAGTTAGTAAAAGACTTAATTTAGATATAAAAAAAGTGGACTATGTTTTTGATTTTATTTTCAATAGATATTTAAAGTTATTAATAGAAAAAAAGGGAGTTTGTACTGTTATAATACCACATCTAGGGCAGTTACATATGAAGTATGGTTTTTTTAGGAACTACTATAAGTCTTTGATTAAAAACTTTGATAAATATTCTAAATTAACAAAGATAAGGTTATTAAGAATAAAAGATAAAATATTGATGATGGAAGAAGGTTTTAAAGAAAACAATTCAACTTGTAAATCCCATATGAAGAATTATAAAATCAGAAATAAATATTTTACATTAGGTAAAAATTTTGAAGAAATACAAAAGTGGCAAAATGGAGAAGAAAAGTAAATTAAAAACAATTGTAGATGCTTTTTCAAAAGGCGATGATTTACCTAGAGGTGAAAAGTGGTTTGACGATAGAATATCGGCTTGTGGCTCTTGTGAGTTCAATACTAAGAATATTGAAGAGGACAAGTTAAAAGTACAAGATAAAGTAAAGATTGCTACTGGGATATGTACAGATAAAGAACACTGTACACTATGTGGTTGCTGTGTGTATCAGAAGGCTAGTGAAAAGAGTGAGAATTGTGCTCTAATGAATTATAAAGTAAAGGCATTATCAGTAAAAGGGTTGAATAATACTCCAGAAAACTTTAACAAAGAAGAGTTTCAAACAAAATGGAAATCTATAGGAGTTGAAACAAAAGGTAAAACAGATCTAGATGTTTATTCTACTTCTACCTCAGTTGATACTATATATTTAGATTCAGATGGGTCTAACTTCAACATACAACTAAAAAATACTTCTAAGAGTCTTATAGAGTTTGAACTAATTATTTCAAGAAAAGCAGGTTTAAAAATCAGTAGTGTTAAACCAACTTGTTCTTGTACTGTTCCCGAACAAGAAGTCATTGATGAAAATACTGTAAGAATGTTAGTCAAGCTGAGTACTAGTAGTTTTACTAAAAATGCTAAATACGAGAGAACAATAGTATTGAATTATTATATAAATGAAAGATCAGTAAATAAAGTAAAATTACATTTAATAGGAAAAAAGGTATGAATTATACACCACTAGCAATTAAAAAGTTGAAAGACTTTTCACAACAATTCCCAGATTATAGTTTTGGAGAATTAATTTATAGTATGTTAAGTACTATGAGTTTGGAGTCTAAGGACTTGAAGTATGAATTAATAAAAATGGACTGCGAAGATGTTTTTGTAGCTTTAAATAGAGCCATGAGATTAGAACATGAACCTGAAGAAATTCAAGAAGAAGTTTAAGTTATGAAAGGAATAATAGAAGGAAGGTTTAAGGAGTTATTAAAAGACACTAAATCATTTATGGAAAAGCAAGACTTTTTTAGAATGAAAAATGTTGAAATAACAAAGAAAATTAAGAAAAAATATGATGATAACAAAGACTTGAAAGCAAGTGAGGTTAAAGAGGAACTTATTAGTTTAGAGAAGTTCTTCTTTTTTGATAATTTATTAGTTCAAAACACTTCCAAGTATACAATTCAATTGTCTCAACTTTACCAAATAATTAAGTTAGGTAAATTAGAAATTGATATATCAGAGGAGGATAAATCCCTGTTGGAGGATATTGTTTCTAGCGATTTTGACCTGTTCAAAGTTGAAGGAAGCGAAGTTAAAACGGTGAGTAACGAATATACTAAATCAATTATTCAAGGTATTGAAAGTAGAAAACCCACAGAATTAGAAGACCATTTTAACAGAATGATTTCAGACCCTGGATTCCAAAGTATAGAGGCTTAATGGCTATACCTAAAGAAGTAAAAACATACATAAGTGATTATACAGCTCCTTTAAAAAAGGAGCTTTCTTACGTTAAAGAAAATAATTGGATTGTCGAAAAGTCTAGGGTAAAACGAGTAAACAAACATAAAACAAATTACCTTTTAATAAATAGAGCTTTAGACAAGTTAAAATACTTCCATAAAATAGGTAAAGATCATTTAAACTATAAATCTGTAAAAGACTTCGTTGCAATAATTGTAGAGTTTTTTACAGTATATAGTGAAAGATATGATAAGTATGTGGAAATAGAAGATTGGACCACTTACTCTAATATTTATGGAGATGACGAGAAAGGTCAAGAGCAGTTAATGAAAGAGATAGAAGCCGAAGTATCTTTTCAATCAGATCTTTTAAAGAATGTAAATGATTGTAGAATAATATTAGACAAACTTAACTTAGAAGGAGAGTCTAGAAGATTAGAATTACCTATTCATTCTGACATACCTGCTCCATTTTTATTAAGAAAGAAGTTGATAAAATTATTCCCAGAGATTAAAAACCATTTAGGAAATGAAGGATAAAGTTAAAAATAAAGAGTTTTATATATTAATGAAAAATCCTCCTCAATATGATAGGTCTAAACCTTTTTATGAGCAAGATGAGGAAGTACTTTCTTTTTATGAAGAAGAGTTTATAAAAATAACAGAAGGGTTTCACATAGATGGTTTTTTTGTACACCCTTTCATGTATTGGCATTTGAATTATTTTATAACTCCTATTCCTCAACCTAATGGTGATGAGAAACTAATGCATCCTCCTTTAGACGACCATTTAATGTATTTCATAGAGAATTATATGAGATGTAAAGAGGAAAAACTAGGTTTAGTCTTATTCGGAAGCAGGGGGTGGAGTAAGTCAACTATCTTATCCTCAATACTTTGCTGGCTAAATACAACTAGGCAAAATGGAACATCAGAGGTTATTGGAGGAGATGATAATGACCTTAATGCTATCTCTAGATTATTAGACATAGGTTTTAACAATGTAAACCCTGCTTTTAAATTACCTAGAAATGTTTCAAATTGGAAGAAACACATTGAGTTTGGTATAAAAACAAAAGGTAACGAAAGGATTAACTACTCTGATATATTTATTAAAAATGCAAACAAAGGGCAAAAAGGTAGTTCTGAAAAAGGAGCAGGAGGATCTCCTATCGGTTTCATTATAGATGAGATAGGTAAATTTAATCCAGTAGAGATTATACAATCAGCCCTACCTGCTTTTAGAACACAATATGGTTTAAAGTGTTATGCTATTGCTTCGGGCACTGGAGGTTCACAAGTTCTCTCAAAAGGTGCTAAAAAAATATTAAAAAACCCTTCCAACTATGGTTTTTTAAATATGAAGTGGTCAACGCTTAACGATAGAGTACCTAAAGAATATAGAACATGGGATAGTAGTAAGAAGTTTGGAATGTTTATACCAGGTCAGATGTCTTATAGATTACCTGTACCTAAGTTAGAAACTAACTTATCTGAATATTTAGATTTAAATAGCAAGTATTTATCTAAGTTAACTATGAAGGTTACAGATTGGAAAGGCTGTAAAGAATATATAGAAACAGAAAGAAAAAAATTAGAAACAGATCAAGACGCTCTTAACAAATTTAAGATGTATCATCCTATAAGTACTAACGAATGTTTTCTAGAGAGTACAAAGAATCCTTTTCCAGTAAGAGCAGCAAATAGGAAACTAGAAGAGTTAGAAGCAAGCGGTGATATAGGACAAGCAGTTAATTTAAATAGAGGAGGAGAGTGGTTAACTAAATCTTTCTCAGACAAAGATAGAGCAGAAGACCCTCATCCAGGAGGAGAGGCAGATGCACCTGTAATTATTTATAATAACCATGAGTTTCCCACTAAAAGACCTGAAGATCACACTTACGTGTCTGGTATGGATGGTTATAAAACAGATGTTTCAGACACAGACTCTGTAGGTGCACTCTATGTGCTCAAAAGACGTAATTTAGATCTTAACTCACCTTGTGAAGTAATAGTAGCTTCTTATGCAGCTAGACCACCCAGAATGATTGATTTTCATAATCAAAATGAAATACTAGCAGAAGGGTATAACGCTCCTTGTTGTATGGAAAGTATTGATACAGGGTTTATACAACATTTAGATTTAAAGCAAAAAGCATTTGATTTACTTACACCTGCTATAAGCTTTAGTGAGGCAGCGCAGAAGAGACCTAGTAGAGGTAATAGTAGATTTGGTATATACCCCACAAAGCAAAATCAAACCTATATGTTTAATTTATTTCTAGATTATTGTAAAGAACCTCACGTTGTAGACATAAACGAAGATGGTACAGAAGTAGTTAAACTAGGTGTTGAATTTATAAATGACCCTGATTTACTTAGAGAAATAATTAGGTATAAACCTGGAGGAAACCACGATAGAATTATTGCTTTTATGCATGCTTTAACATGGTGTAGAGAATTAGATAAAAAGGGATATAGACCTAAAGCAGAAGGATTAAGTAAAAAGAAAAAGAAAAGACAAGTCTATGGTACTTATGGTAGAATACGTACTAATCCATATTAAATATTATTTTACTTATTTTAAAAAACCCCTAATTTTAGTTAGTTTTGCTGAATAAACAATCTAATTTTAATTTAAATTAAAACATACTAAATGTTTAATAATCAATCGTATTGGTACGATAACATAAATTCATCTACTTATTTACCTCCCATCGCTGTAAAAAAGAGCGTAAGAGAAAGTAAGAAGTGGAAGAAGGCAATGTTAGATGGTTTAGAAAGAATAGCTATTGAACAGTTTGACGAAAATCAAAAGTTCGTAGATTATTATAGAATGGTTGATGGAGAAATGTCTTTCCAAGAGCTTAAAGAAGCTATACCTCAATTAAGTGATACTCAAGATCTTTTAGATGGCGTAGGAATACCTAGTTTTTTAAAACACTACGATTTAATTGGTATAATAGTTAACGCTTTAGTAGGTATCTTAATAGACCAAAAAGAAATATTCCATGTTATAGATACAGGGGAAGTTGCTGAAAGTGAGTACATAAGAGAAAAAACTAAAAAGTTAAGAGAGTTAATAACTGAAAAAATACAAGCAGGTATTAACATAGCTTTAGCAGAAGCAGGTATTGACCCAGAAAAAGCAGATTTTCAATCAGAAGAGGAGCAACAACAATATATTGCAGAAATGCAAAAAGTCATTGATGGTAATACTCCTAAAGACTTACAAGAAGAATTAAATAAAAAATTCAAAACCAAAGGTGTACAATGGGCTAATGCAACTTTAGACCAAGATGCTGAAAAGTTTGATGAAGATAAGTTAGATAAAGATAATTTTAAAGATTTATTACTTACAGGAAGGTGTTTTAGACATTATAAAGTAAATTTTGACAGTTATTACCCAGAAAATTGGAGTCCTATAAATACTTTCTTTTCTCAAACATTAGATGTGACCTATCCACAGAAAGGGCAATATGTAGGAAGAGTTCATTTCTTTTCACCAACAGATGTCATTAATAGATACGGTGAGTACTTGGACAGTAAACAACAAAAAGATTTATTATCAGGTAATGAGGATTGGCAAAACTTTGTTATGGAAGATAGACCAGGAGGTATCAGTTCTTCTATACAAAGTAACTTTAATACAAGATATACAGTACCTCACGCCAACTATTTTGATTATAATTACGCTTTAAATCTGCAAGATACACTAGGAGTACCCCTAGGTGTTTATACAGATTATCGAACAGGTGAAGAGAGAGATAGATATTTACCTCATAGGTTTAACGATCAAAATTATATAAACACTAGAAGACAACAATCTTTAAGGACAGATTTAAGACTAAGAGATGATCTTTGTCAAGTTTTAGAAGTTTACACAATTGTATATGAGCTTATAGGATTTCTTACCTATGAGAATGAGTTTGGAGGAGTAGAAACTGCTGAAGTAACAGAGGATATATTACCAGAGTTTATTAAAGAAAAAGGTATTAAACAATCTTTCACCCAAACATTAATGGACATCAAAGAAGGTTTTGAGGTTAATACTTTAAAGTGGTATTATAGACCAGTCTGTTATGAAGGTCTTAAAATTAAAAGCCCTAATTTAAATAAAGACATTTACGTTTATTTAAAACCTTGTGAATATCAGATAAAAGGAGACTCTAATATATTTGAAGTACAATTACCTGTTTCAGGTTATGTAGGTAAATCTTTTGCTAAGAAGATAGCACCTTATCAAGCAGGTTACAATTTAGCAATGAATCAGACTTATTCTTTAATGGAGAAGGAGATGGGAAAATTGTTCTTACTAGATGTTGCTTTTATACCTAGTGAATTTGGAGAGTGGGGAGATGCAGAGGAAGCTTTGGTTCACTTAAAGAATGTAGCAAAAGATGTAGGTATTTTACCAGTCGCTACTACGGGAGATTCTAAAAGAGATCAAAACACCTTTAACCAGTTTGCTCAATACGACTTAACTAATACAAGCCAAATAGCTACTAGGAGAGATATGGCAGAGTATTATAAAAATAAAGCTTATGAAGCTATCGGTATAAACGGATCATTATTAGGAAGTCCTACTAAATATGAAACAGCAGAAGGTGTTAAAGTAAGTAACAATGCTTCTATGGCACAATTAGCTGAGATATTTAAAGAGTTTTCTTCTTATAGAAAGCATACTCTTGCATTACATTTAAATATTGCACAATATTGTCAAGGAGATGGAAAAGACTTATCATTAATGTCTACTAAATCTGACTCTTCTATTCAATTTCTTAAATTAACGGATCCTGAATTCCCATTAAGAAGGTTAGGTTTGATACCATCAGCAGATAATAAGAAGAAAAAAGAATTAGAAACTCTCAAACAGCAAATACTTCAAACCAATACGTTAGGTAATGATATTTTAGATTTAGCAGAGTTAGTAGGTTCTGATAGTTATTCAGAGGCTATAGAGATGGCTAGAATATCAAGAAAAAGAGCACAAGAAGCTGTTCAACAAAAACAACAAGCAGATAGACAGAATATAGAACTTCAAAATAAACTAGATGAAGAAAGAGCTGAGAAAGAATATCAACGTCAAGAAATTAGTAAAGATAAAGACAGACAAGTTAAACTAGAAGATGCTAGAATAGAAGCTTTAGGTAGAGCTTTAGATGAAGATGCTACTGGAAGAACAACAGATGCTATAAATAAGGAAGCAGATAGAGCACAACGTCAGTTAAAAATGGATAGTGATATAGATGTTAACATTCAGAATATAAAATTAAAGGAAAAGAAAATAACAGAGGACTCTAAGTTAAGAGTAGAACAACTTAAATTAAAAGCTGAAGAGCTAAAACTAAAAAGAGAGAGAATGCAAGCTGACAAGTATATAGCTACTATAAATAAAAATTAATTTTATTTAAAAATAAAATTTTTATTTACGCTTTTTACCAGTATTATAATTTTTAACTCTTTTGGAAAATTAGAAACCAATAAATAAATTTGCAATGGAAAATAACAAACGAGAGATTAATTTTGATCCAAGTGAAAACTCTTTTTCAGGAGTACAAGATTTAAACAGTATTTTTACAGAAGATGAACCTGTGAAGCAACCTGAGAAATTAGAAGATATTTTTGAAAAGACAGAGGAAAAAGAACAACCTTCAGAAGTTAAGGAAGAAAGCTCTGATGAAATTGATGTAACTACTTTTTTAACAGAAGATAAAGTTGAAGAAGAGGAGCCTGAAGCTATAGAAGTTCTCAAAGAAGAATCTAACCCTTACAGAGATTTAGCTAAAGATTTTTTTGGAGACACTTTTGATACTATTATAGTAGAAGAGGATGGAGAAGAAGTTGAGAAGTCTTTAGAAGATTTAGATCTAGATAAAGATTCCTTCCTTGATTTAGTAAAAAGCCATATTGAAGAAATTAAAGCAGAAGCAAACGCTGATAAAATAGACGTAAAAGATACTTCTGATTTAATAAAGAAGATAATAGACATAGACAAGAACGGAGGTAACGTTACTGAAGCTTTAAATGTACAAAAAGAATATCAAGATCCTTTTAATTCTTTAGACTTAACTGATGAAGATGATCAGAAAAGAGCTATTATACTTGGAGAAAGATTAGCAGGAACATCAGACGAAAAGATAGCTAAGAAGCTAAAGTTTTATGAGTTTGAAGGTATTTTGAGTGAAGAAGCCTTTGCTATTAAAGAACAAGCTGATATAATAGCTGAGGAAAGATTAGAACAAATAAAACAAGATTCTATACAACAAAGAGAGTATGAGAAACAAGCTCTTAAAAAGTATAGAGGAGATTTATCTAGTTCTTTAGATTCTTTTGAATTGAAACCTTCTTTCAAAAAGAAACTTTTAGATATATCTAGTAGAAAAAATGAAGAAGGTAGATTTGAGTTAGATGATTTATATAGTAAAATGAGATCTAATCCTACCGAATCTGCTGAATTAATAATGTTTTTAGCTAATAAAGAAGAGTATTTAAAGCAAAAAATGTCTACTGAAATCACTAAAAAACAAGTAGATACTCAAAAAAAGCTAAGACTTACTAAAAGAGGAAGAGCAGATAATAAAATTAAAGCATCATCATCTAAAGATGAATTTTTAGATATGGATGATTTACCAAGATAAAAATAAATAATAAACAAATAGTAAAGATGACAAACAATAAATTTGACATTTTTGAAAGCATCAATGGTGACTCGGTTATTGGGTTTACTAGTGCAAAGGCTTTGAAGAATGTTACACATGCAGATTCTGCAACAGTAGGTTCATGGTTAATGGACGATGAAAACTCTCACCGTAAGCATCTAGGCTTGATTGAATTATTCTCTCAAACTCACGGTGTAAATTTACCTTTCATGAAAGATTTGTTCAAAAACAATCAAGTAATGGAATTAGAAGGTGGACAAAGCATTACTTATGATTTACCTGTACAACGTACTATTAAGTGTGTAACTGCTGTAGATACTAGCGCACTTTATGAGACACCTGGAATTGACGGAGGTATTTTCGAAATCGTTTTAGATACTATGTATTCTAACGGTGATGTACTTTCTAATGATCCTCAATATGGAGATCAAATTATTGTCTCAGAAGGACACGAGGTTGTAAGAGAAGGAGAAAACTATAGACACTTTGTAAAGTTAGTAAGTAATGACAGAGCAGAATGGTTTGACGCAGATAACCTTAAAGCAGGTATTGAATACTGTAAAGTAGGTCACGTAATGGGTGAGTATTCTACTCAATATTCTAAGATCAATATGATGAACCTTCCAGTAGGAACAATTACGAATGAGTTCATCTTAGGCAATAAAAGAGGGGTAGAAACTGCTTACACAGAAGCTGCTGCAAGAATGACTTCGAATGTACTTAATCAAGCTTCAGTATCTATGGATTCTCTTAACGCACAGTTAGAATCTATGGGAGGAAGTAAAGAAAAAGGAATGTTCTACATTGCTCCTAAAGCTAGTAATGGAAAAGTATCTAAGAAAGGAATGATGGTAGGTAATACTTTAGAGTATTTAGCTATGATGGAGCTTTCTAAGATTGAAGCCCACCAATTATTATTTCAGAAAGCAGGTGTTGTTAATGATGTTAACGGACATAAAGTATTAAATGAAGGTGTTTGGCATCAAATCAGAAGAGGTAAGGTTATTAAGTATCCTAAACCAGGTGCAATGACTAAGCAACATATTCAAGAAGCAGCTTCTTACATCTTCAAAGGAAGAGGTGATCTACATCCTTCGAAAAGAAAGATTAAATTTAAGGCAGGTTGGTATGCTTACCAAAATATTTTAGAAATATTCAGAGTAGAAATTGCTAATCAATTAAGTTCTTTAGCACCTTATTTAGGAACAGATTCTAGAATCCCTTCTCCTATTTCAGGTAAATTAGATGCTTTGAAAATGGATCCAGTTATTTTCAAAGAAGTTCACTTACCAGGTATCGGAATGGTTGAAATTGAGTGGGACCCTAGTTTGGATTACATGCCTAACACTGACAGATTCTCTAGAGGAAACTTTGGTGAAGGATATGCTCATACATCTTACTCAATGGTTATTTGGGATTTAACAGATTCTGAATACTCAAATGCTTCTGAAAAAGTAAAAGGAGCAAAAGTAATTGAAGGAGGAAACAAAAGAGCTAATATGTACTATGTTAAGCCTGAAGGTTCTCATATTACTTATGGATACGAGCAAGGTCGTATGGCAAATGGTGCTAACTACCAAGATGTTCAATCAAGTTTGAAAACTGCATCTAGAACTTTCTGGTGTAATTCTCAATCAGCTGCTTTAGTACTAGATACCACTAGATATTTAGTAATTGAATTACAGCGATAATATAATATAAAATATTTAACGGATTCTAAACAAAGGGTCCGTTAAATATTCCTTTACTTATTTTAGTTTTGGACGGTACTTTTGTATATTTGAAGACCAAAGAAAACCAACAAAATGAAAAGTGAATTAATTATAGAAATAGATGGTTTTAAATTAAAAACTAATTCTATTTATAAAGTAGTAAACAAACCTGATGCAGACGCTCCTTCTGGACTCAAAGCGTTAGGAACTACAAAAATACCTTCAGATGGTGTACAAGATGTAGCAGGATGTCGCTACGATGTTAAAAAGAATAAATGGGACCACGGTTTTAACACAAATTGCCCCTGTTATAGTGGTAAAGAACCTAGAGAAGCCCAGGCATTAGTTGATATATTGAATGAAAAAATAGCTCAACCATATGCTAATACTTATGTTAACTCAGATCAATTAATAGTTACAAACTCCGCAGATGAGTTTTGGGAAAACTATAGTTATAACCTGGAAGACGGTAAAATTTTTAAAACATCTGATGTAAAAGATTTATTTGACCTTTACATTGCTTTAAGAAGTTATTCATTAACTCCTTCAAATAAAAAAGGATCTCCTAAGTATAGAAATTCTGCATATATGATTGTTGATAACAACTTAGCTGTAGAACATAAGAAATCTCAAAATACTCTGAAAATAGATGCTATAACTGAGTTTGGTATCTTATTAAAAACAGACAAAACAAAATTACTCCATGTTTTATATTACATGGGTCATACATTCCAAGAAGACGCTTCGGATATTGATTTGAAGAACATTTTCGCAACACTTACAGATTCTCCTGAAAATGTAGAATACTTTATGAAGGTTGTAGAGCAGTCAGATAAGGAAGGAGGGGAAGAAAGACTTTATTTGTATAGAAAGCTAATGGATAGCTATAAGAGAGATACAGGAGTTAAGAAATTACCAAATGGATCTTTTGTTTATAAAGACACTGAAATTGGAGCAGAACTTAAAACAGCAGCTCAAAGGATAAGTATAGAAGAAGACTTCAGTTCAATCAAAAAAGAAATTTTATTAGGAAGTGACGATTAATCAAGCTTATATAACTTTTTTACAGTTAGCTAATAGGAATCTAACAAATGATAATATAAGTGTAGATAAACCTAGATTTGTATTACTTTTTAATAGAATACAAAATGCTTTTGTAGAATGGTTGTTAGAAAAGTCTAATCAAGATGATGTAAGAGACATACAGAAGTTATTGGTTTTAGATAAAACGCTTATCAAGAATAGAACAGTAGATAACCATGTAGACTTTAAATTACCAGAAGATTATTTTAATTTTTCAAATCTTAAAATATATGCTTCTAAAGATAATTGCAAAGACATAAAGATATCTTCTTTTGAAATAAAGAATCAAGATGTAGAAGAGCTTTTATCTGATGAGTTTAATAAACCTTCTTTTGAATTTAGAGAAACTTTTTACACTGTATCTAGCGATAATATTTCAATATACCTTGATGATTTTACTATAGACAAATCTAAACTATCTTATTACAGGTATCCTCAGCAAATAAATATGTCAGGTTATATAGACATAGAAGGTAATGCATCTGTAGACATTGACCCAGAATTTGATGATAAAGTAGTTAATAAAATATTACTAGCTTGTAGTAAAGATTATGCAAGTAATAATAGCGATAGTGCAAAATATCAATTAGATAAAGATAGACTTTTTAACGAGTTATAATTAAAAAATAAATAATAAAATAAACAACAAATGATTCATAGACCTTATGACAGAGCCTTCGTTATTATCGGAGGAGCAGTTAAGCAAACAGGAGGATCTCTTAATTTAGCAAAGGGACAGTTGGCTTTAACTAACCTAAAGGAGACGAGTAAAGACGGTAGTAAAGTTATCAGCTCTTTATTAGGTTTTCCAAAAGATTCAAAATCTTTAACTTTAAGAGCAGGTATTGATGCTAAAAAACCTAACAGAACTTATAGTAATAAAGCACAGGAAACTGAACTTTTCTCTTTAGATGAAGTAGTTTCTTTAACAGTTTCAGCTCCAGAAAAGAAAGAATTAACAAATGACGAAGTAATTTTAGGTTACAACGGAATTGATGATATTACTTCTTTTGATTTACAAACAGGAGATATTTACAAAGCTGTTTCTATTGAACTTGAAGGAGATGTTATTTCATACTTAGGTGGAGGTAAATCTGTAGAAAGAATTACTCAACATTTTGAAGTTCCAGATTGTAATACAATTGATAATTGTGTAGCATGTGATAACTGTGCTGACATTGATTGTAAAGAATGGACTATAAATGTAATAGAATCTTTAAAAAGACATCAGCTTACAGGCGGTAGAGAATTAAAAGATTTAGTAGACATTACTCCTATTTTCGAATGTGATACAGCAGCTGTATTGACAGAGATACCTTATGACTGGTCTTGTTTAGAATTATGCGACACAGGAGATGCAGAGGCTTTAGCTTTAGTACAAGCGCAATACCCTGCTTTAGACGTAAAGAGAGTTGAAAGAAATGGAGTTATTTCTAAGTATCAAGTATTAGCCCCTCAAGCAGATGGTTTACCAGCTGATTTTACTCAAAGTATTGCTTCTTTATTAAAAGGATGTGAGGCTTGTCCAACAGGGTATACTGAAGTACCAGGAGGTATTATCTATGCTATTTCTTTAGAAGATGATGGAGCTGATTCAACAGCTACTATTCAAGCTTTACCAGGAGCAGTAGCAGGAACCGCTAAAAAAGCAGAAGGGCAAGATGCAGGTTTAAGTTTCTATACTGTTGTTTTAGACAATGAGTTGACAGAAGCTGAGGTAGTTACATTTGTAACCGCTAATCCAACAAGTACTGTTGAAAAAATTGGTGAAGCAGATTCTATTTGTAGTAATGCTACTGTAACTACTGAATCATGGGTTAATTGTGGAACATGTAACGTAATCGAAGAGTCTTACGAATTAACTTTACCAGATACAGAATGTGGTAATGATCGTCTTGCAGAAGTTCAAGCAGCATTCCCTGAATTAACAGTAGCTTTAGAAGGTACTACAGGAGGATGTCAGACTAGATATATTGCAACAGTTATTTCAGATATTGTTTGTGATGAATGTGATGATATTTTCAAAGCACTGTTTAAGACAGAAGCTCCTGAATCTTATGAAGGACGTCAGTGGAAATTTTCAGCAGTAAATGCTACAAACTCTCCATCTGGAAATTGTAAGTGTGGAATTAGATTTAAAGCTAAGCCTTTTACTTTAACAGCAGGAGAATGTTTCAGAGATGATATTAATTTTACTGAGGATTCAGTTAGAATTAGAGTTTCTGGAGGGTATCCAACTGAGATTAGAGAAGGTATTGGTAGAACAAGTAAAGATATTTTCCACATGGAATATGTAACACGTTACTCTCCAAGAACTCACGTAGGTGGACGTATCCAACATTTTGAAGAAAATGATAGATTACACTTTAGAGGAGAAACGGGACACGGAGGAGCATTAAAACGTTTATTGAGAGGTACTGAGTCTAGTATTGATCAAAACAAACAATATGTCGATTATGCTTTAACAATTAGACCTACTAACTATGCTCAGTCTAATTCTTTACAACACAGTAATACAACTACTTATCATTTTTATGTGGAAGTAGGTAGGCATGCAGATGTAGAAGCTTTATTAAATAAAGTTGCCGCGTCAGCAGGTGTTAGCGGAGTTCAAGCTTTCGGAGCTTAATTAGATTTTAATAACCTTTAAATAAATAGGGGAGGTGCTAAACGCTCTCCCCTTTATTTTTTATGAGTGATAGATACGAAAAAAGTAATAATGCACTTCTTAAATGTATAAAGAAAAATACAGCTAATAGTGGCGAGGTAAATATAGATACTTCTTCTTTAGCAACAGAAGCAACGTTACAACAAGTACTTACAGTACTAACTAATATTGAATTAAATACAGATGATTTAAAAACTGATTTTCAATCAGTAATAAATATTCTTACTGATATAGAGTTAGATACTACTGCTATTGAAACAGCTTTAGGTACAGTAATTACAGAAATACAAAATGGTAATACTGCTAACGCTACTAATCTTACTAATTTATTAGCTAGCTCTAATAATATATTAGGAGCTGTTACTACTAGTAATACTATATTAGGTAATTTAATTACAGCTGTACAAACTGCGGATACTAATAATGTAGATGCTATAAATGATTTACAATTAGAATTAAGCCTTTTATTAAATGAAATTGCAGTATCTACTGATTCAATAGATATGAATACTGCAAACCTTGAAACAAGTCAATTAGATATTCAAGACGCAATTAATAATAACACAACTTTAACGGTATCTGAATTACAAGATATTGAAGTATTATTAACTACTATTTCTGGAGATTTAGTAGATATTGAAGTTATACTTACAGCTCAACAAACAGTTTTAGGTAATATATTAACAGCTATTCAGACAGCAGATGTTAATAATACTAATTCTTTATCCGCTTTACAAACAGCTTTACTTGCTGACATACAAGACTTATTAACTCAGTTAATAGCCATAAACGCAAATACAGATAGTCTTGAAGCAGGGCAAACAGTTATTGAAACAGCAATAAATAATAATACTACTCTTACAGTTACAGAATTACAAGATATTGAAGCAGCTGTTAATAATTCTATAACAGAATTACAATCAATAAATACAACGTTAACAGCTCAACAAACTTTGTTAGGTAATGTAATTACAGAAATACAAGGAGTTACAACTGCAATAGTAGATTTACAAACTGCTATGCAAACTGATTTAGCAACAGTAATTACTTTACTAACTTCAGTAGACAGTAACACAGATGGTTTAGAAGCAGGACAAGTTACGATAACTAATGCTATAAATAATGGTACTACTCTTACTGTTACTGAACTTCAAGATATTGAAACAATTCTTGGAAACTCATTAACTCAACAAACTGCTACTGTAACAGAATTAACAACTGCCAACACTACTTTAACTAGTATTTTAGCAGCACTTACAGGTACTCAAAACTTAGAAAAAACAGAAGAAAGAGCTACTGGTACAAATACTTACACAGCTCCTTTTAGAAGCCTTACAATTACTGCTATCAGTAGCGATGTAGTTGTAGATGGAGTAGCTTACCCAGAAGGATTTACTGCAACAAGAGGTTCTAATGAAAAAGAAGTTCATACGCAAAACGTCACAGTTACAGGTACAGATTATATCATTACATTAATTAAAAACATATAATTAAATGTTAACAGGACACGGTTTTAATAGAATACCTACTTGGGCAGAAACTCTTTTAAAAGGAGATGTTTCAGGAGGAACAAGTCCTAAATTATCAGATGGTGATAGATTAGAAGCTGTTAATGGTTTATCGTATTACGATCCAAGATACACAAACACAGATGGTGTTGGTAGATTGCATGCTGACGAAATCCTTTATATAAGCACGAATTTTCGTAAAAAAATAATAATAGGTCATGATACTAATTCAGGCGCAGCTGATATACCACCTACTTGGCAAAGTGGGATATCCACATATAGTCAAGTTCAAATAAACAACGTTAATTTTAGAGGTCAATTTTCAATAGGTACAGGTATTCAAACAAGTTCAAATATAATAGGGATAGGTAGTGAATATATTGAAATTCGTTGGGGAAATTTTTGGTTGCAAAATAATGACACCACCAACGGAGGTCAAACTATTCTATCAAGGAGTTCAAAATTTAATATAGCAGACATTAGAGGCGAGTCAATTTTGACTGCTAGATCAATATCAACGACGAGAGAAAGAATATTAGAAGTACCAATAACATTAGAAAGTACTTCAGATAATTCAAGTACAGCACAAACAATAAGCAGATTTATTTTAAATCATAATTACTGGAATAAATCAATTGGAGATTCAACAGGAGCTGCAATAAGCTCTCCTTTTCAAATTGTAAGCACAAGGTTTGAAGACCCAAATAATTTAGGAAATTACAAAGGTCGAACAGACATATCTTATGCTGGAAACATTGCTTTGAAAATATTCGAAAATAGTGATATTCAAACAGAAAAACTTGGAGTGGGTATTACACCTTCAGTTTATCAATTGGATGTAATTGGCAATTCAAGGTTTGATAGTCAAGTTTTATCAACAACTACTGATTCAATATATTTCGGAAAAACAATAGATGGTCACACAATAAACGAAACTGCTATAGGACATAGAGCTGGTAATTTAAACACTGGTAATAATTGTGTTTTCATAGGTAAAGATGCTGGTCAAAATAACACTAGAGGAGAATCAACTTCTATAGGTACTTTAAGTGGAAAAAACAATATAGGTTCTAGCATAACCTCTATTGGTTATAACTCTGGTAACGGAAATTCAGGTGATCTAGTAACTGCAATAGGGTACGCTTCTGGTTTAAATAATACAGGTCGTGACTGCGTGTTTGTAGGTCACGGAGCAGGAGTTAATAACTCAAATATCGCTGTCACAGCTATTGGAAAAGGAGCAGGTAATGGAAATTCTGGTTCTAATGTTGCCTTATTTGGATTTGAAACTGGAAGAAATAACTCTGGTGTGTCTGTTGACGGTTTTGGTTATAGAAGTTGTTCTAATAATACAGGAGAAAGAGCTTCTGGCTTTGGATATTCTACATTACAAGATAATCAAGGAGATAATATATTAGCAGCAGGATTTAATGCTGGTAATACAAATATAGGAGATCAATGTGTGTTTTTAGGTACGGAAAATGGTAAGGACAACTCTGGTTCAAACGTTGTTTCTATAGGACATCAAGGTGGTATTTTTAACGCAAAAAGTAACGCTTTTATAGTGTCAAACCTAACTTTACCAGAATATGCTGATAGAACTACTGCATTAGCAGATTTAACATTAGCAAATGGATGTGTAGTTTCCAATACCTATTTATATTATAATCAATCAAATGGAGTAATAGAAAGCGTTAGATTTTAAAATAAATATTTAAACTAAAAGATATGAAAGTTATACACATTAATAAAGACGTTGTCGTTTCACCAGCTAAACCACTGTTGAAAATGAACATAATGATACATGCATATAAGATTTTTGATGCAGGATTACAAATGAACTTCGTAACATTAGATGCATACACATTTGAAGAAATAGAAGATGGAACTATAAATTCTAAAAGAAAGATACCTACTCTTACTCCAATGACAAAATCTATATCGAGAGAAGAATTGAACTCTTTATATTCCACAATAGAACTACCGCAAGATTTTGAAGGAGATTTTATAGAAATTGAAGAATATAAATTTTTAGAACTTGTAAAAAAAGCAATTCTAGAAGATGAAGGTGGAGCTTTATTCGGTGTTGAAAAAACTGATTTATTAATAAAAGAACATCCATTACCTATTTAATAAAAAATAAATAACAAATAAATAAAACCAAAAATGACAGTAAAATTAGACGAAAAGATTTTAGACCTTGAAGGAAAACCAATGTTTAAAGACGAAACTAAGGAATTGGTGACTTTTAAAGACATAGTTAGTGTATCAGTAGCTAATTTTAAGACTAAAGAAGACAGTAAAGAAACAAGTCTTTCAAAAGGACAGCTTTCAGTAAAACTAGCTGTAAGTAAAGAAGAAATAGAACTAACTTCTGAAGAACAAGTAATTATTAAAGATTGTGTTCATGGCATGGGCTATAGTAATTTAATATATTTTAGAATTGTAGAAATATTAGAAAAATAATAAAATAAATGAGTTTAACAGGACATTCATATAATAGAAAAGATACACTTGCTAATACAACAAATAGTGGTGATGTACCTGCTACAGGAGGTTCTGGAAACAACAGTGCTGTATTAATTGTAAAACCAGATGGTTCTGGGTACGAAACTAAATTTGGTTTAACTGGAATAACAGCAATACCACCTATTGGTTTACCTTTTGCTTTCCCTAATATTGATTTCGGACCTAGTTTAGGAGATAGAGTACCCAATACACCTATTATATATAGTATTATTGATAATGGGGTACAAAATACTGTAACGTTTGTAAACTCTGTTAGTACATTATTTCTTATAAAAAATGGTATAAGAAGTACTGTAACAAGTTATGTTGCTAATTTAGGTGAAATTGTTATAGTATATGAAGATATAAATGGAGATATTGTATTACAACCTATTGATACTAATAAAAACACTGGATGGTGGAATATAACAGATACAACTTTTATACCAACTAATCCACAAACAATACCTGCAAACACAAGAACTAAATTAATAATTAATTCTGACAATGTTATTGAAACATATTCACCAAATGGATTACCCGTTAGTGATATATATGACGATATAACTAACAAAATAACACCTTTATTAAACGGTGATTCATATATTTTTAGATTGTCTTTAACTGCAAATCCTACATTAAACAATAGAAATTTTACAATAGATTTAGATATTGGTGGTACACAAGGTATTGTATTTCAACGTTCGACTAGATTAGCAAGAGGTGCAGGAAACGACACACAAATAAGTGTAACTAACTCGATATTTACTTTAAATACATTTGTAGCAAACGGAGGTGAATTGTATATAACTTGTGATGGTGAAGTAGATTTAACAGATATTAGTTTATTCATACAAAAAATAACTTCCGCATGATAAATATATATAAAAGTCCACAAAGTCAAATACTTTATATAGAAACTGTAACAGAAGGTCACGCAGAAGATTTTCAATATACCAGAGATACTGTTGACACTGATAAATTTACAATTGATAGAAAAAATACTAATATTATTGAAGTCAATAAAGCGTTGTATTCTACTTTTACAGGTAAAGATGTAAATGGTAATATTATAACATTTGCAGATGCTGATGAGTTTGAAACTTACTTAATAGCACAACTACAAATCGACCCAATTGGAGGTAATATTGCTTATGTAAATGCTACACACACTTATAAAGCATTTTCAAATTCACAAACTAATATAAACAATTCTACTAATTATGAACCTGCGCTATATAAAGCAGCTGTAGCAGGTACCTACGATATCTCTGTTTTTAGTCCAGTTGCAAATGGAGTACAGTTACTCAAAGATTTAGAAGACCTTACTATAATTGCTAGTATATTTGTAATAGATAATGTAGGACAAAGAACAAGTTTAGGGGTTTCAATAACTATTGACGGAGTTGTTTCTACAATTGAAGATACAGGTTATATAAGAAGAATATCAGGTTCAAATGAAGATTTACATCAAGTAATAGAAACATTTCCTAGTTTATCAGCAGGAACAGTAATAACAGTAAGTAAACGTAGACAAGGAGTAGCATCTACTAACGCTAATGGTATAGAAGATAAAGGTATACTTTCTATACAAGGAGTTGAACCAGATCAAGGAACAGTAATAACAGGACTACCTGCTCCAGTAATAACATCAATAAGTTTAGCATAAATGAATATAACATTAAATCATAACGTAACAGTTGATATTAAAATAGAAGGAGGTTATATGACAAATGCATCTACTGTAACTATAGTAGGTCAAATGGCAGGTAACCCTAATTTAACTGTAAATAATATTTATGAAATAGATGACGACTATTTATTATGTAATATTACAACAAACGCTATTGATGGTTTGTATGATGTGATTGTTACAAATGAAACAGGAACTACTACTTTTACAGGAGGTATTGAAGTAGAACTTTCAGTGTGGGAAGATTTAAGGTTAGGAGGAACAACTTTAACTGTTGGTACAGATGTTAGAATGCAAAGTGCTTTAACAATGCAACGAGACACATCAGGAATATCATTTACTGGAGCTAATCCTTGGGAAAGTTGGGTAAAAATGGAAAAGTACCAATTTAGCAGAGCCAGTAACAGTACTTTACAATGGATTTTTACAGGACCTACTACTAATATGATGATAGGTATAGGTTCTACAGCAACAAATGAAGCTAGTACATTGCAGTTTTCTCAAGCTGAAAATGAAGCTTACTTTAACTCAGCTACTTCTTTTTGGGGGTTATATGGTAACAACGGAACTATTGGTACTGCTGGAAATCAAAATCAAACTACAGGAATTACAAATGGAGCAGTATATAAAATAAAATTTACAAATAGCGGTTCAGTTGGAGGAGAGTTTACACTTTACCAGTTACCAAGTGCTAATCAAGGTGATTGGGATGATGAAAGTAATATTATAGTATCTATGACTATTGGAGGAACTCTAAACCCTGATGAACCTACCTTAATGCCTTTTATTATTCCTAGAAGTGCTTCTACTCAACGTTTTATAGCTTTAAAAATTGAATAATGAACAGATCAGAAAAATATATAGATAATCTATTAGACTCAGGAGATTTAGATCAATTAGAAGTAGTCAGTAATGGAGTACATTACTTAAAAACACTTGTTACTAAAGGAGCACAAACTAAAGATATAACTTCAATAAATTATAAAACAGAATTAAAATCTGGTATAAGATTAAATCCTGTTTTCGACTTTAGTAATGATGGGTTATTAGAACAAACAATTTATTACTTTGAAGATAAACCTGTTCTTAAAGCTAGTGAGTTTTATACTTATAATCAAAAAGATCTAGAAAACGATCAAATGATGTTAAGTAAAAAAGGAATTCATAGCAGAAATAAACTATGGGAGTACTACTTTGAAGATGGTACTTTAGATACTTCAGATACAGACGCTGGAAGAACAGGTGAAGATAGACTAACATCTAAAGAAAAACCTAAAGTATATGAAACAGTTATACAAGGTTTAAAAGTAGGTAATAAAAGAAGAGAAGTAATACAAATGGCTTTGTCAGAAAGAGCAGGTATATGTATGATTCTTTTAGGTATATTTCCGTCAGCTAAAGAAGTTCAAGAAGAAATGAGGTTACTATCAGCTAAATATTCTGCAGGGTTTCAAGAATATCAAAAATACGGTACAGAAGGTATTATAGATAGTATATTAAATGATAATACATTTTCATGGATGAATACAATGTTTCCTACTAATGTACAATTAGATCAAATGGAACAAGCTCAAATGATTAGTACAACTCAAAAAACTGTTATATTATCTATGATAGATTTATATGAGTTACAAGATATACAAGGAATGACTATTAGAAACTATATGATTGAAAAATTAAAAGGAAATATTAACTAAATTAAAACATAAAAATAAAAATTAATGCAAAATATAATTTTAAGTTTAAAGACCCACTGTTTATCTATATTAACCGTTTTTTTAACTTTTATATCTCCTATATATGGGTTATTTTTAATAGTAGGGATTGCTGTGATCTTAGACACAACCTTTGGTATATATAAAACATTAAAATTAGAGGGGTATAAAGGAATAGAAAGTAATAAACTATTCAACATAGCTGTTAAAACATTTTTTTATATGGGGTCAATGTTGTTAGGGTACGTTGTGAGCATATATATAACAGAAGGGATTTTATTCGGAATTGATTTTTTTGTTCCAAAATTTCTTTGTGTGTTGTGGACATCCATAGAATGTAAAAGCATGGATGAGACAAATATTAAACTTGGAAACAAGTCAATAATAGAGCATATAAAAAAAATGATTAAAGGGTTTAAAAACTTTAAAAAAGACATAAACGAAATTAAATCTTAAAGTAAATAAAAATGAAACAAGTAACACAATATTTATATGGAAACGAGGCTAACAGACCTCCTAAAGCACGACCTGGAACTGTTTATTTCAGTGAAGATACAGGACTGATGTTTATTTACGGAGCCACTGGTACTCCTACTGAAAGAGGCGATCAAAACACTAATTTAAATATTATAGATAACCTTACTACAGGAGGGGTAGGTGTCAGTTTATCTGCCGAGCAAGGGGTAGTTTTAAAAAATCTATTCGATTCAATAAATATAAATTCAAAATTAGAAGATTCTGATATTAATACACTTTCTAAAATAAATAGTATTTTAACAGATGCTACTTTATTAGATAAATCACAAACAAATTTATCAGGATTAGGTTTTGTTATTGATGAAGATAATATGAGTTCTAATTCAGATAGTAAGTTACCTACGCAACAATCTGTAAAAGCATATGTAGATAGTATTATAGCAGGGTTAACTGCACTAGAGTCAGAAGATATAGATACTTTTGTAGAAATAAATACAATATTAGGAGACGCTACTTTAATTAGAGCTGAAGATGCAGACACTAGCTCTTTTCAATTTGTAGTAGATGAAGATGATTTTAGCAGTAATTCTTCAAGTAAAGTTCCTACACAACAAAGTGTTAAAGCTTATGTTGACAATATAAGTCTTTATAAAGGATTAATACCGTCTGGAAATTATGACTTCACAGTATTTCCACCATCAGTAACAGGTAATGTTTACATAGATTCAGCACCAACTGATATAAAAGCAGGTACTCAATTTATTGCAGAAGGAGATGGTTCTTTTACTTTAGATCCTAGTGCAAATCCTTTTTTAGTTTACGAATTTACAAAAGGTGATTTAATTACAGTCATAGAAGATGCTGCGAATTGGTCAGTAACTAAGTTGAATATAAACGAAAATAATAAGGTAAAAGAAGTAAATTCTTTTACTGCTAATGTTAATATTATTCCCCTTTCAAGTGACGTTGCAAGAAAATTTATTACAGTATCTAATTCTAGTCAAAATGGGTTTGGTATATCTACTTATAAATTTCATTTATCTGATGACCCAAATACAGTAGGGACTCTTCAAGGCACAGTTATTCAATTAGAACAAGGTATTGCAAAAGATTTTTATTTAGTTGGTCCTAGTACAGCAGGTCTACCTAATGATGGTGACATAGAGAACAACGGTACAGTTTTTGGAGTACATTTTACAGCTACTTGGAATGGTGGAACAGATATAACTTACACTGAAATTGAAGTTGTAAGGCATCACCCAGGTCCAGGAGATTATGAAACAAGAACTTATAATAGCGTCGTTGCTAATCAAACAGTTGCTTTAAATTTTTTAGAGAAAAATTATGAGTTACTTTTCGATGGTATTTCTTTTACTGCAATACAATCAGACAATTTACGAATATCAAAATTAGAATGTTATTCAATTTACGCAGAAGAATTTATAGCAGGATCAACAAATAATGGGGGTGGAGGAATTGGACAAAACTTTTTAGAAGTTACTACGTTCACTGTACCTGAAGATGGAAATTACGATTTAGTTCATACAGTTTCTTCTAATAACTCTGGAAGTAATGCATTCACTATTTCAACAGGTCAACCAACAGCACCAAATACAGCAACAGGAATTATATACAGTTCTGCTGGAGACAGAGTTACTTCAGCTAATCCAAGCAAGACATATACAACAGCTTTAATTTCTGGTACAACTTATTATCTTTCTGTATGGTCAGGTGGTGGAAGTAATGCAGATGAACATACTGTTTTTGTCTCATCTTCTTTAGGAGAAATAAAAGTATTTACTAATGAAGATGGGACAAAATATGCATTCGATTCATTAAACAATGAAATAGATATTATAGGAGGTATACCAACAACATGGTTACCATGTTCAGATGACCAAGGAACAGTAGTAAGTGCAACTGAAGCATTAATTACAACTAATGGAGTTAATATTGCAATAGGGGATAAGTATATTTTATTTTCAGATGGAACTACATATACACATCAAGAAATAAATGACCCATGTGCAATTAATGAATATATTCACAATATAAAAGATTTTCATTTAGCAATAGCTCATGAAGGAGATGGAGGCACATCCATGAATATTACTTTTAATGGTGTACCTGTTACTTACAATAATCTATTAAATGCTACAGACAGTGGTACAGGTCAAGTTAATTTCAGTAGTGGCACAAATGGTAATTTTAATAGACGTGCTACTACAGTACAATCTCTAAGAAAAGTGGGAGATTACTTTGAAATTACAAAGCCAGCAACACCTCAATTTGATAGTGAATGGATTGAAATCACAACAACGCCTGAGACTTCTCAACCAGAAGTGTTTAGTAATTTATATCGTCTACAATTCACTGATTCAGAATTTAATCTTAGAGATAAAGATAATCAGTTAGTAAATTCATCAACACCTGAAAATGGAATTTATAGGATTACTCGAACTCTTAGTGGGATTGAAACACAAAAAAACGGAGTCGTAGTGTATGAATCACCAGTAGTTTGTAATGACTATAGTAGTACATTTATATCAAAGACATTACATTTTGGTAGAATGTCTAATAATGGAAGTACAACTAGTGCATTAGACATTACAACTTCTCCAGTAGCAAGGACATTTGTTGATTACGTTGGAGAAGGTATTACTGCTGATCCAGCAACTGCTACTTATACGATAGTAAATGACGGAGCTTATGATTTTAGTTATTTTCAATCTTATGAAGATAGAAATGATGATTTAGCTTTTGAGCTATGGATTGATGGTTCGTCAGTAGAGAGATTGGTAATGCAAGTTCAATCAGGAGGGCTTAATTTTCAAGGGGATTTTGCTAGAGTAAATTTAACTTCAGGACAAACCGCACAAATCAGAGTTTTAAGCATAAATGGAACTGCTGAAAACATAGGAGACCAAAACAGAAATGGGATTGTAGAATATTTCGATGTTAGACAATCTCCAAGTTCAACAATAATAAATGCTAATGATATATTAGTAAACGATCAATCTGTTTCTGGTTATATGGATATAGGTAATATGCGTATGCAGTGGGGTATAGCTAACGGAGGGAGTGACACTCTAATTACATTACCAGCACCGTTTGCAAATACTGACTATTCAATTACAGCAAATGCCAAAAATACTAATCAGTCTATTAATATAACTATAGATGCAGGGATAACAACTACATCTTTTGTAGCTGACAGAAGAGTTAGTACAACAAGTACTATCGCAATAGGTGATTTTTCTTGGCAAGCAATAGGTTTAAAACCATAAATAAAATAACAGAGAGTTTGAAAGATAACTCTTTTATAAACTAAAATTATGAAAAAAGGTATAGTTATATCTGGAGGAGGAAGTAAAGGTGCATTTGCAGCAGGTGTATTAGAAGTTATAGAAAATGATTTTGATATATATGGTGGAAGCAGTACTGGTTCTTTATTAGTCGCTTTATTAGCAGCAGGTAAGGTAGATTTAGCTGTTAAACTATATACAGTATTATTAAAAGTAGAAAAAATTTATAAAGATAATCCTTATAATAAAGAAAATAAAATAAAGATATTAAGGGTAATTCGTAGATTTTTTTTTACAAATACTAATTCTTTGGGTAGTACTAGACCTTTATTAGATTTAATTAGAGAAAGTTATACAGAAAAAGATCACAGAAGAGTATTGAATAGAGGTAAAGAAATAATCGTAACTGTTACAGATATGAGCACCCCTCGATGTATCTATATATCTAATAAAAAATACGATTGGGAACAATTTACTGAGTACTTATGGATTAGTACATTAGCTTTTCCTATTACTGAGTATTTTGTAAAAGATGGTATTACCTATGCTGATGGTGGACACACTGTACCTATACCTTTAAAAGAAATGTCTCAAAGATGCGATGACTTAACAGCTATATTTTTAAATCCTAAAAAATTATATAAAAAGTTTAATCCTAAAAATATTTTATCAGGGTTTTTAGATACGTTTTTAATGAAAATGAGGTATGATACTATTCAACAAGTTGAAGCAATGCAAGAAGTAATTAATATTAAGAAAGCATGGAATATACCTTTTAAGTTAACTTCTTATTATCCTGAAGAATTTTTAACAGAAAATGAAATGAATTTTAATAAAGAAGAAATGATTAAATTTAAAGAATTAGGAAATAAAGCTAAACCATCATGAAAACAAACGTAAAATCATATACAGACGAAGAGTTATTAACTAAAGCTGCTCAATTAGATTCTTTTGAAGGTTTTCCAACTGACTACTGGATATTAGGAGTACAGTCTAATGAAGACTCTTATAATAAACCAGACGATAAATTTTATATATTTAAAGGTATTAAATTCATAATGGTTACTAGCGGTACTACTAACAGCGGTGCTTATGGAATCAAAAACTTTTTTAAATGGAATAGAAAAGGAGTTTTTGTAGCTAAAACAAACGAATGGTATCAAGACTTATGGGCTAATGGTAAACATAAAAGAAAAATGAAAGCCTTAGTACAAGTAAATGATATATTAGGTTATAGAGATGGAAATAAAAACGAAAAAATAGAAGAGATTGGAGAAGTTATAAAAGGTAAGTTTGGTATTAATTTTCATGGAATGTCTTACAAAACTAAGTCATTTATTAAATGGTTAATAGGAGGGTGGTCAGTAGGTTGTCAAGTTTGTAATATTGGAAAAGATTACTATAAAATATTAGATTTAGTAAAGAATCAAAAAAGAATTACTTACTGCTTATTGAAAGAGTTTTAATATTTTTAATATATTTTAATATTAAGTAAAATATATTTACTTTTACAAGAATAATGGCTAAGATAAGACTAGATTTTGATATAATTAATACAGGTAATCCTTATTATTTAAGTTTATACGATACTTCTAATTGGGGTGTTATAAAAGATAAAGTTGCTATTATAGAAATAGTAAGACCTGGAGAAGATAATCCTTTAATTTTTACTTTCGAAAAAAACAAATTAAATATTTTTAATTCTAATTTATTAGAGGAAGTTTGTTTAGAAGAAGGTTGTGATGTACCAGATTTAGTAATGTTATCAGATGGTTTATATTCTATCACACTAAAAGGATCTCCAGATAAGTTTTTTAAATGCAAGTTGTACCTAAAAACAGATAGTTTTGAGTTAGAGTTGTCTAAACTTTTTATAAAATATTTCTCAGACTGTAAAGCAGATATGAAAATATTAGAAAAGATAACAGAAATAAAGTATTTAATACAAGGAGCTAAATCAGCAGTAAGATTTTCCAACATTACGTTAGCTAATTCTTTGTGGGAAAAGGCAACAAATAAATTAGATGATTTAAAGGACTGTATAGAATCAAATTAATGAGTGTTCAAAGTATAATATCAAATAATAACTATTCCTTAGTTAATTTATTAGATGAGAGTATAATAAAAGATTCTTCTAAATTAATTAAAAAATTAAGATTTGAAATAGGGAAAGGTATAACTAAAGAAAAACAATTTAACACGTTGTTTTTAAGGCAGATTTTATGTGAAGGAGTTTGTGGTCTAAATAAAGAAGATTTCAGAAGTTTGATAGATAAAGTACAAGGAGAGAATATTTTAAACACAGAAGATTATTTATAATATGAGAAATTGTTCCGATAAAGTAACAACTATATGTTCCAAGAAAGTTAATGCTAAATGTGTTAAGTACACAGGTTTAATATCTGAAAAAAGTTCTTTACCTATAGATAGTTGTAATACAAGTTTTGAGTCTTTTGAAGATATATATACTCAATTAAATGAGTTATTTTCAAATTTGAATTTTGAAAATTTAGGAAACTTATGTTTACAGTATGAAGGTGAAAACACTAGTGAACATTTATCAAATATTTTACTAAAGTTTGAAGAGTCTATCTGTGAATTAAAAGAGATTGTATCTAAAAAAGGATTAGACTTATCTGCATTAGATACCAAATGTTTAAAAGATGCTTGTGACACATCTCCTACTGAATTATTAGATGTTTTACAACTATTAATAGACAGAAGTTGTGAAGACACTTCTACAAATGATATTTGTGAATGTTGTCCTAAGAATGTAATGTATTATGAGAATGAAGGGACACCTTCTTCTTTTGCAATAACTGATGCAGCTGTGGAATTTATATCAGATTTTGCAAGTATACAAGGTTTAAATCCTTTAGAATTTATAGCTACAGAACCAGGTAGATATAAAGTTAGATGGACAGGAGAATTAAAAGTTAACGATGCTAATATTTCTACAATTAATTTTAATTTTCCTTCCATAGTAACAATAAACTCTTATAAAGGGGTTGGGACACAAGTGAATAATTTTACAAACTCATCTTTAATAGAAAATGCAGGAAGTAGAAAGAATGTGATGCATACTTATAACATCTCTAGCAATTCTTACAGAAATATAGATGATTTCGGATTTGAGTTTACGTTTGAAGTTTTACTTGAACAAGGAGAGAGTGTCGCTGTTTGCGCCCAAGAAGGTAGTAATGTACACTATATAGGTAAGAACTTATTTTCAGTAGATAAGATTTGTAATCCAATAGTAACTTAATTTAAAATGAGAGATTGTAATCAAGAAAATATACCAGTAACAGATAACACCTCTGTTGAGTGTGAGGAGTTAATAAGTACTAAATGCCTGATACACGAAGATGCATTACCTTTATTAAGTTTACCAAGTGGTTCAACAGCTAAGGATGTAGTAAATAAAATAAATAGTATATTAACTACTTTTAGCTTAAGACAAGTTGTGAATTTAGAATTTGATAATGAAATAACTTTAACAGTGAACCACAATAGAGGTTACTACCCTATTATACAGTTTAAAACTTTACAAGACAACGAGTGGTCAGTATCTCACTCTTCTAAAAATTCATTTGTTGTAACTTTTATAGCAGGTTCGACAGATACTTTAATATATATTTAAAAATGAGTAATTATTCAGGATGTAATGATTGTAACAGTTGTAATAACTGTAATAAGTGTAATACTACTTGTGGCTGTAAAATACAATTATCAGCTAATTGTGTGAAATACGAAGGTGAAGATACCTTATGCACTAATATCAAAAAAGGAGATAGATTAGAAGCAATTTTACCTAAGCTAGACTTCGCTTTTTGTCAATTACAGGCTAGTGTCTCTAATACAAGTGCAGGTCAAGACGGAGCTGACGGAGCTGACGGAACCCTTCTAATGTTGATAATTTATTATTTACATATGATGATGATGTACAGATTTCTACTCCTTACCCTTATAGACCTAATATAATACTGAATAAGTTTTCAGACCCCTTAGCTCCAAAATGGCAAGGAGTTGATTTATTGCAAGTAACTGTAGACAGTAGTATAATCCCTGCTAACACTCTCGAAAATATAGGAGATTATATTAGGATTACTTATACTATCAGAACAGATATAACTGACGGACCTGTACCTAATGGTACTATATTACACGGTGCTTTTATAGGAAGTGAATCTATTTCTCGTGGAACTTCTACAACACCTTACGAATATGCACAACACACTATAGAAATGTCATACAAAGGTTTAAATTCTGTATTTGTAAGCTCTTCTAGTTATGCAATACAAAACGTAACAGGTAATAATATTGCTCCTACTAATGCATTAGTAAACCCCAATGTAACATTTAACCCAGGCGTTGATAATACTTTAGATTTTAGTGTAACTTACGCACTGTTCTCTCCCGAATTAGATGGAGAGGTGTATTTAGAAAATTTAAAAATAGAAAAACTTAGAATATAATGGCATTAGGAGATTTTAAAGTAGGAAACGGATTAAATAGAACAGAAACTACCAAAGTTATAGATTTAGCACAAGGAGGTTTATCTCCTTTAGTAGTAGAACCCGTACCTTTGGAAAATGGAGATATACCAGAGTTAGAATTATCTCAAGATTTTTTGGTTACTGTAAATCAAACTCCTATTGAAGGGCAGACTTTAACTTACATTAATAAAGTTAAAATGAAAGGAGCGGATATGAATTTTTTAGGTACTATTATACCAGAAAAGTTCTTATCGAATGACCTAGAAATAAAAGCTACATACACCAAAGGAGAATGGTTGGTTAAAGCTAATGTCGATAGTTTAGTGCCTGTTAATACAAAATTAGATACTAGCGTAAAAGAAGAATCAGTCTCTTCAAAAGATTCATCAAAAGAAACATTATTTTCAAGGATTTTAAAAACTAGTACTTTGCTAAGAACTGGAGATGAAATAGAAATAATACTGTTTGGTAACTTTAAACCAAATGGGAGTAATTCTACTTTAGACCTTGAAATTTACGATTCGGAAGGAAGGTCTAGTACTCTATTTTCTTTTGAAAACCCTATATTAATAGAGGGAAATTACATTATAAGGAGTATGATAGAGAAGAAAGAAAATAATGACTTTAAAATCACAAGTACTTTTATGTCTAATAATAACATAGTAAGGGTATATACAAATGATATAAACATTGATACTACAAAAAATGTTTCAATAGGTTTGGAGTTAGATCAAGATGGTACACCTTCTCCAGGAGATGTAACTGTTGAAAATTTTAAATTATTAAATATATAAAAGAGGTTTGTTGGTTTTTACTCTTTTACCCCCTACATCAAGGGGGTTTTTCGTGTAAAATAATATTTTATTTTTTATAGAAATTATCTTTAAAATATTATATTAGCAGTGTGTTAGAAGCAACTACTACATATAAAAACTACCCCTTAACTGGTACTCTTAAGTTTAGAGAGTCAGAAGGGTACTATATATTTTTAGCCTATGAACTCAGTGGAGCTCTAAATAAAAAGTTAAAAATAAGCACCAACCATGTTTTGACTTTCTTACAAGAAAAAGAAACAGAGTTAGCTAATAAAGAGGAGTATGAATTAGCACATATAATGAAAAACCTTAAAGAACAAATAATAAATAAATTAGATGATTACAAATAAAGATTTTGTATCCAGGGTGGTTAATAGTATAAAAGCTTTGACAAAAGATGGTAGAATTAGTAAACGTTATATACTAAATATAGGAAAAACTAAAGCTAAATTTTTTATAGCTCAGAAACTCGGCGATTTAAGTCTTAGTAGAGAAACTAGTTTAATTAAAACAATTCCTTGTGTACCATTGATCCCTATAAATATAAAGGACTGTTCTATAGTTGAGTTTAAGACATGTAAAAACTTAATGAGAACTAGAAACAAAATAGAAGATTTGGTTACTTCTAAAATGAGTTCGGGTATAGTTTCTGTTCTAAGTATAGACGAAGGTATAGAGTATAAGGAGGTTACATCTAGTCAGTATAGGAGAAATAAAAAAAGAAAAACAACCACTAAACATCATTATTTTTATTTTAAAGATGGTTATATATATTTACCAGACTCTCAAAATGAACTGATAGATATAGATATGATTAGTGTAAATGAAGATTCAAATAAGAATTTGTCAACTTGTTTAGAAAAAAATTGTAATTCAACATGGGATTCAGATTTTGTTTTACCAGACCGACTATTAGATGTTGTTATAAAAGATACTATACAAGAAGTTGCTTCAATATATAGAACTTCTATTAAAGATGAAAATCCTAACTTAGATTCTAATATTAAATCTCAAACTATAAATTGAAAAAATTAACTGGTACATATAGATTATTAGATGATGAAATTTATACGCACTATAGGAAATATAGGTTACCTAAGAAAATAAAATGCAGAGATAGACGAGAGTTGAAAACCATTGTTAAAACTATTTTTGAAGTGATAGCGGAACACCTTGTTGAAAAGAGTCACGGAGTAATATTAAGAAATTTTGGTTATTTATTTATATGGAAAATACCAAGAAAAACCTCTTATAATATTATGACCAACGGAGGAAAAGTAAAAGAGAAGTTCAATTATAAAACAGACAATCATATATACTCTCCTGTACTTATACCATCATTACCGTTTAAAGGTTGGTCAATGGATAATACTTTTAATAAAACTTTGAAGCTAAAATTAAAGGATAAGCTAGTAGCAGGTAAGAAGTATTTTACTTACATACATAGTTTAAAGAATATAATTAACACTAGAAAAAAAGATGAGTTCAATAAGTAAAGAAGAGTTTATAGCTGAAATAAAATCAGACTTTAGTAAACTAGATGATGCAAATTTAATTGATGAAATATCAATAGAGAGGGATATTTACTTGGCTCTGAAAAATTTCGGTAACGATGTCATGCAACTTCAAGACACAGTACTAGAAATAAACAATGGTAAAGCTTTACTACCAGAAGGGTTTTTCTCTTTAGATGTTGCTTTCAAGTGTGAACCTAAAGGTTACAGTTCAAAATCTACAGTAGAACATAATGTTTTACAAGAGTCAAATTTTTTTGTAAGAAAAACACAAAGAGACAAAGAGTGGTCTAGTTGTGAACCTTGCTGTACAACAGAAAAAGAAACAATAATAGAAGAGAAGTTATATTTTAAAGATAATCCTATTAGTTTTTATTATAACAGACCTCAAATATTAAGACTTGGTAAATCTTTCAAAAAGTCTAAATGTACATTCAATTGCAGAAACAAATTTGTTAAAGAAAGTCCTTTTGAAATTGTAATAGTAGGTAACACATTACAAGCTAATTTTGATAAAGGGTATATATACATGAAGTATTCTGGATTACCTACCAACGAGGATGGTGAGTTAGAAATACCAGATTCAGGTAACGGAAATTTAGTTCTATACTTAGAATATTTTATTAAGAAAAGATTAGCAGAAAGATTAATTGCCAACGGAGACGGGGTAGGAATATCTAACTTATACCAAACTTATGCTTCAGAGGAGAGAAGGTATTTGAAAAATGCTTCAAATGAGTTAAAGATGAGTAAAATAACCCCCAGATCAATGAAAAGATTAAGGACTTTAAGTAGATTAGAGTCTTTACAATATGTTGTACCTATGGATTTAACTACTGTTTACTAAATGTCAGGAAATAAGGAAAATATAAATAAGCCTATTAAAGGTATGAATAGAGATACTGCTAAGTATAACTTACAAGGAGACTCTTATACTTTTGCTTATAATTCAAACGTAGAAAGCCTAAATGGAGAAGGTCCTTTACAACACACTAATGAACATTCTAATTTATTATGCTCCAACTTTAAAGAAGGTTACAAGGTAGTAGGACATTTCAATGATTACAATAGTGATAAAACTTATTTCTTTATAACTAATAAAGAAACGGGTCTTTCTGAAATTGGTGAAATTAGTAGTATAAGTACTTTCATGGACATTAAGGATTTAGAGTCTGAATGTGGTTGTGAGATAACTGTAAATTTAAATGAACCTTTAGAAAATCAAAATCAAAGTCAAATATGTAATTACACGACTTTAATAACAGATTGCGATGGTAATAGTTGTTTAAATTTCGATGTAGACTTTCCTATACAAAGTATAGAAATGATTTATGAAGATAATGATAGAGTTTTATATTTCACGGACAATAAAAACCCTGTTAGAAAGATAAATCTAGATGATTTAGATAGTTACTACTATTTGGGAGAAGTTAGTGACTGCGAAGAAGATGTTTCTACTTGTTTAGATTGTGAAAAACTTTTAGTATTCCCACATTTTGAAAAACCTTGTTTAAAAGCTTCATCTGTTATATTAGGGGGTAATCTGAATGCAGGTAGCTACGAGTTCTTAGTTGCCTACTGCTCTAGTACAGGAGATGAAATATCTAATTACTACTCTATAACGAACCCTGTTTATATTTACAATTTAAATAACAACATATTAGTACAACCAGAATTAGACTACCGAACTAATTTAGCAATTAAATTAGAAGTTGAAAACCTAGATGATTCTTTTTCTCACTTCAAAATAGTTTCCTTACAGAAAGAAGCCTTAAACCAACAATCTTCTTTCTTTGAGGTAGGTGTTTACCCTATTGATAGTAACGTAGTTATTTATAGTACTGACGATAATAAAATAAGAATACCTTTAGCAAGTATCTTACAAAAAAGAATAAGTTACACAAAAGCAAAAGGTTTGACAAGTTCTGACGATAGACTTTTTCAATACGGTTTGACAAAACAAAAAGAATTAAATTTACAACCTGTAGTTAATTTAATGGGTGCATTTGCTAAGTGGAGCACTAATGTAGCAAAAGAAGACTTATACACTAATCCTATATTAACTTCAGAAACTAAAGGTTATATGAGAGATGAAGTATATCCTTTTGGTATTAAATTCTTTACTAAACAAGGGTACGAAACACCCTTATTTCCTTTAATCCACCGACCAGCTATAGAAGGAGAAAGAGATACCGTAGACTTAAACAATAAAGAAATTAGGTCAATAAATTCATATGGGGTAAACTGCAACGAGATAGGTAGAACTGAACATTGGCAGTATTACAATACTGCGACAGTAGACCCTGATAAATGTACAACACCAGGGAGTGCTGGATCTAATGATGTAAATATAGTTGAAACAAGAAAATGTACTGTAAAAGAAGCAGGGGAAATAAAAGTTGTAGATTCTATATCAAGTGGTAACTTAATCCTTGAAGGAAATATTGAAGTAAATGATTTAGAGAATTATATAAATGGAGGGGGTGAATTTACAGGAGGTTTGTCAAACTCGGCTCTTCAGAATATACTTAGTAATTCTTACCCTAGTGATATTTGCAATCCTTTCGAAGGAGAGAGCTGTAGTCAACCAGTAGAGGAAAGCACTGAGATTAGAGTGTTGGATGTAGAAAATTTTACTAGCAATGTTCAAGAAAAAATATTTCCATTAGAGTATGATAGGTTAATAAAACCTTCTAGCTGCGATAGAGTTTCTAGTTTACTACCAGATATTGACAAAGTGGACTTTGATTTTATAGATAACTATATGTTGGGAACAGAAACTGTTAATAAAATTTCAGCACCTTTATCCAATATAAATTGTACAAATAAAGAAACATTACCGTTGATTACAGACCCGAACGTTTCTCCAAGTAGTAATTTTTACTTTGATAATATAGGGGCTTTGAGTTTGTCGGGAGTACTTGATTCTACAAAAACTATATCAGACAGTTCTGACATTAATTCTATCTTTTTAAACAATGTACACAAAGGGTCATTATTTTTTGAAGTGGATTTCAATGGTAAACAAGAAATAATCTTTGAAGTATCTGAGTCAAGTGACTGTAGTGAAACAGATGATAATGCAATAGCCACTCAATTAAGGTTTAGTACATTTAACTCGTGTAACTCTAACACCTCCGTAGAAAGTTCTATATTTAATGTAAATCAAGGTTTCATAACAACATTGCAAAGAGTTAACTATGCCTCAGATAAAGTTTTAGTAATATTAGAGTCACCTTTTAGGTTTAGAAACATAATAACTAATAATTCAGGAGGTAATAGCGTGGATGTTTATACTATTACACCCCCTTGTTCATGCGTTCATGTGGTTCAAAGAGATATTGAGATAGCCAGAACAATTTTCACATTTTCATTATTAACTTTTTATAAAATAGGGGAGTATAGTTCTAGTTGCTCTTATACTTTACCTGAGTTAGGAAACTGTAATTCAATACCTTATGAAAAAGGTAATTTCTCTTTTTGGGAGTCAGAAAGTAAATACCCTTGTAATAATGACTTATTTAATTCTCAACTTTTAGATAAAATAGACAGTAATACTATTCCAGAATCTATAAGGCAAGATTTTGAGAAGTATTATGTTGATAGTATAGATGTAAACAATAATTACGTATTAAATGACAATGCTAACTTTACAGATAAACCTATAAGGCATTTTAAGTTTCCTTGTAATAGCATTGCACCTTTTATGGACAGTCAGTTTAAAGTAGATAGTGGTAGAACCTTTATATTTCCAATTGGATTTTCATTGTCCGAGGAGGTTATAAGTTATTTTTTAGATGTGGCGGTAGAAAATGATATAATAGATGCTAAAACTAGAAATGACATAGATTCTTATGAAATATACAGAGGAGATAGGAGAATAAATAAGTCAGTACTTTCAAAAGGTATTGCTTTTGACATGTACAGTTACAAAGATGAAATAAATCAAACCAAATGGTATCCCAATTTTCCTTATAATTCTTTAGGTAAAGATGTATTACATAATAATGAACATCCTCAAGATAGTTTAGGTAATAATAATTATACTTACCACTCCCCTGACACTCATATAAGATCTTCAGACATAGGTAGTGAAATAAAGATAGAAGGTTACGTATATGGTAATTCTTTAGGAAGGTTTGCTCCTGTGGATAGTCACCCTGAATGGGTGATAATGGGTCAACCAGCATACGATTTAGCGAATACCTTAGCAGGTTTACAGATAGCTTTTGAAACAGCACAGTTTGTAGGGGATATATCTACTAAAGGAGCTGCTGGAGGAGTTTCAGCAGGAGTCTCTGTTGCAGCAGCAGCAGCAGCTGTAATATCTTATGGGGCTGCCGCTACATACAGAGCAGGTGAATACAGATATGAATGGTTAGAAATATTTAGAAATTTGGCAACTATTCAAAACTATGCTTATTTTTACACCTCTCATGGAGAGTACACCTATTTTAAACCTAATAAAGAAGTAAACAGTATAATAAGAGGAATTGGAACAGGTAAGTATATAAAATCTGGGGACCTAAGAGTTAATCAAGAGTTCAATAATTCTACAATAGATATAAATAACTTAGACAGAGAGCGTTCGGTATACCTAGGATTAGGCGACTTTTCAGTAGATTATCCTACTGAATATATAAATTATGACAATTTCACAAGTAATGAATTTAACGCTAGTAGGACTATAAGTAGTAAGGATTTAATTTCTTGTTCAGAAGGTATAAGTACAGAAAATAGGAAACATATAGCTTCACCACTTTTCTCAGTAAAAAACTATTTTCCAGATCAGTATGGTGAAATAAATTCTATCCAGTGGTTGAGTACAGGTAAATGTGGAAAATTCGATGATTTAAACAATGACTGTAACACTTTTTTTGGAGGAGATATTTTCATAAGTAGATTTTCATTAAAAAGAAAAATACCATTGTTTAGTGTCAACGCAATGGATCAAGCAGATTTGACCCCTTTTTCATATAGTAGATATAAAAACATAACTACTTTACAATATTATGTTGATTACGAAGTTAATGAAGATGGTGCTAGTTTTAGTTCAGTTGTTTTTCCAGATAAGAGAACAAGAATAGACAACATGGATTGTCAAAAGGATGAGTTTTATATAAAACCTTCTACAAAATTCTATTTATTTTATTACGGAATACCTAACTTTTTAATAGAAAGCGAGATAAATTGTAATTTAAGGCATGGAAAGCCACAACCTAAAGATAATTTTTACCCTAACACTACTGATTATGTAAAGTTTACCCAAGAAGATAACGTATCTATAAGAGAGCCTAATACCTTTTTTTATAATGAGGTGTACTCAAGTGCTAAGTCATTAATGGGTGTAGATAAATTACCTATTAATTTCAGCAATTCTGATTCTGAAAAAAATACTTTTGTAAACAATTCTGTAATTTATTCTAGCAGTAATGGTTGGAGCAGTTATCGTCCTTTGAATTATTATGAGTTCCCTTTAAAGTACGGAGATTTAGTTAGTTTAGATGGTATAGAATCTTCTCAATTAATAGGTAGATTTGTAAATCAAACAATCCTGTATAATAAATTAAACAGTTTTTCAGATGCTACTACTGTTAATAACAATTTATTAGGAGATGGTTCTTTATTCTCACAAAGACCTTATGAGTTTAATACAACAGACATTGGTTTTTCAGGAAGTCAACATAAAGCAATGGTCAGTTGTGAATTCGGGCATTTTTGGGTTGACTCTAAGAGAGGAGACGTTTTTCATTTGAAACCAAATGCTTCTGGAAAATCTAATATAACATTAGGTTTAAAACATTGGTTTAAAGAGCATTTACCTTTCAAAATACTTAAAGGAAGCGTAGAGGGTCTGTCAGCATTAGATTTAGATAATACTTATAAAGGATTAGGTATTACACTAGGTTGGGATAGTAGATTTAAAAGGTTATTTTTAACAAAGTTAGATTATGAAATAGCTGAAGATAAGAAAGGATCTCTAAGGTTTTCAGAAGGTAAATTTTTAGATGGTTCTTTAGAGATAGACTTCTCAAACGAAGACTACTTCAAACCGTGTCATTTTACAATAGCTTATAAACCTGAATATCAATCTTGGATATCTTACTATTCATTTCATCCTAATTTTTATAATAGTTTTGATAATTACTTCCAAACAGGTTATAATAACGGAAGCGGATCCTTATGGTCTCATTTACTTACTAATCAGTCTTACCAAGTTTTTAATGGTATAAAACAACCTTGGATAGTAGAGTATGCTTTGGCTAACTCTATGAATAATTCTAATCTAAATAACATACATTATTGGTTAGATACTAAGAGGTATAGTGGTAGATATGATTTTTCAGAAAAAAGAGGTTTAGGTTTTAACAAAGCTGTTGTGTACAACAAGAGTAATAATTCAGGTAATTTAAACTTGGTCAAAGCCGAAAAAAATAACTTATTCCAACAAACTCAATACCCTAAACATAATAACACTAGCTTGGATATTTTAGCTACTGAGGACGATAAGAAATGGAGCTTTAATCATACATATAACTTAGTAAAAGACGAAACAAACAACATCCCTATATGGCTTAATGATTGTAATGAAATATTGAAACAAATTAATATTAAATCCGTATCTTACACAAGTAATTGGAAAGACCGATTAAGAGGTGATTATTTCTTAGTCAGATTAATACAAGATTTGAAAACAAATTTCAGTATGACTTTAAAGTGGACTACTGATAATAGAAATTATTATGAACAATAATTATGGTGACAGAAGATAAAATACCAGGAATTGATATAATACCTGAACAAAAGGAAACTGTAAAATTACCAACAAGAAGTTCTTTACAGAAAGAATTAGGAGAAAACGCTTATATATTTGAAAGAGATGGTAAGACCTATGGTATTAGAACTAAAGGTGATAATGTTAACTTAGATAATATGTCTGATAAGATGCAGAACCTTATTATAGACCTTACTGAGAAAACAGGAGTTAATGGTTTAGTACCAGATGTAGATCTAATTATAACTTCTGCTAATGACGGTAAACATGTAAAAGGTAGTAAGCATTATTCAGGAATGGCTTTAGATTTTAGAATACCCATAGAAGATAGAAAAAACAGAGCTTCTGTATATAAATCATCTGTTTATAAGTTTTTCAGTGAGGGAGAAGGAGCTAAGGTTTTAGAAAAAAATGGTGCAAGATTTCTAGACCCTTTACATTATAAATTAGATACTGAGGAAAAGACAGTAGCCAACGCACATATGCATATAGAATTTTTAGGAGGAGGGCATTATATAGGAGATGGACACAATCACTCGCAAGATGAGATTGTAAAAGAAGCAGAAGAACCTATTGACGTAGATAGTAAGATAGTTAATATACCAGAAGGGTCTTTTGAGGGGTCTATAGCATACGAGATGGCTCTAAATAGAAAAGAAGAATTGTTGAAAAAAAAAGAAGGTCAAGAAGCATTGAAAACAGAAAAAGATACTGTAAAACAAAATATCTTAAATAGAATAAAAAGTCTGAATAAAGTTGTTGAACCGACTTCTTCTGAACAAAACCAAAATAGTATAAACCCTGTTGTTAATAGACAAAACCTACCAGGTTTAATAGATGGTGTTTCTATAATTGATAAGTCTTTATACTCAGCTAGTTAAATCTTTATTAACTTTTTTTAAAATAACCTTATAAAACACTATATTTGAAGCATGAATAATGATATGAGTTACTTTTCTAAATTCTTTTTAGGAGGACCTGTAGGAGGACCTGAAAATAAAGGAATGTTAGATGCTGAAAACCTTCTGAACGAAGATATATACCAACAAGCTGTAGATAGTGGACAAAGAACGCAGTCTCAATTTGACCAATTTAAGTTAGAACAACAGCCAGAATCTATCAATTCTCTTGTTGGAAAAAGTAGAAGTGAGGTGGAAGACATGTTTTTTAGGCAAGAAATAACTCAACAAGAATATGACAACTACTTTTCTAATTTACCAGAAGAAAAAAATCAGGGGGAGAACCTAGGTAGTGGAGTAGAAAAAGACCCTAAAAAAGGAGAAGTAATGGATGCTGCTATGAGAGGTTTTTCAAAAGGACAGCAAGGTTATGGTATGGAAGAGTCTTTATTTAAAATAGGTCAAGCTATCGGAGGTGGTGGAGGTGGTGCAGTAGGTACTATCGGTGCTGTAGGGACAGCTCTATTAAGCGGTGCTAAAGCTGTGGCAGGAGGTATAGGGTTTCAAAGAAGAAGTCAAGCTACTATGGATAAAGCAAGAGAGCAAGAAGCAGAAGATAGACGTAATAACCTTATTTATGGAGAAGATGGAGGTCCGATACTAGGCGATCCTCTTAAAGATTCAACTAGCGTAACATCACCTTTCGGGCAAGATACTTTTGAATCAATAGAAATTGAAAATAGAGACTATGTCCCTACTAAAATAGAAGTAGATAACTTTTTAATGGAGTTAGATGAGCCTACAGCGAACTATGATTCTAAATCTAGTTACAAAGATACTGTAAACATAAGGGATAAAGCTGTTTACATGAATGGAGGAATTTCAGAGGAAGATTTAGCAAACATGTTTGACATAGACGTAGATTTATTCAAAGAAGGTGGCATTACCTACAGAGGAGAGTCTTTTAGAGGATATAATAAACCTAAAAGAACAGCTAGTCACCCTACTAAGTCACATGCTGTATTGGCAAAAGAAGGAGATAAAGTGAAGTTAATAAGGTTTGGGCAACAAGGAGTTAAAGGAGCAGGTTCAAACCCTAAAACTGCCAAAGAAAAAGCACGTAGGAAGTCTTTCAAAGCTAGACATGCTAAGAACATAAAGAAAGGTAAGATGAGCGCAGCCTTTTGGGCTAATAAAAGCAAGTGGTAGATAAAATACATATGAAAGTTAAGAAAAAGAAAAGTACAGCTAAGAAGTGTTGGAAAGGTTACACTAAGAAAGGTATAAAATTAAAAGGTGGTAAAAAAGTAAATAACTGCGTTAAAAAGAAAAAGTAAATATTCTTATTATGGATAATTTTAAAAATATGGATGAAGCAATCAAACATGCTTTCAAACATAATTTACCACATATAAATTTCAAAGGTCAAGATTTATATTTCGAAGATGTGAAAGATGACGAGTATAAAGATGTTGACACTTTTGAAGTAGGAGGAGAGATATCTTTCCAAGAAGTTTTTGAAAACTTAACTTATGAAGATGGTGGAGAGTTTTTAGATGAGGAAACGAACCTAATGGTTGATCCTGTATCTGAAATGGAGAGACTTCTATTAGAAAGTAAAGGTACACCAAAACCCAAAGAAGAAAAACAATTATCTTTAGAAGAAGCACTAGTTAGTGAAAAAATAGAAGGTAATGACCGAAAACCTGCTAATGCTGAATTAGAAGATGGAGAATATATGCTTTATCCAAATGGTGAGATACAAGAGGTTGTAGGGAAAGACCATGAGGAAGGAGGGGAGAAGTTTAACTTACCAAAAGGAACTTTAATATTGTCTAATAACTTAAAAATAGATAAGGACATAGTTAAAACTTTAAAAGAGGACTATGATGTTAAGGTTAATACTAAAAACACTTATGCAGAAGCAGTATCTAAACTTACAGATAAAATAGGTTTAACAACTTTGACAAAAGATCAAGAGTTCTTAATTAAAAAATTAAAAGACTTGAATATTGAATCTCCTAGTTATGAAACAAACTCTAAATATATTAAAGAGAAGTTAACTCAACTAGAAAAAAGAAGAGAAGATCTTAATGCAACTAGACAACAAGTTTTTGGATTACTTTATAGTGAACAAGAGAATTCAAAAAAAAGTACTGAAAATACTAAAAACACTAGTAAATTCGATGATGGAGGGGAAACAGGAGAAGAGGAAAAACCTGCAAACTTCTTTGGGTTAGATTTTAATTCTAATTCTTTTAGTAATAAAGAGGAGTTTGAAAGACGTAAACAAGGTGCTACAAAATCAGGTTTTGGTAAAATAACCAAAGACAATATCGAAGATGTGATGAAAGCTCTTTATAGAAACTTCCCTAATATAGTTTCTAGAGAAGATGTTTTTAATGCAGGTTATGATGAAGATGGAAATTTCACTTATAATAAAGACATTGATTTTTCTAAGAAAAACAAGTTTGTTGAAAAATTTCAAACTTTAGAAAAAGAAAGAATGGCTTCTGTTATAAAAGACATCAAAGATAATCCAGAAGTTTATGGAGAAGATGCTGTAAAGGAAGCAGAGAATTATAGATTAAACCAAACATTTGATGATTCAGTTGCTAGAGCTGTGGATTCAAAACTCGGTAATTTTACAGCAGGTAGATTTAGCATTAAAACAAACATAGTAAAACCAGAAGAGTTAGAACTTCTAAGATCAAAAAATATTAGAACAGTTAAAGATTTAATGAAAGCTGTGAATAATGGAGAAGTTGATTTATCAGATGAAACCATAGAAAAAGCTAAGAAAATAAACTCAACTCTTAGTGAAAACTCTGACCTAGGATTTTCTGATATAGTAGAAACTAACACCTCTGAGGGACCAGGTGCTAAAGACAAAACTCAAGAAAATAAAGAGACGCAAAACTTAGATTCAGAAGTAGTGGATAATACTGGAAAACTAGTAGCTAAAAAAAGAGATAAAGGAGATTTTTATTATATAGCCCCTGATCAATCAATGTTACCACCCTCTGCTATTGAACCACATCTTAAAGTTAAGAATAGATTTGGCAGATTAGATCCTGTTAAGATAACAAACGAAGCTAATTTACAAGAGCTGTTTAGACAACAAAACTTTGCTGAAAGTCAAGCACCTGGAGGAGGGCAAAGAGCTGCTTTCATAGCAAATGTAACTGCAAACACACAAAGAGCAGCAAATAACTCTATAACTCAAGTAAACATAGCTAATGCACAGAATCAACAACGTGCTGACCAATTTAATATCAACCAGGCTGATAGAGAAAACATAGCTGAGGGCAACAATGCTTTAGATTTCGAAAGAAGACAACTTACAGCAAAAGCTAAAACTGAAAAAGATTTAAGAGATTACTTTGAGTTTAACAGGAAAGTTAGATTGAATAATATTCTTAAGCAACAAGAGCTCAGTGCTATAAATGCTATGTCAGAAGACTATTCAATAGATCCTTTCGGAAATACTTATTTTGATCCTCAATATGAATTTGTACCTACAAGTAACAACTCTTCAAACAGCCTTGAAGCAGAAGAAGATATTGATTCTAAACTAAAAAAAGCTAACTTAGAGATAAAAAGGCTAGAATTACAAAGAAGACAGAATAAATTAAACAAAGGTTAATAAATATTTTCTTAATTTCTTTTGATATATGTAAAACTATTGCTATATTTGAAAGTTATATAATTTTACAAAACAAATGGCAAACGCTTATTCATTAAATAATAATTACGACGCTGATATATTCTCTCCCAATATCAACCTGATAAATCAAGTATTACAGACTAAACAAACAAAGTTAGATAATAATAGATTAAGAGTAGAACAAGCATTAAGTCAAGTTGAAAATCTTGATCTTATTAGAGGAGTAGATAAAGAATACGCTGCTAATAGGTTACAAAAAGTAAACGAAATTGTAGACAGATATGCTAATTTAGACTTATCTTCTAATAACCTAACACGTTCTTTAACAGGGGACATTGCTCAAGTAGTAGATGACAAAGTAAAGAACGCTTTAGTTTCCACTAAAATATATAGAGCAGAACAAGATAAATGGGCTAAGTTTTCAGAGAAGAATCCAGACAAGTATTTAGACAGAAATAAAGCATACTCGATGAGAGCTGCTAACGCTTGGTTACAATCAGATCAACTAGATAAATCTTATAACGGAGGTGCTGGAATTATTCAAGCAAGTGATTACCGTTCTAAATTAGCAGAAGCGTTACCTAAAGCTTTAAAAGATGTAGGTTTTACAACAGAGATAGATGATTTCGGTCAAACTGTTTATAGAGATAAAGGTAAAGGAGGACCATTAACCTTACAAGAAGCTACTGTTAAGTACAGAGAGATAACTAAAAATAAAGTAGGAGATTTAGCAAAAACTTTATTGTCACAACAAGATTATCAACAGATGCAAATAGATGCATGGGATAGCTTTGGTAGAGGAACTCAAGAAGATTTAGTTAGAGAACAATATGTTCAGTCAAAGAAGAAAAATAAAAATTATTATAGTAAATTAATAAAAGATACTCAAGAATATATAGAGACTAATAACTTAACAGAAGATCAAGAACGACCTTTAAAAGAAAGAATAAAAGCTTTTAAATCAGCTATAAACAATCAAGATAACGCAATAACTAACAGTTTACAAAAAAGTAACGATGCTTTATCTTTTGAGTTATATAGTCAAGATTACCTAGACAATGTTTCCAATGCTTATAAGGTTGAAAAAACAATGGTTGAAAGAAAGATAGAAGATAACAAAGCTGCTATCATGAGTTATAGACATATACTCGATCTTAACAAAGAAGAGTTTAAAGCTTCTTTAAAAAATCAAGGTTCTACAAAAGGTAATGTAGAAGTAAAAGGTAAAGAATTCGGGGGCAACCCTGTTGAATTAGAACCGAGTGATTTACCTACTTATGAAAGTGCTGTTAATTCAGGGAAAACAGTTACTACTCCAGATGGTAATTATACTATTACTCCTTCTGGTTTGAAATTAAAGGTAAATAAAAATGCTGGTATAATATCTACTGGTAACGAAGATGATAAATTATCTAAAGAAGATGCCTTTAATAAAAAAGTTTTTGATTTGTATGAAGGAGACATATCTGATTTTTTTCAAGGAGAACCTCTTACAGGTGAAGTATTGGTTAAACTTGTAAACTATGACTATGGAGGTACTATAAAAGTAGGAGGGGAAGTTAAAGAGGTAACCCCAGCTCTAGAAGAAAAAATATTCAAATTAAAGAACCATGCTTCTCAATTAAAAGAAGAGTTCAATATGATATATAGTTCTTCAAATAAAGGTGCTGAAAAAATACAAGAATCAATTATAGAAAGTACAGATGTCGATATAAACAATCTCGATGACTTTAGAGTTACATTAGTACAAGGAGAAGACGGTGAGTTTAAAGCAGTGAGTAGTGCTATAAACCAGTTTGAAGCAAAAGATGATTATTCTTTACTTTTAAGTAAAGCAAAGTCTAATAGAGATTCATTAACACCCTCTGAAGAAGAGACTCTTCTTTTAAAGTCAAAATTACATTATGCAAAAGCAATGTTCGATAGTTCAAGGTTTTCAGAAAAACAAGTAAACTCATACTTACGTTCTATTTCTGATAAATATGATCCTGAAAGAAGTATTTTACCTACTGATGTAGCAGGTTTAAAAAGTTATGATGGAGATTTCAGATATGATAAACCTCGATTTGGAGACAAGGATTTCCTTGCTTTAGGAAGAGGAGATCTAGAAAAACCTGGAAAAAGCTTTTTTAAAGATGAAAATACCCTACTTGACAAAGACGGTAACGGTATAGGAGTCTTAGATTATCTAAAAAACCAAAAAACATCTTTAAAAGCTGATTTTGAAAATTTATTTTCAGATAATATAAAACAAAATTCATCTGATTCTTTTACTTTAAATAATGCTAGTCAAGTATTAGGAGATAATAATTTAGATTTTATATCAAGAATTCAGTTAAAATCTAAGAGTGAGTTGAATAATTTAAAAATAGTTGATAAAGAGAGTTTGACTTTTTCAAAAATACCAGGAACAAATGAGTATGCTGTGAAAGGTAAGTTTCAATATACAACTCCTAAAAAAAATAAGGATGGGGAAATTACTGGAGAATCAAAAATAACTTTAAATTCTACTTTTAATCCTGAAGACGCAGATAAAAAAGACGAAGGAAGAGCTTACATTAAAATATCAGAAAATGATTTAAATAACATAACTTCATTTAAAGTTAGTGAAGGAGGTTACAATCAATATTCTATGAAGCAGAGAGGTATGAATGCAGAGTCTTTTACTCCTAGAGCACCTAAAATTATCTCTACCTTTGGATATAATAATGGTTTGAATGTAACACAAGTAGAGGGAGTAGAACCTGCTTTTAATGATAAAGTTAAACAAGCATATGAAACCTTAAAAACAAATGAGCTTTTAAAAGGAGTGAGATTACCTGAATTACAAGAGCAAGATCTTCTAAATGTCATTAAAAAAGCACCTATTAGTGTAACTTATACACCTAGTAAAGAAGGTTACACTCAAATTATACATTCTGAATTAGTAAATCGCAAACAAGTGTTACCTATTTCTGAATTAAGTTATGAAACTATAAAAGGTTTTAATAAAGATAATGAAGATTTAATGGCAATGTCTTATGCAACTGCTATGTATAACTTGTATATGGTACAATTAGAAGAAGCTAATAAAAGTAAATAATTACAAAACCAACTAAAATGGATAATCCACCTATTCTATTGTCTGAAATACTTAGAGAAGTAGAGACTAACAAGGTTAATCAAAATAACATAAGCGGAAACATAGGTAGTGTTTCACCACTTAATAATCAAAGTATACCAGAATTAGATTTATTATCATTAAACAATTTTCAGTCCACTCGTTCCCTTGCGGAAGAAACTAAACCAGGAGATTTCGGTTTTGATATAAGAGATTATGGTAATGAATTAAACGACGGGTCTTTCTCATTTAAGGATCAAACTTTCAAAGCGTTTGAAAGTCCTGCTCAAGTAGATGAACGTTATGCTCAAAATCAAACAGGTTGGGAGCAATTTAAAAATGGTATAGGAAAAGCTGTTGTAAAAGCAGGTGTATATGCAATAGATGGAACTATAGGTACAGCTTATGGAATAGCTAGTGCAATAGGAGAAGGTAGTTTTGAAGCATTGTATAATAATGATTTTGCAAAAAGTCTAGATGATTTCAATGCAGAGTTGGATAATGATTTACCTAATTATTATACAGAGCATGAAAAAGAAATGGGGTTTTTATCTTCATTAGGTACTGCTAACTTCTGGGCAAATGATTTTGCTGGAGGACTATCTTTTCTAGCAGGAACTGTTTTAAGTGAAGGTGCGTTAGTACTAGCTACAGGAGGAGGAAGTGCTGCAACTACTTTAGGTAAATTTGCTCTAAGAAACTCTGCTAAGAAATTAGGAAAAGAAGTAGCTGAGCAGACTTTTAAGAAAGGAGGTAAGAAATTACTAAATGCTGGAAGAGTAGGGAGAGCAGTTGATTTGTCATCTTTTGCAATACGTTCAAGTGTTTACGAAGCAGGTATGGAGGCTAGACTTTCTATCAAAGAAGCTACTGATAATTATATAAATAATTATAAGTTAGATAACAGTGGAAAAAGTCCCTCTGGAGATGAGTTATTGACTTTTATAGGAGATGCTAAATCAGCAGCCAATGGTGTTTTTGCAGCTAATATGGCAATACTTGCTCCTTCTAACTTACTAATGTTTGGTAAATTAGGCACAAAAGGTATTAAGGAGACTTCTAACAGTTTCTTGAATAGAAAATTTTTAGGTTTAGGTTACAAACCTATTAAACAAGAGGGTAAAGAGCTAGTAGGAGAAGTTATTAAAGCTAATGTAATACAGAAAACAATAGGTAGAACATCTAACTTCTTAGCTAAACCTTTAACAGAGGGTATATGGGAAGAAGGGTTACAAGGAGTAGCTACTAAAACCATGATGAATTACTTAGATACTAAATATGACCCTAATGCAAATTTAGAAACATTAAGTGTCACAAATAGTTTCTACGAAGCCTTGTCAGAACAATATGGTACTAAAGAAGGATGGAAAGAAAATCTATTAGGAAGCATGATTGGTATGGTAGGAGGTTCATTTACTTCTTTTACAAAGAATTTAAAAGGAGGTTTAGGAAACGCTGTATCTAACACAGAGGCTTTACCTGGTTTTGGTAAAGAAAGTTATAGTTATAAGGTGGCTCAGAATGAAAAGCAAGTTCAAGCTATGAATAAGCGAAATAAGGCTTTATTCGAAAGAGTTAACAACACTGCTTTCATGTCTAATAATATAAAAAGGCAAGAAGCTCAAGAACAAGAGGGTATAAGTTATACCGAATCTTCTACTATAGACATGAATGAAGATTGGGCTTATATTAACTCAATGGCTTCTATGAAAAGTTCATCTGAATTAAAAGAAGATTATAGTTACGCTATAGACAATATAAAAGTTTCAGAAGAATATGTTAAGGAAAACAATATAACAGAGGAACAATTAAATCAATTCAGAGAGAACAAAAAACAAAAATTCAATAATAGAGTTGATGCTGCTTTGCAGGCAAAACAAGCTATAAAATACCTAAACGTTGATCTAGGGGTATCAGAAGCTAATAAATCAGTAGTAGAAGATGCATTAGCTTACAATTTGTATAGTGGTAAAGAGAGTTTAACGAACGCAGAAGAGTTAGGTACTCAATTGAATGAGTTAGTAGGTAAAGATAAAGTATTCGAAAGTGTTAAGTACTTTGAAAGTTTGACTAGTGAACAAGCTAAAGTAGTAGATGAAATAAGAACGCTTGATAAGGATATAAAAGACTTGCAGGAAAAAAGTATGCGTTTTGCTAAGTTTCCCAATCTTAGAACTTTTAATAAAGCTAAAAATACATCAGAGTCTTTTAGAGAGAAAGAAATTGCTAAAAACATAGAGATAACAAAACTTAATGATGAGTTATTAGATAAACAATCTAAAAAAGATAAGTTAACAGAGCAGTTAGAAAATCAAAAAACTAATCAGTCTTTCTATTCGGCAGAAACAAAAGACTTAGCTAGTAATTTCTCAGAAACAAATGTATTAGAAGCCATAGAGCAATTAGATAATTTAGATAATTATGTAGATGCTTTAGAAGCTGATGGACGAGTACAAGATGCTGCTGTAATAAACAATGTTTTAAGAGAGTTGAAATTTAATTTAGCTTCTTCTAGAGAAACTAATAACCAGTTTAAAGCAATGGCTTCATCTGATTATTTTAAAACAAAGTCTCTTAGAAAGTTGATTAGTAAGATAACAGGTCCTAAGTATGTAATGTCAGAAGATGTTAAAACAAAAATAAGAGATAATAATAGTATTGTAGACAAAGCTCTTAAATCAACAGGTATAGAAAGCAACATTGATAATGCTGATTTTTTAGAAAAACTAATCCAAGATAGTCCAGAACTTTCAGATAAAAATAAGTTTCATTTAGAACTTATGATTAGAAACATTATTCAAAGTAGCGTATCTAATGAACAGTTGAATATAGAAGTACCTAGCACTAAGGTACAAAAAGAAGAGGTTAAAAAAGTAAATGATATACCTCGATCAGGAGCTAGATTGAAAGATGTAAAAGTTGATATAAGTAATAACCCAACATTAGATTATATTAAAAAAACAATAGATACTATTATAGATAGTAGCGATCAGCTAGGAGATTTAATTTATCTTAGAAATCCTGAAAATCTAAAAACCCAAAAAGAAATAAAGGATTTACAACAAAAACAAGAAGAGTCTGATGCTAAAAAAAATTCTTTAGAAATAAACTTAGAAACCGAAAAAGGCTTAGAAGAAAAAGATGAGGAAGCTATAAAAAACCTTGAAAAAGAAATAAGTGAGTTACCTGATTATACACAAGAGATAGAAAAATTAAAATCTTCTTTACAAGAAGAAGGTTCTGATGAAATAAGACCAACGAAAGCCAACTATGAAAGGTTGGAAACCTTACTAGGTAAAAGCAATCTTACTGAAAAAGAGAAATTAGAGCTGGAAAACCTATCCAACTTTGTAGAACAGTGGATAACTCTTGATGGAACAGTTGCTGACGGTGTATCTCTTACAGATTTGATACAACAAAAAGTAGATTTAGAGAAATTACCTGAAAACTTTGAAAATACTACTGAAAACCAAGAACCAGATGAGTTGTTTGAGTCTAGTAATAGTGTAGCTATAAATGGTTCCCAAAGTTTTACCATTAGTGTAAATAAATTATACAAGGATACTTTAGATATAACAGGGGTTACTTTTAAAGAGTTTGTGAGAATAACTAATCCTAATAACAAAACTGATCTATTAAGTAAAGAAGTGGAACCAGGGGATACTTTAGAATTAGAATTAAACGACGGGATTTTACCAATAAAAATAGGAGAATTAGGAGGTATAGAGGTTGTAAAAGATAATATATCTTTATTGAATACTACTCCTATTAAAATCATAAATACCTCTAAAAACCAATCAACACACTATAACGTAACTTTAATAGAAGAAAATGGAATTATTCGACCTTTACAATCTGATTATGCAAGTCAGATGGATGGTAACAGAGAAGTTAATGAAGTTGCAATATATGAGACAAAAGAAAAAGAACCTTTAAGTTTAAGAATTAATTTAAATGATAGTTATAATCAAAAACTACTAGAAAGTATACCTGACTCTGAGACTTTAACAGAAGAAGATAGAAACGCAGTAGCTACTTACAACATTGAAAAAAATAAATTAGATAACTTAGAAAGAAAAGAAGAAGAATTATCTTTAAAACCTCAATCAAAATTCAAAACGGAAGAAGAAGCGTTAGACAGCGTGGAAACAAATGATAAGGTTTTAGAATTAGAACAAGAAATAGAGGTCTTATCTGAAAAAATAGAATTACTAGAGTCTTCTATTAGTAAGGAAAACTTAGAAAAGTCTGAATTAGAGTTGAGAGAATTAGCTTTAGATAAATTAAATTCAGAGTTAGAGGTTAAAGATAAAGAGTTGACATCTTTGATAGTTTCTTTAGAAGCACAAGTTGTTAAAGAATTTAAAGAGACATCTGATATTAAAGAAAAGTTAAAGGCTATAAGGAGTGAAAGAACAGAACAAGGTCGTAAAGTTTCTTCCTTGAAAAGAGTACTCCCAAAAAACACTGTTAATAATAAATTATCTTCATCAGAATTAGCAGACTTAAAAGAGAATTTAAAGCAAGGTTTAGTTATATCTATTTATACAAATAGAGGAGAAGGTGATTATGTAGGTACTTTAAAAAGCCAAAGAAACCCTGAAAATTTATCAGTAGGTATAGAGAACTTCAATGCATTTAGAGATAGCATTATTGAAAAATATTTCGATGAAATAATAAGTTCAAAAGGACAAGAGCTTAGACTTAACGAAGAAGTAAGTAATCAAAGTGTTTATTTAGGACATCCTAATTATAAATATGTAAGAGAAGGTGGTAAGATAACTACTGAGTATATTGAACTAACTCCTAATCAAGCTAAAGACGTTGTTGACGTAGGTTATGTAGAAAATGGTAAGTTACAAACTAGAAATGAAGTTGAAAATATAGATGTAACTTTTACGAAACCTATTAAAACAAAAGGTAAAACAGGAGTAGTAGTTATAAATAGATTTGGTAAAAACATAGCAATACCTGTTAATGCAAAAAACTCTAACGAAAATTATGGTAAAAGATTAGAAGATATTTACAGAAAGGGGACTAAATCTCCAGAAATGGCTTTAGAATTGAACAAAGTTTTATTAGAAGCAGGTGTTAACCCTAAAAAAGAAGGTTTTATATTCATAAGTGCTAAGAAAGATGGTAATAATATAAATGATAAAGAAATATTAAATAAAGTTGCTGAATTAAGTAATAAAGACTACTTTTACAACGTAGAAGACTGGGCTAAAAAAGATTCTGATTTAGAACTAATAGCTAATAGCCAAGTTGTTACTAATATAGATATGAACAGACCTTTTATTTCACCAAAACTAATGTTAGATATACCTACTATGACTGTACCTTCACAAGTAAACTCGTCTAAAGTAAGTAAACAAAGTAAATTAAGCCAAGGAGGTAGTTCAAAACTTTCTTCTATATTAAGTCAAAAAGGTTGTTAAAGAATTATGAGTTGTAGTTTAAATTTTAAAGGGGTAGAAATAGCTAGTGTAGATAACTCTAAACTTTTTAAAGAGTTAGAAACTTACTTTGAAGGAGATATTAACAAAGCTACTCAAACATGGTTGAATAGTTTCCAAGAAGATTCTGGTTTTATAAATGAAAAAACAAATGTACCTTCTAATGAATTAATGAAAGACTTCAAAGGAAAAGAGATAATATCTTCCGCACAGAAGTTAGTTAAAGGTGTAAGTGGTAAATTCAAGTCAGATGGAAGTAGGTTAAATGTTCATGAGGGAACCAATGGTATTTTCGCCACTCATGATGTTTCTTTAGCTGAACAATATCAAGGGGAGTTACCTTTAAAAGAGTTTACTATTCCTCCAGGCTCTACTATTGAATATTTAACAGCAATAGGAAAAGGTCTTACAATAGAAGAAACAAGAAAATTAGAAGTAGAACTAATCAATAATTCTACGTCTGATATAGTTAAACTAGATCTTATAGATAAGTCAGGTAGAGAAACACAATTTATAATAAAAGATGAGGCTATAATAAAGTCTTCTAAAGATTTTGAAAAATATACACTTGTTGAACCTACTTTAGAGGAGTCTTTAATACTTTCTGAGATATATAATACTAATGAAGCAGTTTTAGATATAAACACTAAGGTAAGTGTTATTAGCAGTATGCGCCATCTTGGTATAGAAGACTCAAAAGATTTATTAGATAAATTAAACAAAACGTTTAGAAGTAAAGGTTATTTTGAACTAGATGTAAATAAAATTAAAAAAAGTGGGTTATATTCTGTACAAGAAGTTAACAGTATAGTCTCAAATCCTAATGTATCAAGTAAAATTGCAAAAACTATAAGAGAACTTGATAATTCAGAATCTTTTAAGGTAAACATAAATAATTCAAACAATGTGTTGAAACTTAAAAATCCTAATAAAAAAGGAGTTTTGGGAAATAATGAAATAATACCTATTAGTAAAATAGAAAAAGATTTAAAGTTAATAGGAGCTAATACTGATACTAAAGAGGATTTTATAAGTGAATTAAGAAGTTTAGAGTATAGTGGGTTAATAATGGAGATGGAGAAATCTTCTGAACTGTCTGAAGCCATATATAATGATTTTGGTAATTATACTAAAATACCAGCTTATGAGTTTGTAAGAGGGAGATTACAACCTGTTGAACAAGGGATAAGTAAAACAACTTTAGCATTATCAATGTTAGAAGGAGTTTCTAGCAAAGAAATAATAGAAGATATTGATTTTGTAAAAAGTATAAATCAAGAGGCTTGGATAGAAGTTCAAGAAGATCTTTCAACAATACTAAAAGAAATAGAAAAAGAAGCAACTGATTTTAACATTGATATTGTAGGACTATCTGAAAAAACACAAGATAGAGAAGGTGTTATAAAAATGCTAGAAGATTTAGCAGATGTAACACTTTTGTTAGATAAAAAAGCATTAGACGATTCTACTTTGTCAAAGTATGTTGAAAGTTACAATGAGCTTTTTAAAGAAACAGACCAAAGTTTTGAATTACAAAAATTAGACAAGTATCCAGAGAATACTGTTTATGTAAGAACAACGGCTACAGATACTAAGATGTTTGATGAATTCGGACTGGTTAATCTAGGAGATGGTTATTATCACGCAGTTGATATGGAGATACCAGTGGAAGAGTTAGAATCCTTTTTAGACGCTAATATACAGGAAGAAAGACTGACTCATGTAAAAGATCAAAACAAAAGATTACAACGTTATATAAAAATAAAAGAAAAAGAATCCTTTTCTAAAAAAGGAAGTACAGACTATTATGATGAAACTGGGTTATCTTTTAGGTTAGGGGACCTCAAAGTAACTCCTGAAAAATTAGGAAAGTTCAGAGGAGGCAGAGGAACAGGACATTACGGAACAGGTTTTTATTTCACAGGATACGAGCAAACTTTAAATGAACCCTCTGATAACTATCAAAGAGAACTCAATACTGTTGATTTTAGAGCTTATAATTTACTTAGAGTTAAAAATAATAGTATAGGTTTAAAACTACACGATGTTTTAAAAAGTTTCCAAGGTCTTAGTATTAATTCTTTAGATAATGTAACTGAAGATGAAAAAATGTTGGCTACATTGAAAACAAACGGAGAAATAGATAATTACAAAGTAAAAGTTTTAATAGAAAATTTAGTACTCTCTATTAAATCAGAAATAGAGGTTGATTATAATACAGGAAACCTTAAAGGTTATTATAAAGAGGATGATTATAGTCAAGATGACATAGATTTTGAAATTAGCAGAGTTAATTTTAATGAAGACAATATATTATACCAACTAGAAAAATTAGATAAAGGTTATACCGCCTTTGACAAAAGATATTCTTTTAAAGAAATCTTTCAAAACAATAAAACTTTTCCTAAAGAATATTTAGAAAAGGTTTTAGATTCTTACTATAAAAACTTACCTTCTAAAAAAGAAGTGTTTAAAGAAAGTCTTGTTGAAAAATTAAAACCTTTAGCTAAAATAGTATCTTTAGTAGATATTAATACTAATTTTAAAGATAATTTACAGCTTTTAAAAGAAGGAATTGTAAGTAAATTAAGAAGAGACTCTTATCAAGAGTCTCATATGAGAAAAACTACATTAGGTACTGAATTAATTAAACTTCTAGGTTATAACGGAATAGACGTAAGAGGTGTAGGTGAACAAAATGGAATGACAGGATTGGATAATTTTTCGTATGGTTCGGTAATATACGATTTGGAAAATACCATACAAGGCAAAAAACCAGACATTCAAACATTTGGTGACGAAGTAATTTTAAATAAAACATTAGAAGAAGTAAAAACAAAAGAATTACCTTTTGAAACAATAAATGCAGTTAAGTATAACTTATATTCTGAGATGTATGGTTATTCTAACTATAAATCTACTTCTAACTTAGTTTTACCCACTAAGGCAAAGGTTAGTGTAGAGTATTTAAAAGAGGGTTTTAAAGACGATTTATACAACTATATACTAAAAGAAAAGGTAAAAGATTCAGAGTTATATAATTCTGTACTTTCCAATATTTCAATAGCAGCGGATGGGATAAATATAAGTGAAGATAATTTAGACTTATTAGATTTAGTTGAAGATAATGAAATATTGGAAAACTTAAAAATATACGGAGCCATTCGTAAAAACTCTGGTTTTGACTTTCTCAACATAGAAGGGCAGACAAATCCTTACAGTCATCTTTTCGAAGAGTTAAACACTAACCCTAAAAAAATAGAAGACCAGTATATACAAGAAGGAGATTTTATTATCACAAATGAGTTTGAAAATTTCATACAAGTAGGTAATGATTTATATCAAAACCTAGGAGATAGTTTATTTTTTAAATTAGGAGAGAAAAACCCTATATTTAACACATTACCTCTGACAAAAAATATAGAAGTACCAACAGAAGTATTAAATAAAGTTTTAGAATTTAACAATACTAAACCGACTTCTGATATTACTATTGAGAAATTAACATCAGATTTTGTACTTAAAGAAACTGAAAAAGAATTAAACTGTAATGGATAAAACACAAGTATATCACGATGGTACTCCTCAACAATTACCTTTTTCAACTTCTTATTTATTTTCAACAATTAAAAATTATAAAGTTGAAATATTAAAAAAAGCTTGGAAGAATAAATTAAATACGTATATTGTACTAAATTTAGGAGTAGAGGTAGGTGACATAATAAAATTCAAAGGTTATAAGACCAAATTCTATGTAAAAAAATGGATAAGTTATGATGCCACAGGAGGATCTGTTTATCAAATAGCAAGGTTAGACAGGTGTAGAGTATCACAATTTGATTTAGATAATTTAAAACCAAAGGTAACTGGATTAATAAAAGGTTACGTTAACAAACCAAAAAGATAAGTTTTGAGCTGTACAATTAAAAGAAACGAGTTAGGGAAAGCAGTAGAGATAAACCCTCAATCAGAAAAAGAATCTCAGTTTATAAAAGATGTTTCTAATATCCCTTCTATAACAGAAGTAGAGGAAGTTGCTAACATTTATATAAATAAGGTAGCATCTGATATTAATCTGGAAGACTATGAAGGTATTTCATATAAATTAGGAGACAAGGAATTTACTGATTATTCAGAAATGTTATTTGAAAATCAAGGTAAACCCTACCAAGTTGTTTTAAAAACAAACAGTCAAGAAATAGTTATTATAGAAGATGTTTTAGAAACAGATTCGAACTCTAGTAAAGGTAGGGTTAATCAAGCTATACTAAAAGGTTTAATAAAAGGTAAGTCGTTAATAAAAAATGGAAACATTCATTTTGAACCCTCTGGTACAACAGTATTGGAGAAAGTAAATAATACTAAAGAAGCGAAAAGAGTTTTTGGTAAGCACACTGTTTCAATAAGAGAAGGTAATACTTTAGTATTTAAAGAAGAAAAAGGGTTAGAGACTCCAGAAAGTAAGTTAGTTGCAGAAGCTTTTACTACAAGTGAACCTTTAGAAAAAGTAGATTTAAATAATGTAGAAAGTTCTTTTACAAATTTTTTAAGAAACTTAGGTATATCTATAACAACTCTAGACAGTTATAAAAAAAGCTACGGCATAAAGAATTCAGGTTCTAAGGTTGTAACCGCTTTAGCAGATGTAAGTAGAGGTATTATAGCATTGTCTAAAGGAGATAAAGTTGATTTTCATGAAGAATTAGCACACGTTGCTGTATCTCATTATAAAGACAGAGAAAGTCTTGAAGAAGCTTTAGTAGATGTTGCTGAAACATCTGAATATGTAAAATACAGTCAAGAATACAGAGATGCATACAGCGATTTAAAAGGTATCGAACTAGAGACTAAAGTAAGAACGGAAGTACTAGGTAAGATATTATCTGAGAAGTTAAAAAATACATCCAAACATCCTTTTGCTAGAATAGAAAGAGCTTTAAATAATATTTTAAACTTATTTAGAAAAGATGTCATAGGTAATGTAAAATCATACCATTCTGAAACAATAGAAAAGCTAGTAGATAAAATGGAAAAAGGAATTAGATCGAATAATATGGGTCTTTTTTCTAAAACTTCTTTTGATGAGGGTACTTTTTTTAAGATAAATACTAATAAGTCATCTCTAAACCTTGATATTGACCGTTTGATAAAATCATTTAATGGTGCTTTTATGAAAATGAGTAAAGATATATCTAAAGTTAGTTTTCAGCAAGCTAAAGATATAGACGAAGAATTTGAAGTATTAAGAGGTATGGTTTCCTTAGAGACTTCTCTAGCTGCTTTAGAGCATATAAGTAAAGAAGTGACTAAAAAAAGAAATTCTATCAATAATAAACTTGAAGAAAGTACTCTTCTTAGTTATGTAAGGTTTGCTAGAGCTTTAGAAATTACTACTTCAAATGTAAGACTTAACATAGAAATACCTCTATCTGCCCCTAATGCTAATCAATTGAAACAATCTTTAGAAACCTTAGAATCTAGATTAGCAAATGAGTTCGATAAATTAAAAAAATTAGAAGAAGAGTTACGTAAAGAATCTTCTGTAACAGGGAGAAGTACAACTTTGGATTATGCACAAAAAGCAGGGCGTGACGTAAAAAAAGTAGAAGCGTTGTTTGACAAAGTTACCAATGACGTTTCTGTATTTTTCAAATGGTTGATACCACCTTCATATGCAAAGAATTATTTACTCTCTTTAATGCCTAAGCTTTTTTCAGATATGTTTAATGAGGCTGACGTAAAGGCTCAGAAAAGTCTTAATTCTTACATACAAAAGATAGAAGATAATGGTTGGCAAAAATATCAAGATGAGTTAATAAAAAAAGATAAGGACGGTGTAGCAACTCCATATATGCTAGCTCCTACTAATAAGTTTGAGCAAACCCAAAAAAGGAGAGATTTTAACATCCTTACTCTATCTAAATTATCAGGCAAGACTATAAAAGAAGTTAGTGATATATACGACAGTAAAAACCCTTTAGAAGGTTTAGATCTTACTCCAGACCAAGTAAAAGAGTTTGAGAAAGCTAAGTATAAAAATGATAGAGAAACTAGAGAAAACCCTAAAGACAGTTCTTACTATGAAGAAAGAGAGCAAGAGTTAGATAACTTGAATATTTCTGACATCTCTAGAAACCTACTTTCAGATTATAGTGCCCAAAGAGCTTCAATAACAAGACACGCTTTTGAGAACGGTAAAATGGATAAGTCTAAACTATCTGAAACTGATAAAGCTAGATTGATAGAATTAGCTATTGATAAAAAGAAAAAGAAAAGTGCTTACACAATAGCAGAATACTCTGGAAGATCTATTTTAAAAGAAGGTTTAAAAGTTTCTAAATTATCAGATATAACGACAAAAGAATTAGACACTTTTCCTCAAGAAATAAAAGAGTTTTTAGAAAAAGAAAGAGTAGAAAACCCTAACAGAGAAATTGTATTTAAGGATCCTAATGCTTCAGTAGTTTTAGAAGATTCTATAATAGCTGCTGAATTAAATCTATTAGATTATTCTTACCAAGCTAAAAATGCTAAAAACCCTAGTGCAAATAAAAACTTAGGGTCAGATTTTCTTCAAGCATTAGAAGAAGCAGAGAACAGGGGTGAAGGTTTTAAATGGTTAATGGATAATGGTGGTTTTGAGTTATCTGAAAACGCAATAGCAGATTTAAAAGAGAATGTATCTTATTCAGATAATGTAGAAAAATACATTGAATCGTTGCAAGGAGATAGGAAAAAAGATGTAAAGGAAAACTTAGAAATTCTAGAAACTCTTGTATCTCAAAAAAAAGCTATTTTAAGACCTTTTAAAAACGCCAATCCTTTAGAAGAGTTTCACTATGCTCAACTAAGCGATAATGTAAAGGAAAACCTTATTGAAATAGAAGAAGACATAGCAGCTTTAAAAAGAAGTATAAGACTACCTAATGAGTTTAATAACTCTGACTTTAAAGATATGAATGTCACTCTTAATACTGAGGTATTAGAAGATTCTGTTAGTAAGGGGTATAATGATATAACAGAGTACATAACTGATAACACTACAAGAGATAATAAAGCAGACATATTAAACTTTAAAAAAGAATATGAAAGATATGAAAGAGACTTTGAAGCAGGTAATCCTACTAGAATGTCTAAGAAATATGTAGAGTTTATAGACGAGATGTCTTCAACTGATTCTAAAACAGGTCGACTTTTAACACCCGAACAGTTTAAAAATAGGGTTTTTAAAGAATATGCTATTAGGAAAGCTCCTTCTTTTATGAAAGAATACAGGCAAGAAGGTTTTGAGAATTTTAAAAGAGACTTACTAACAAATGATATAGATTTAATTCAATTGGCAACAAACAAACAGTCTTTATTGAATAAATATCCTTTGTTGGAAAACTATGAAGTTAAGTCAGATTATAATTGGAAAGAGGAAAACGTTATAGACGATGTGATTAATCCTAGGTACAAACCTGATGCTACTTTTGATACATATAATAAAGTTGACATGGATTTTTTCAATAAGTTTTTTAATAACCCTACTGACGCTGTAAAAAAATGGCATGATTTAAAAACAGATGATATATCTCAATTAACCCCTGATAAAAATAAAGAAGCTTTTGGTTTGTTAGTGCATTTAACAGAATTTAATAAGGAAAACTTAGAAAAGTTTGATTCTGCTGAGAAGACTAGTAAGTATATGATTCCTCAGTTTTCAAAAACTAGATTAGAAAACACAGAAGCAGTACTTAAAAGTAAAGACAAGTTAGCAAACTTAAAAGATAGCTTTACAGATATTTTTAAAAACAATACCGATGAATTATTAGAAGGACAAACTGTAAATGAATTGACCGATATACCAGATGCTTTAGTTATACCTAAATATGGCGTAACGCTTCTCCCTAATAGGAAAACAATGAGTACTGACCTAATCGGTAATATCGCCAGATTTAGAGCAAACGCTGAAATATACGATGCAAGAGTTAAGTACAAAAATAGAGCAGAAGGTATTGTACAAGCAATAGGTCAACAGAGTTTTAAAGATAGACTTGGAGGATCTAGAGCTGTTAAAAAAGGAGTAGAGTCTAATACTTACGCTATGTCTGTAAAAAAGATGAATGAAATGATCTATGGAGTAAAAGAGACTTATTCTGTAAAACCTGTTATTTTTGGCAAAGAAAGAGATATTACTTCAATGGTCAATGGTATTACAAGTATAATACAAAGAATAAACTTAGCCTTCTCACCAATAACTGATTTTACATCTTTAGCATCAGGTTATATAAATATAAAGGTGCAAGCGTTAGTAGAAGAACATTTTAGTAAAAAGTCTTCTTTAAGAGGAGAGAAATTACTTTATGGAATGTTGGGTTCATATACTAAAGAAGTAGGTAAAGTAAATAAAAACTCTAAACTGAATAAGTTGGGAGAACATTTTGGCTTGTTCAATATATCTGAAAGATTTGAAAATACTAAATTCAGTAGAGCAACTAAAACTTTACATCCTTCTAAAAGTGCCTTCTTAGGATCAGAAATGGCTAATCTACCTGTAGGAGGGAATGTAATGGCTACGGTATTAGTGGATATTAAATTAGTAGATGGTAAGTTTAGAAACTTCAATCAATATAAAACTTACATGAAGTTGAATAGTAAGAACTCTATTTCTAGAAAAGAATTAACTAAAAAGTGGGACAATATTAAAGGTTCTTCTATTATTGATTTTTTAGATACTGATTCTGAAATCATACAACCTAACACTAAATTTAAGCAAGAATTTCCTAACAACACTGAACAAGAATTTATGGATATGACTACTAAAGCATCCTCTATGATTTCAAAGATTAATAGTGAGGCAGACGGTATGATGTCACAAACAGATAAGTCAGAAGCAAAAAGAAATTTCTTATTCAATATGGCAATGACCCATAAGAGCTGGTTCTATTTAACTTTAGCAAACAGATTTAAACCAAGAGGAATGGACTGGATGCTAGGAAAAGAAACACAAGGGTCTTATAGTAATTTATTAGATATGACTAGTTATTTAATAAAGAACTCTAAGAAACTAACTTCTATGGAAGGTTTTAAAGAACTGAGACAAGAGTTAGGGAAAGATGAGATAAATGCTACTAGTATAAGAAGAATAAAAGTAGATGCTTTAATTCTAGCAGCTTTACTAGCCATCGGAGAGATGATACAAGCAGGTGATGAACCAGATGATAGTTGGTTAGAAAATTTTGGACAATTGATTTACTTAAGATCTACAGCAGAATTCAATTCAACAAATGCTTATGGTATCCAACATAACTTGATGGAAATAGTTGAAACACCTTTTGTAGGAACTAGTAATATAGATGATATTAATCCAGTTGGAATAGTTAGAGATTTATTTAAAGATTCTGAAGAAGGTAAAACTCCTTTATATGATAGAATTAAGAGGAACTTACCTTTATTAAAGAGAAGTTACCAAATGATAAACATAGATAAAACAACTAAAGATTATATTAAATACAATAAAGACTTGTTATTTAATTTAGTTCCAGATAAAGACGAAAGTAAAAAATAAATTATTATATTTGAGGATATGGGTAGACATAAGAAACTAAAAAAGGAAGATATGGAAGAAGTAAATGATTATCAAGCTAGTAAAAGAATAAAAGATAATAGAGAAATATTAAACATACTTGAAAGAAATTTTAAACCTAGAAAAAAGCAATTAGAATATTTAAATAAGTTAGATACTTCTACTATAGCCATTTGTTCAGGATCAGCAGGTAGTGGTAAGACAATTACATCTTTGTATTTTGCATTAGGAAAAGCATTAAGGGAAAATAAAAAGTTAGTACTAATTAGACCTATATTCGAATCTGCTAGTCAGAAAATAGGATTTCTAAAGGGAAGTTTAGAAGAAAAAATAGAACCTCATTTTCAGGCTTTTAAGTATATTTTAAATGATTTAATAGGTAATAAATTAACTGAACAACTTATAAACCAAGGAATTATAAGATTTGAAATACTAAACTTTTTAAGAGGTGCTACTTTATCAAATTCAGTAATTGTATGTGATGAGTCACAAAATATGATGGTTGAAGAAATGATATTAGCAACTACAAGAATAGGAAAAAGTTCTTCCATAATATTTACAGGAGATTTCTATCAATCTGATTTAAGACAAGCAAAAGGGTCTATTTTAGAATTTGCAGAAATGATTAAAGATGTTAAAGGAGTTGAGAAATTTACTTTCACTTCTAAAGATGTTGTTAGAAATAAAATTTTAGTAGAAGTCACTAAAAAGTGGGAAGAATATAAAGATCAGAAAGGAATTTAAATATTAAAAAACGTCTGCTACCATAGGACGGTTGGTCGCTTTTGAGGAAGGGTGTCAACAAAATAAAGCCTCTATATTAATTTATAGAGGCTTTTTTCTTGCGTAAAAGAATTATTTAATTTACATTTACAAAAAACATTAATCATGATAACAATAACAGGACAGGCTTTTATAAATAAAATAGATCCTAAGTGGTACAAAGAACAAGGATTGTTCATTCAACATTTACAAGAAGAACTAATAGAACTGAACTCTAACGCAACAATTCAAGTATGGGAGAATCATTTAGTTTTAACATTTAGAAATTACAAGAAAATAGATTCTGAAGTAAATAAGACAATAGAAAATAGGTGGTCCATTACTGAAAGTAAAACAGATGTTGGAGAAGGTCAGTTTAATTATTCATACGAGGTGAAATTTAAGTAGATATGAAAAACTACACAAAAGAAATAAACGAATGTTATCACAGGTTGTTCCAAGCATCTACTCCTAAAGGAGACTTTTATAAAATGTTAGAAAAAGCTGAACTAAACGATCAAGGTCAAAAAATAATACCTTTCGAAAAATATGAACTAGATTATGTAACTTTTAATGAGATACTTGAAAATTGTATTAAGGAATTTAAAATTCCTAAAGTAGATAGAGAACCTTTTAGTACAGCTATTTACTTAGGTTGTTCTCCAAAATATAAATTAAGTACAATACCTTAAGTAATTTAATATGAAAAACTTTAAATTTAAACATTATGATACCAGAAATAAAGAATGGATATTTTCTGAAAAACACTATACAGATGGCTGTTTCTATATAAACCCAAAAGGAGTACTATTTTTATATGGATATAGAAATAAAAAAGGTGAGTACAAAGAATACCGATCCTATAATGTAAAGATTTATATAGGTAAAGATATGAATGAGAAAGATGTGTATTCCGATGATACAATAAGACATGATATTTATGGAGCAGGTATTGTAAAATATTGTATTAAAAACCTTGGTTTTTATATAGATTTTGGAGGAGAAGATTGGGACATGCATGTAAAAGAATTAGAGAATTGTGAATTAATAACAAATAGTTATGTTAACAGGTAAAGTAAAAGATCAATTTGAGTAGTGGTTAATAAGTATTTTCTAAGATTCGGCAAAATATTTAAATCATAGCCGAATCTTAATAATCCGCCAAAAACTCAATTATATAAAAAATTAATGATATCTTTACTATTAAAAAACTAAAATATGAAAAATAAAGAACTAAAATACAACTACGATCAACTAGAACAAGCCTACAACCAAGGTCTATCAGACGGAGTTTATCAACCAAACTCTCACACATTTGAAGAATTTTTTGCCAAAAACTTCGTTGAGAAAGAACCAGAACCTATTTCAGAAGTCAGACAACGTCTTTTAAGCTCATTTAAGGTAAGTTTAAAACATAAACATATAAGCATACCAAATAGAACTATTCTAAGCGAAGAAGAGCTAAATGAGATTAAATTAATGGGATTAGGAATACAATATATGGGGTTTTAGGAGATGAATTATATAATAACAAACAATAGAGAGTTTTTTGACAAAATAGGTGACTATAATTTCTGTAACTTAGAAGACATGAAATTGGGTAATACTATTGCAGTGGATACGGAAACAACAGGTTTGAATCCAAGGGAGGGTAGAATGTTCGCTATTCAAATAGGTACTGGAAAGGACAATTATCTGGTGGATATGCAGGATCACAACAATGGATTACAATTTAGCCAGGTGGTCCCCTTTATCAAGGGTAAGACAATGGTGCTCCATAATGCTACCTTTGATTTAACTTTTATGTTTTCTGAAGGTTTTTATCCTAAAAAAATAATGGACACTTTTTTATGTAGTAAATTGTTATATAATGGGTATCCTCCAAGCTACAGACACGGATTTGGCTATGTAATGGAACGAGAACTAGGAGTAGTTTACGATAAGACAGAACAAAAAAATATACACAATACTCAATTAAGGACTCATAAAACTATTCAATACTCCTTTAATGATGTTGATAGATTATTAGAGTTAATGGCAGTGTTATGGAAGAAAACTAAAGCGGAAGGTATGGAGGTAACTAATAGGTTACATTTCTCTTTTGCTCGTACCTTAGCTTACATGGAAAACTCTGGTATGCCCTTTAATAGAGAACTCTGGTTGAAAAAAATGGAGGTAGATGAAAAAGAAGCAGTTAAAGCTTCAAATAAGGTTATTCATTATATTTATGAAAATTTACCAAAATTTAGAGATAATCAAATTGATTTATTTAGTTCAGAGATTAAGATTTTACCTGAGCTGTCTTCAGTAAAACAGATGATTCCAGTTTTTGAAGAACTTGGTATAAACATTATAACTGACAAGGGTAAGAAATCTATTAAGGAAGACGTAATCAAAGGTAGTAATCATGAGTTTGTGGAACTGTGGTTAAATTATAAGCACTCTCAACATGCAGTTAATAACTTTGGACAATCAATACTAGATAAAGAGCAAAATGGTAGAATTTATACCTCTTTTAATCCTATATTAGACACAGCTAGAATATCTACTAGAAGTGGAGGTATAAATTTTTTAAATTTTCCAGCTAAAGAAACTACTAGGTCAGCTATAAGGTGTAAAGATGGAAATAAAATAATTGTTTCAGATTACTCTGGACAAGAAAACTTTGTTGGGGCAGACTTGCATCAAGACCCAATGCTAATGAAGTCCATACATGAAGGCTTAGACTTGCACTGTGCTTTTTCAAGGTTAATCTTCCCAGAGTTAAAAGATTTGAGTGATGAAGAAATTATTAAAAACCATTCTAAAAAAAGGAAGTACAGTAAAGCCCCGAGATTCCTCAAATCGTATGGCGGGGCGGCTTATACAATGTCTAAAAACTTGAATATTGACATGAAAGAAGCTCAAAGGTTATCCGATTTATTTGATGAATTACATGCGGGTATTTATGCATGGGGAGATGAAGTATATGCAGAATCTATAAAAAAAGGTTACATAGAATCTGCTGGAGGGTTTAGACTACACTTACCTTATTTTAAACAGTTTAAAGAGAACCAAGCAAAAATTGAAGATTTAACAAGATCATTTTGGCAAGACTATAAAATAGGTAAAAACCAAAATAAAAATAGGTTAAAAGAAGATTATAATGGTCCTGAAAAAATGTCAACTGAAGAGGAGTTATATTTAGCTTGGAAAAACATTATATCTAAGTCAGCAAAAGATAGATCAAGTTATATGAGACTTTGTCTCAATAATCCGATCCAGTCCACATCAGCACATCAGACAAAGCTTGCAAATATACTTTTATTTAAACATATTGAAAAAAATAACCATTATGGAAGAGTTTTAATATGTAATGCTGTCCATGATGAAATTGTGATTGAAGTAGAGGAAGTGTTAGCAGATGAGTATAAAACTGTTTTAGAACAGTCAATGAGAGAAGGTGGTGACTATTTTTTAACTAGTGGAAAATTAAAGATGGAAGCGGATGCTAATATTGGTATGGATTGGGAAGAAGCAAAGTAAAAAAATAATAATAATAAAATGAGTGATGAAAAAGTTTGTAGTGAGTGTAAAGTAAAAAAATCTATTGAAGAATTTTCTAAAAATAGAAGTAGACCTGATGGTATAAGGACTACCTGTAAGAAATGTGATTCAACACGGATTTTCAATTATAGAAGAACAAAAGTAGGTTTAATTACCAAAATGATGCATAGCATGCAGGGTAGGAAAGCTAGAAATCCAGGCTTCGAGCCAAATTTTTCTAGGAAAGAGTTATTAGAATGGGCTTTATCACAAGAAGTGTATCATACTTTATATGAAGACTATGTAAATTCAAACTATGATAGCAATAAAAAACCGTCTATTGATAGAATAGATGATTATAAAGGTTATACTTTTGATAATATACAATTAATGACATGGGAAGAGAACTTTAAAAAAAGTAGAGAGGATATGAAAAGTGGTAAAAATAATAAAACTGGTAAACCTATTATACAACTTTCATTAGAAGGCTTAGTAATAGCTGAACATTTTTCAATAAAATCTGCTGGACGTAAGTTAGGTGTAAATCATAAGGGTATATCCGAATGCTGTAATAATAGACAAAAAACCGCAGGAGGATTCAAATGGAAATTTAAACATAAAGAATCAGTTAAAGATAAACATAACCTAACATGACATTACAAGAACTAGAAAAAGAATTAATAATAAAAGCATTGATTAAAACAAAAGGAATTATGACAAAAGCACATAAGTTATTATACCCAAATAACTCTAAATCCATAGACTCTTTTCACAAAACAATACATAGAAAGCACAACATTAACCCTAAAAACTATAACTAACCATGAGCGGAGGATCATTTGAATGGAATCAATATCGTATAAATGACATTATAGAATATCTACAAGAAGAAATAGATAGAAATGGAAAAGAGATTCCAATAGAAGAAAGGACCATGTCTCAAGAGTACTATAATAAGTACCCAGAAGAAGGTTTCTACACAGAACATTCTGAAAAAGTTTTAGAAATAATGAAAAAAGCAATAGGAAAGTTAAAAGAATCGTTTATATTTGCACAGAGGTTAGATTGGTATTTATCTAGTGACGATGGAGAAGAGAGTCTAATTAGAAGATTAAACGAAGAACTAAAAGATTTAGAAATATGAATAAAATAAAAAAAGTACCATTAAACAGAATTCTATTCTTTGATATAGAATGTGCTTCAGCAAATGAGCAGTTAGAGTTAGATAGCAAAGAGTATGAATTATTTGAATATCAAAATAGAGATAGAGTAACAGGTGATTTTTTACCTAGTGAAGAACTACAAGACCTCTACAAGAAAACAGCAGCTCTAAGTCCTATTTTCGGTAGAGTAGTTTGTGTAAGTATAGGTTTTATACACGACGATACTATCCATATTAAATCTATAAAAGGAGAAGAGTCTGATATTATAGAAGAGTTCTACAGTTTAATAAAACCAGGAACTATATTAGCAGCATTCAACGGTTGTCAATTTGACACTCCATATTTAAGGATTCGTGCTCAAAAACACAACTTACAACACTTGATTCCTGAAAACATAGATGACAGTGGGTTAAAAGAGTGGAATTTAACAGAGAAAAACTATAAAGTAAACTATATAGAAATAATGAATCTGTTTAAAGGAACAATGTTTAGAAACATGAGTTTAGATTCAGCTTGTTATATTAATGGAATAGACAGTCCTAAAAACGGAGAAGTTTCTGGACATAATGTAAGTAAAGCATTTTACGAAGGTAGAATTGATGAAATAGTAGACTATTGTAACCAAGACATTGTAGCAACTATAAACCTATTTTTAAAAATGACTTCTAGACCGATTATAGAAAATGTAGTGGTGAGAGGTGAAGAACAAAAAGAAGACTTACAATCTATAGAAATTGACATTTTAGAATTACTTTATACTAACAAAGATTTCAATGATGAAGTTAAGATAAAAGTAAAAGAACATGTTTCTAAAGTAAAAATGACCAAAAAAGATTGGGTATTCTTAGAAACTTGCTTATATTCGCTGTATATAAACACAAAGATAATGCATAAAGATGCTGATAGTAAAAAAGCATTAGTAGAAAAGAAAGAAGAGATTAGTAAATTTATAGAAGAAATTAAAAATAAATAATTATGAATGTATTATCATTGTTTGATGGAATGAGTTGTGGACAAATAGCATTGAATAGAGCTAACATACCTTATAATAAGTATTATGCTAGTGAGATAGAGGAATCCTCTATAAAGGTAGCTTTAGATAATTTTCCAAGTACTATACAAGTAGGGGATGTTAGGGACCTAGAATCTGATAGTATAGACGATATAGATTTATTAATAGGAGGTAGCCCTTGTCAAGGTTTCAGTGTGTCTGGTAAGAGAAAAGGCTCAACTACTAAAGAAGGAGTTGATGTAATATCCTTAAATCAATACTTAACTTTAAAGGAATTAGGATTTGCTTTCGAGGGGCAATCTTACTTGTTTTGGGAGTATGTACGATTACTAAAAGAACTAAAACCTAAGTATTTTCTATTAGAAAATGTTAGAGTATCTAAAAAATGGCTACCAATGTTTAATGAGACTATGGGTGTAGAAGGTGTTTTAATTAACTCTAATACTTTATCTGCTCAAAATAGACCAAGGTATTATTGGACTAACATCCCTAACTTCACTATACCAAGTGATAAAAACATAACTTTAGAGTCTATACTAGAAAATAAAGAATCTGAAAAACCATTGTCTCCTTATATGTCTAACGAATTTAATGGTGTGAGTAGATTAGATAAAGGTATATTTAATTTTTTTGATAAAGATAAAGCATGTTGTTTAACTAGAGGTTCTGGGCACGGTAATAAACTTATAATTAATAGAAAGGAAAGTACCTTTAGAAAACTCACTAGAAATGAAATGGAAAGGTTACAAACAGTACCCGATAACTATACTAAATCAGTTAGTATTAATAAAGCAGGAAATATGCTTGGTAATGGTTGGACAGTTGATGTAATAGCTCATATTTTTAAAAATTTAAAATAACTATGAAAATTAAAAAAGTAATATTACCAAAAATTTACAACGATCCTGAAGGTAACTATCCTGAATACAAAGGATTACCTAAAGTATCATATTCTCAACTAACTTCTTTTAAAGATGAAAAGTACTTAGGAGATTACATAGCTAATTACTTTATAGGACTTCCTTCAGAGGGTAATGTATTCAGCTCTTATGGGAGCTCAGTGGGAAATTACCTTGAATACAAAGGACAAAACAACTTAGAAGGGCTTAAAAAGTTAATAAAAGATGGTAAAGAACCAGATCACTTAGCTTTGTTATCCGATTATGATATTGAAATTTTAAATAATGTGTATTTACCAGAAGGAAGTCAATATGAATTTGAAATAGCAATTGATTTAAGACCATTTGGAGTAGAAGCAGTTATGCAAGGGTTTATTGATTTATTAGTATTCGATACTGAAGATGAAGTAAGGGTGATAGATTTCAAAACAGGTAACATAACTAAAAAAGTTGAATTTTACTCTGGAGAAGAATACTATCAAACTCGTCTTTATGCATACGCTCTTGAAAAACTAGGATTTAAAATAAACTATTGTGGAGTAGAGTTGTTATCAAGAAAGGGTAATGGTATGGAAAAATACCCTTTAAGACTAGAAGATAAGTCAGAAACTATATCAACACCTTATATTAAAAAACAAGTAGAGAATAAGTTAAAAGAAATAGCAAAGACTACGATTGAAATTTCAGACATGTATAAATCATATAATAAAATATTTAAGAATGAAAAGAACAATAACTAATAATAAATTTAAAAATGTCTTTTCAAACTTTGTTGGGAAAAGCCTAGTTAAAAAGGTAGGAGGCAAAGCTTGTTATTTAGATAGTAATAAAATTCTATGGAAATTTATAAATAGTGAGTGGAAAGGAAAAAGAAGCGTTTGGACTCAAGATTTTAGAGCGTGTTGGCTAGAAGATATCAGAGATAAAGATGTTAATTCTTGGTGGTGTGGAGGTAAAAATGCTAATTATTCAGAAGAATTTTACTACCCTACAACTATAAATTAAAAAAAAATTATGAAAACAATAACATTAGAAGGAATAGAATATAATCTAGTTCCAGTAAAACAAGAAAAAAAGGAATATTCAAAATTTACTTTGGTTAAAGAATGTATGACAGATTGTGGTACATTTACTTTTCAACTGTTACTGAAACAAGACGGAAGTGTATGGGAAGGTACTGAAGCTATAGTTTATAAAAGAGGTAAAGCAAACGAGGAGGACTATTGGGATAACAGTGGTTTAATTAGAGATTGGTTGAATCAAGATACTGAAAGTGAAGTACAAGTTGAAAGAGACTTACCAGAAGGTGAGATAAATCTATTAAATGAATTAAGAGATAAAGTAAATGAATTAGGGTGGTAAAATAAAAATAAATTAATTTTAAATAAGAGATATTTTTTATTATCTTTGTAGACACTAAAAATTTAAATAATATAATAACTATATGGGATTAACAGATTATAGACAAGCTTACAAACCTTTTGAATACCCAGAACTAGAGGACTTCACAGATGGTATTAGAAATACTTATTGGTTACATACTGAGGTAGATTTTTCAAGAGATGTGCAAGAGTTTGAAACGCAACTTACAGATACTGAAAAATATATAGTAGGTACAATATTAAAAACGTTTGCTCAAACAGAAGTGCACGTAGCTGATGAATTTTGGTCTAGAATTTACGATTATTTACCTAAACCAGAAGTGTTTGAAATGTGCTCAACCTTTACTGAAAATGAGTTGAGACATAGCTCTGCTTACAACAGACTTAATGAAGTTTTAGGGTTAACTGACTACGAAACTTTTTTAGAGGACGATGTGGCTAGTAGCAGAATTGGTAACTTAATGAAAATTAGAAAAAATATAGAAGGTAAAGCTTCTGTAAAAGATATTTGTAGAACTTTAGCTATCTTCTCAGGTTTTGTAGAGAGTGTTAATTTATTTTCTCAATTTGCAATATTAAGATCTTTTAGTTCTAATGGTCGCAACTTATTAACTAATATAGCTGATATAATTGATTGGAGTCAATTAGACGAGCAAATACATGGTCAAGGAGGTCTTTATTTATTTAATAAACTAAAAGAAGAGAACCCAGAAATATGGGATGATGAATTTAAATCTGACATATACCAAGCAGCTAGAGTTACTTATGATATAGAAGTTAATTTGATAGATCAAATATTTGCAAAAGGAGAATTACCAAATTTAAGTAAACTCACTCTTCTTAATTTTATGAAGAACAGGATAAATTTATCTCTTAATATAATGGGTTTGAAGTCTATATATAACATAGACCAAGAACTACTGTTAGAGATATCTTGGTTTGAAGATAATTTTAAAGCTGTAAGCCATAAGGATTTCTTTTCTAAACGTCCTTCTGAATATACAAAAGGTTTAGTAGCTTTTGATAAAAACACTGTTAGAGTAAGTAGAGAAGAGGTTTTAAAGATAAAATAATAATATGAAAGATTGGATAAAAGGAGAAGACTATCCCTATTGGATGGTTGAAAGGTCTATAATGACTTTAAAAGGAGGTTATTTAGTAGGGGAAGAAACTCCAAAAGATGCTATGTATAGAATAGCTAGAAGAGCTGGTGATATTTTAGGTATGTCTAAGGTAGTAGAACCTATATTTAATGCAATTTGGAACGGTTGGATATGTCCTAGTTCTCCTGTTTGGAGTAACTTTGGTACAGAAAGAGGTTTACCTATATCTTGCTTTGGTATTAGTTTACCTGATTCTATATCTGGTATATTTAGTGGAGTATCAGAGATAGCTAAAATGTCACAAGTAGGGGGAGGTTCTTCTATATTTTTAGGAAACATTAGAGAAAGAGGTGCTAAAATATCAGGTGGTGGAGTTTCAAATGGTGTAAAACCTTTTATTCAACCTTTTGATACTACTATAAATATTGTTAGTCAGGGGCGGACAAGAAGAGGAAGTGTCGCAGGTTATTTACCATTCTCACACCCTGATTTACCAGAATTTCTAAGAATTAAGACAGTAGGAGATCCTGTACAAGATGTTTTCCCTGCTGTTACTATGAAGAAAGAGGATTATGAAAAAATATACAATGGAGATACTGCTGCATTGCAAAATTGGAGTAAGATTTTAGAATCTAGAAATGCCACAGGAGTCCCTTATTTACATAATTTAGAAAATGTTAATAATGGTAGTACTACACCACCTTGGTATGGATACGATACGGATTATGAAGTAGTTAGTTCAAACCTTTGTAATGAAATAAATTTACCTTGTGACGATGAAGAAAGTTTTGTTTGTTGTTTACTTTCTATGAACTTGTATAAATGGGAAGAGTGGAAAGACACTAAAGCAGTTAGAGGTGCTATTTATTTGATGGAAGCTATAATGCAGGATTTCATAGATAAATCAAAAGGTGTTGAAGAATTAGACAGAGCTAGAAGATTTGCAGAAAGACATAGAGCATTAGGGTTAGGAGTCTTAGGTTGGCATAGTTTTTTACAAAGCAAGTCTCAACCTTTTACGGGATTCTATGCTACTAATATGACAAAACAAATAATGTCTAGTATACAAAGTAAAGCTATTAGAGCAAGTGAAAAGTTAGCTGACAAATTTGGTAATTGTGAAGTAGTAGAGCAGTTTAATTTAAAAAATGGTACAAGTTATAAAAGAAGACACACTTCTTTAATGGCGGTAGCTCCTACAACTTCAAATGCTACGATAGCTGGAGGAATAAGTCCAGGTATTGAACCTTGGGTGTCTAATTACTTTGTTTTAGGAGGAGCTAAAGGTAACTTTACAGTTAAAAATGAAGAGTTAGAGAGGCTTCTAATTGAAAAAAATAAGAACACTAAGGAAGTTTGGGATAGTATTAGAGATAGTAGTGGTTCTGTTCAACATTTAGATTTTTTAGATTCTGAGGAAAAACAAGTGTTCTTAACCTTTGGAGAGATTAATCAATTTGAATTAGTGAGACAAGCGGCTTTGAGGCAATCGTTTATAGACCAAGGTCAAAGTTTAAATGTTAAAATAGACCCTTCTACAGATCCAAAAGAAATAAGTAAGTTATATTTATTAGGATATGAACTAGGGATTAAAGGTTTTTACTACCAACGTTCTGAAAATAACCTTAGAGGAGGAATCAGTACTATGGATGCAGAATCCTGTGTATCTTGCTCAGGATAAATAAAGAGATTACTCATCGTTTATTTATTTTTACCACCTACCATATTTAATTGGCTAGGTGGTTTTTTTTTGAATTTTATTTTAATTTTATATTGATTAATTAAATAAAAGTGTTAGATTTACAGAAAAATAACAATTATGATCAAAGAAACAACCAAGATAACTTTAACAGAAAAAGATATTAAAATATTAGTAGCTGAAAAATTTAACTTAGACATTGATAATACAACTGTTAGCGTTAGTCATTACCAAGGAGACCAAAGGGAACCTAGTTATACTAATATTATTGTAGAAGGTGTTAAAAATAAATAAGTATGAACAAAACATTAAAAAAATTAAATAAAAGAACAGATGAAGTTCATAAGTTGTTTGAAGAACTATCTAGAGTAGATAGTAAGAAAATAGATGAAGAATTTATGACAGATTTATCAGTAATATTAAGTTCTTTAAAAGAAGATATAGATGATATGACTTTGGTATTTTTCCCAAGTCCTTATGAAACATTTTTAAAGAAAATAGAAAATTATGAGTAAATGGTACAATGAAAAAGACAACCATGCTATAGCTAGAAACCTTTTAAAACTTGGATTCAAAAATTTTAGCTATGGAAAGTCTAGCAGTTTACTGACCAATGGAAGAAGTACTTGGTATATTGAAGAGTTAGAAAATAAACAAGTTTCTATATGGTTAGGAGAAAGTATTAAAAGTTCTTTAATTTGTTTGAAAACATATGTTAAAGAATATATTCCTTTTGTTAAACCCAAATTATTACTTACTTGTTCAGGGGGGGAGACCTCAATGTTTATGGTAATATGGTGTTGGAGAAACTTGCAAGATAAATATGACATGAAAATTGTATTTGCAAACACAGGGCAAGAAGAAGACGCTACGTTAGACTTTATTGTAAAGTCAATGAAAAAGTTTAACCTACCTGTAGATTGGATTGAACCTGTAGTACATCATGGGAAAAGAAAAGGTTGTACTCATAAATTTGTCACAGTAGACGAAGCTACTAGGAAGTATGATTGGAAATATAGAGATGACACACCTTTTGAAGAGGTTGTTAAAAAGTATGGGATTCCTAACCATAGTAGACTTCATTGTACTAGAGAGTTGAAGATGAATCCTATAAAATCATATGCTAAGTCATTTTGGGGTAAAGAAAAATATACATTAGCATTAGGTATAAGAATGGATGAGATGGATCGTGTAAATAGTAAGCACAAGGATTTAGGACTTTTATACCCATTGATTAGTGGTTCATATCAGCCAATGACAAAAAAGCATATAAATTTTTGGTGGAGTCAACAGGAATTTAGGTTAAATTTAAAAGGCTACCAAGGAAATTGTATAACTTGTTATAAGAAATCTAAAAATAAAATTCTAACTCTGATTAATGAAAATAAAGAAGATTTTAAGTTTTTTAAATATATAGAAAGCAAGTACGGTAACCCAAATGGTAAAATTCCTAAAAAAATACAATATGAATATTTGAATGAAGAAGGTAATTTAGCTACAGGTTTTGAAATGGAAAAATTAGATAAAAAAGAATATAAAAACGTATTCTTCAGGAATTTTCAGTCTGTTGAAGAGCTTATAGAAGAAGCAAAAAAATTTGATAAAAATATAAAAGATGACCATGTTGAAACAGAGAGTTGTGAAATTTTTTCAGGGTGTGGTGAAGATATTTAATCCTAGTAGACATATTAAGTTGAAATAAGATTAGAAGAATTTAAAATAAATAAAGTATAAAATTATGAATAAAAATATTATAATTGAAAAACCAGAGATAATAAGTTATGAAATAGCTTTAGGTATATTTAAAAAATATGTAAAATTAAAAAGTTCTAAGGAGGAAAAGAAAGACTATGAGAAAGATATGTTCTCTTTAACTAACTATAAGGAAATAATCCCAAACATTTATAGACCAAAAGAACAATATTCTTCAATTAAATATAAAGGTAAATACTACCATATATCAGTAAGAAATACTGAACAAAACATCTTAGTTAAAATATCAAATTAAAATATGAGATTAAAATATAAATTAATTAAAGAATATCCAGGTTCACCTAAACTAAAAACTATAACAAGTATAGATACTGAATATTTAACAGAAGATACCTACAGAAACTTTCCAGAGTTTTGGGAAAAGGTTGAAGAAAAAGAAGAGGTAAGTGTAGGTTTACTAAACTTACTGATTTAGATAATAATATATTCTCAACTAAAGAATCTGCTGAAGTTGAATTAAACTCTAGAATAGTAGTTCAATGTGAAGACGGGGATGTTAGAGGAGAAAATGTACCTATTTATTGTCTACTAACAAAAGCACAATGGCAAACAGATACTCACTCTAGTTTAAATTTGTGGAGAAATAAAGTTTTAGAAAGTAAAAATGGTCTATCTGATAAGTGGTTACTTTTTAAAAGTGAGAAAAATAGAGATGAGTATAGAGAACAGAATATTCCTAAATATAGTGAGAAAGAGGTAGAGACTATTAAAAACATCATAGGGATTTTGGAAGAGTTGGAAAGACCCATTAACATTGACTTCAAACACGGTGCTTTTAGTACTAACCCTTATAGATTTGAGTAAAATAAGAAAAGAAAACTTGTAATATCAGAAACAATTACCTAGATTTGTAATTAAAATGTAAAATAAATAAAAACCAATAAATTATGAAAAGAGAAGAGTTAATTTCAGTAGACAGTAAAGATAAGAAAGTAGTCTATGATAAACTAATAAAAAGTGATGTAAAATTTTTAAACAGAACTATTAGAAATTTAGAAGACTCCATTGAAGATAGTGAAAGTAGTCTTGAAGATAGATTATCTTCTATAACACCTATAGATTCTTCAGTAGTTGAATCTTTATATGGTAATATTACAGATCAAAAAGCTAAATTAAAAATGTACCAAGATTTTAAATCTGAATACTATGGAGCTTAGATTTATAACAGACACTAAAATTTCCCCATTGCACTTAACAACAATGGGGAACAGTGCTAAAAGAGGAGATGAGACAACTGTAGGTCAATTTGATAGTGGATTAAAGTTTGCAATAGCTATAATGGTTAGAAATGATATAGATTTTAAAGTAGAAACTATTTCTAACTCCTATAAAGATACATTTACTTTTGAAGTTGATAATATAGTATGTGAAGAGACCAAAGTTGAAAAAAATTTAATAGTATGTTTAAGGTCCAGAAAATATAATGATATAGAAAAAGTAGAAGTTAAAAGGTTTCCTACTAGTTTTTCAAAAGAAATGGGATTTAACTGGGAACCATGGATGGTTATACGAGAGCTTTATAGTAACTCAATAGACGAAGGTGGATATATGATAATAAACCCTGATAAAGATCATCATGGAATTACTACAATGACTGTAGACATAACAGAAAGTAGTGTTTTACATAAGTCTATTACTAATATAAATAACTATATATTACTAGAAAAACCAGAATTACTTTTTAAAGATTCTAATACTGAAATATATTTAAATAATAATCCTGATGGTAAATTAAGAATTTATAAACAAGAAATATTAGTACATGAAAACTTAGAAATAGATTCTAAGTTTATTTATAATTTAAAATATGGAAAATTAGATGAAAGAAGAATTTTATTAAATGTACATGAGTTACCAGGTAATATAATTAGAAAATTACAATCTTGTAAGGAACAAAAAGTAATAGAATATTTACTTACACAATGTAATGATATTTCTGAAAAAGATTTTATAAAAGAAAATTATTCTTATAATAATACTCCTTGTAAAGAAGCAAACGAGTTTGCATGTAAAATAGAGTTAGAAAATGGAGAAGTTAAATCATATGGGTGGTATATAGAAGGGTTACAAAAAAGAGAAGATTGTAAAATATCAGGTAGAAAAATAGAAACTATTGAAGATTCATTATGGTCTTATCATAATACAGTGACTGTTGAATCTAGTCCTGTAGTTGATAAAAAGAAAACTTTAGTAGAGGAAATTGAATCAAAATATGATATAAAAATAGAAGCTGAAGTAAAAAAATGTAAATTAAAAGGTAGTAAAGTAGTGTCTGATTCATTTAATAATTGTATTTTAGTAGCTGAAGATTTTTCACTTGATGAGGATATGTCAGAACTTATTGTACAGTACATTGATTTAAAAAAAGATAAATATATCAATATAATAAAAGCACTCAGCGATTTTGTAGTAGAAAAAATAAAAAAATAAATGTATCTAAACTATAAACTAGGAATAAAGAGAGGTTATTCATTTGAAGAAATAAATACAATACAGTTAATACATCAACATAAACTTGATAACTCTTTAGAAGTGCTTAAATTAATACCTAGACCTGTTTATTCAAAGTTAAATAGTAAAGGTATATTACATTTTGTAAAACCAAAGAATAAAAAACAAGAGGTTATTGATACTATAAGGTTATCTAAAAAAGGTAGAAACTTACTAAGAGATTTACAAGGTTATCAAGTTGTTGAAGAAGATTTCTTATTATACGACTATATTGTAAAAGTATTCAAAGTTTTAGATAAAGATATAGAACCTAAAAATAAGATAGTCTCATTGATAGCTTTCTTTAGATTAGAAACAGGGATGACTCATAGAGAAATTTATTCATTAGTTAAAGAATATGTTAGTGATGAAGATAATATGAAATTCACACATCGCATGTCATATATGTTTTTTAAAGGAGAGAACATCTTTCAGAAACCTACCCTCGAACAGAGTAGATTATATAATTATTATTTAAAAATAAAAGAAAATGAACAAAATATATAAAGGAGATTGTTTAGATTTAATGCCAATACATATAAAAGATAAAACCATTGATTTAATATTTGCAGACTTACCCTATGGTACTACTAATTGTAAATGGGATTCCAATATTAATCTAACTGAGTTGTGGAACGAATATAAAAGAGTTTTAAAAGACACAGGAGTTGTTTTATTATTTGCACAAACACCTTTTGACAAGGTTCTAGGAGCGTCTAATTTAAAAATGTTAAGGTATGAATGGATTTGGGAAAAGACACAAGCAACAGGTCATTTAAATGCAAAGAAAATGCCTATGAAAGCCCATGAAAATATCCTGGTATTTTATAACAAACTACCTACTTATAATTATATAAAAACAAAAGGACATGTTAGAAAAGTAGCAAGTAAAAAAAGTAGAGATAAGTGTATTGAAAGGACAAATGAGAAAGAAAGTTATCTATATAATAAACAAGATGTTTCTAAAAATAAAGGGTACGATTCTACTGAAAGATATCCTAGAAGTGTATTGAAATTCCCTAGTGATAAACAAAAATCAAGTTTACATCCTACACAAAAACCAATAGATCTTCTAAAATACATGATAAAAACATATAGTAATCCAGGAGACTTGGTATTGGATAATGTAGCAGGAAGTGGTTCTACAGGCTTGGCTTGTAAAGAGTTAGGTAGGAATTTCATACTTATGGAAAAAGAAGAAAATTATTATAAAACATGTATTAATAGATTAAAATAAAAGAAAATGAAAAGACATAATCCTAAATACATAGTTAGTATAGAAGTATTAGATTTTAGAAAAGATACTGTATTTGAGTATAAACCAGAACATAAATACTTTTTTGGCTTATTTACAGAAAAAGAGCAAATAAATAAGATACACAAACCTTCTTATATTTATAAACAAGATTCTTTACCAGATGAATGTGAAAGAAGAGGTAATGAAATATGGTATAAACCTAGAGTAATTATTTCATTTATAGATGGATCTTATGTTAAGAAACATTTTAACACATGTGGAGAAGCCTTAGAGTATGCTACATATAAGGAAAATGCGGCAGGTGGTAAATTTATAAAGGAGTAATAAAGGGTAAATATGATAAAGGCAGCTAAGGCTTTAGTAGATCAAGCAAAAAGAGAGTTATATAAACTGCAAATTGGTGAAAAGAAGTTGGTAAGGACAGGAAGACCTGAATTAGATGGGGCTTTAAATGGGTTATTACCTTCAGATGTTATTGTTATATCAGGTCTATCTGGAAGTGGTAAAACATATTATATGGAAGAGTTGAGAAAAAACATAATGTCTAAATCCTTAAATGATAATAGTGATAATTTTTTATCACTATCTTACAACTGGGAGATGAAGACCTTTTCTCTTTTATTAAGAGGTTTGTCTCAAGCCACAGGTGTTTCTAAAAAATCTTTGATAGAATCACCTTTAGACGATGAAGAATTAAAATTAGCTAAAGTTTTTTCAGACAATTATTCTGATCCACGGAACTTCATTAACCAAGATCCTTGTACTCCTCTAGATTTCTTTAACCAAACTGATAAGTTTCTATCTGAAAATACAGATAAAGAAGGTATTTTTGTTTCACTAGATCACGCAAGTTTAATTAATGGTTCCAACAAGCAAGACGCTATAAGGGAGTTAGTTGAATATATAAACAAGTTAAAATTAAAGTATAGTAATGTTTACTTTATAATATTAGCTCAAATGAACAGAGATATTCTAAAAAGATGCGAACAGGCTAGTAACTTAGCATTTCCTCGCCAAAGTGATTTAGAAAATTCGAGTACACTAACACAAATTGCTAGTTTTGTAGTTATGGTACACCAACCTTCTAAGGTGAATATTGATCTTTATGGTAAGATTAACCCTAATTATTATAATTATTTATTTGAACATCTAAGTGATACTGATTTAAATAAGACTAGTTTTCTAACAGAAAATAGAGTTTTTTATCATTTAGTAAAATCAAGGGAGGCTGAGATTGGAGATAAAACCTTATTTATAAGTCACGTTAACAAACATGAGACATCTTTACCTAAATCAACTAAAACATTACTTAAAGAAATAGAAGCTCCAAGCTTCGAAGATCAATTAAAGGATGCTGTAATTAAACCAAATACAGATTTCGATGATATGTTATTTGAAAACGAAGATACCGATAGTCCTTTTTAAAACTAAAAAAAAAATGAAATCAATAGACAACTTAATAGAAGCATATTTAAAAATAATTGATCCAGTAGTTTTAACTTCTAAACTATCCAAGGATGAATTTAGAAGGTGGGTAGAAATAGGAGAAGGAGAAGATAAGGATGAATATAAAACAAGCTTACAACTTGCTTTAAAATCTTTCGAAACAGCTGAAATTTTCGAATATTGTCAAATAATTAAAGAAAAATTAGATTCTCTAGTTGATAATTGAATATTTTTATTTAAGTTTGTTAAAAATAAATAATTATGAAAAAGTATTTAATAATAATTTTCTTACTACTTAGTTTAATAACAAAAGCACAAACAGTAGATTCAGTTTATAACTACTTGTTAGAAATAGGAGTTAAACACCCTGGTATTGTATTAGCACAGTCAATAGAAGAAACAGGATGGTACAAATCCTATTCTTGTAGAGTTAGAAAGAATTTATTTGGTTTAACTAGGAACCACAAACTAGAGTATTTTAGTACATGGCAAGAGAGTTGTGATAAATATGTTAAGTGGGTTGAATACAAATATAAAGAAGGAGATTACTATGATTTTTTACATGAATTAGGTTATGCAACGAACCCTGATTATATTAAAAATGTAGATAAAATAAGAAAACAGTTAAAATTAAATAAAGATGTTTAAAGTAGGTGACAAAATACAATGTATAGACGATTCAATACAAGGTCATACGTTGTTAGAATTAAGTAAGGACATGCCTAACTGGATAACCAAAGGTACTGAGTACACTATCAGAGAAATTAATGACAATAAAGGAATTGTCTTAGGTATTCTCCTAGAGGAAGTATCTAACCCAGTAAAATATTTCAAGTTAGTAGGCAGATTTCAAGAACCCGCTTTTGCTCAGTGGAGATTTAGAAAAATAGCAGACGCTCCTATTAAACTTGAAAGACTAGACGAAGTGAAAGTCACTAACCTAGAATTAGAAGATTATAGTTATGATGACTATGGTTATAAAAATTAATGTTATGAAAAACATAATAACAACACTTTTAATACTGTTTAATTTATCAGTATTTTCACAATCATTCATTGGTAGAAAACTATCAGATGTTAAACTAACTTATAACACAACTGACTCTTACGACCAAAGTGTGTTTTATTTCAATGGTACTAAAGTAGTTCTTCAGTTAGAACAAGATATAATAGTAGCAGAAGCCTATGACATAAACTCTGAAAGTGACTACCATAAGACATTAAACCTATTGAATAGGTCTTATGAAAAAACTTCTTATTTAGACCATCAAGAGTTTGGAGAAGCATTTATACATAATGAATATAAGATTTTATGTTACAAAAAAGATTTCACTTTTATATTTTTAATATATGATTAAAGAAAACACTAAGGAGTACTTTCAATTAATAGCAACTAAAATGGCTGAAGCAGGTATTTCTTCTGTACCTCTTCGTCATGATAGTAAGTTACCTAGCTGTAAATGGAAACGTTGGCAAATAAGAACACCTAACAAAGAAGAGTTAGAAAAAGAGTTCAATAATGCAGGTGGGTTAGCTATAATAACAGGTGTTAAGTTTGAAGGAAGCTCTAAACCATTCTTTTGTTTAGACTTTGATTTAAAGTATCAATTACCAGGTCAAGATTATTTCGGAGACTTTATGAAAAAAGTACCAACTGCTTTAAAAGAAAAGTTGGTAATAAATTCTACTAAAAACGGAGGTAAACATATTATTTTTAAATCAGACTATGTAGATAAAAGTAGAAAGTTGACAAGGAGATTAAAAACAGTTTCTGAAATTAATAATGATTATGAAAGGTTAGTAGAAGAAGGTGTTCCAGATGATAAAGCTAATTTATTAGCACTTAAAAACAGATATGAGGTTGTAATTGAAAGTAGAAGCTCAAATTCTTACTATATATCTTATCATCGGCACTACCTCAGAGAGTACGGTAAACATTTTCAAGAAATAACTAAAGAAGAGGCTGAGTTTCTAGTTGAAATAGCACATTCCTTAGACGTAGAATATATGCCTTCTAAAAAGTACAAAGGTGATATAGAGCATTTTGGAGTTATTAGAAGATTTAACGAAGATACTGATGCTGGTGAAATATTAAGAATGTTAGAAACGACTGGGATGTTTAATTATAAAGGAGAAACATATAAAGGAGATATTAAAATATTAAGAGCAGGTAGTAAACAAAAACATTCAGGAGTAATATTTAGAGATAGCTCTGTATTGCATGTATTTAGTCAAAGTACCATATTTGACACCTCTCTAAAGAATAGTTTCAGTCCTTTTGAAGTGTATTGTACTTGTAACAATTTAGATGAAGAACAAGCAATTGAAAAATTAAGTAAAGAAAATGTTGCTTAATTAAAAATAATTATTACTTTTGTAAACAAATAAATAAAAATGTTATGAAGTTTAAATACATCTTAAACAGATTAGAAAACTTACATTACCTGATTTACCAGATAATGTAAGTAAAGGGTGTAATAGAAGTGAGTTTACATATAACGCTTATCAAATATATAGAATAATTTTACATCAATTAGCAATTCATAATTAATGGAATAATGTTTATTCTTCAAGTGCATCGGAAAGTGGTAGTAGGGAGCTTATTAATATAAAATTAATACAATAGTAAAAACAAAATAAACTATTTTTTAATTATAGTCCAACCTTCATAATCATTCTTTTTAATTTTTATATTTTTTCTAAAAGCATAAGTAAAAGTATTTACAGGTAAATTAAGCTCCTTTAGTTTTTCCTTTAAATTAGCTTTAAATGAATGAACCAATTCACCTTCCTTATTATATATTTCATAGTAATAAGGAAGTTTTTTACCTCTATTATTGGGATTTCTAAATACTGAAGTTTTAGATTTTAATTCTTTTAGCCTAGTTTTTTGTTCTTTTTTATTTTTTGTATATTCTTTTATATCTATTCTAGTTTTATTGGAGTATAAAGCATACCAGTCTTTATACTTATTAAAGTGTATATTTTTAGATCTTTGAGAATTATATATAGGAATTCCATTTTTTTGTAAAGATTTAATAAGAACTCTTTCTGGTAACCCATGCTTACTGCACAATTCTTTAAAATTTTGTCTCTTACATGTATATTTTAGAACATTGTTAGCATTGAAAATATGTATATCATTTAAATTAGTGTTAGGATTTATATATCCGTTTTTATAATTTTCTTTTTGTTTCCTAGAAGATTTTATACCTATATCTTTAAAAACATTGTCTCCATATAGCTTAACCATTGTGTTAATTCTTTTTTTAGATACTTCAATTAAATCCTTATTCTTTAAAGTAGTTTTCATTTTTAAAATAGCTTGCTTAAATTTTTCACCACATAGTTTAGAAATAGCTATACCTCCCAAATTTAAGTTATAGGTGTCTGATCTATTTATAAAGTCTTTATTAACTAGCTCTTTTTCCATATTTACCATTTCTTTACGAGATAGAAATATATGAAGTACTTCTTTGTTAAAGTTTTGTTTTCCATACTTTTTAATAGCCTTTTTGAGTAACTTACCAGAACCTAAGTAAGAATCATAGGGGTTTGTAGCTTGATGCAAACCTATATAAATTTTATTATTTATTAAATTAGTTGTTTTATAAATGGTGTAGTACATATTATTTTATTTTAGAAAAATACTTTATAACAAAAATACACAATAGTATTTATTTATAAAAATTTGTTAAAAAATATTTTTTATTAAAATAAATAAGATTGAATTAGTTTTATTAAAAACTATTACCTAGATTTGTAATCAAATATAAATAAAAACCAATAATTATGAGTCAAGAAGAAGTGAGAGCACAACAAGAAAAAGTTTATCAAGAAACTTTAAAACAAATGGAAGTATTAGCCAAAAAAGTACAAGATGATAAATACAAGGAACAAGGTTATGATTCTGGAACTACAGTAGAAATTCCTTCTGAATTATTCACACAAATCACTAACTTATTATCACAGTATTCAGTATCTAACCGTTCTGCAATGCAGGTTAATGAAGCTATGGAAATGGCATTAGCACCAGTTAACTTACAACTAATGGAAGCACATTTAGATAATGTAGATAAAGGTAAGACAGTTTCTTTTAAAGAATTAGATAGAAAAGATGCTAAAGCTAAAATTAAAGAAGTTAAGAAATAATTAAATAAAGAACCTGAACTCACTTAGAATAGTGATACTTTAAAATACGTCTCCCAATCTTAGACAGGTAGAAACGGAGAATATTTATTTAATTTAGAAAAAGAGGCTTTATGTCTCTTTTTTGTTTATATTTGAATCATGAACAGACTTAATAAAGAATTTGAAATAGTAGATGTTAAACCTATAGGAGCTAGAAGAGTATCAATTAGAGTTAAAGGTAGGTTAAAACAAAAAACTATTTTAGCTAAATTTGATAGAATATTTGGACACAATCATGGTTACTTACAAGGATTCTTGTATAATCCAATTTTCAAAACAACAAGTATGACAATACAACTTTGTAGTTTAGAAGAAAGATTTAATTATGAAAACAGTAGTATTAATTAAAAATAATTATTATATTTGAATTATGGAGAATTATAAAATAATAGAGACGAATATATTAAAAAGTACACAGGAGGTTGACCATCCTGGTATAGATAATGCTTTCTTTGGTATAAATATAAAAGAACATTTGGTTGATCTTTTTAATGATCAGATGAAACCAATAATCAAAAATGAATTTGATTTTGATTGTTTTTTCTCTAGAGCCAGGATAAAAATAAAAGGTGCTAATCTTGATATGTCATTTTCTATTTTACATTCTGCTATAAAATGTAATGGGTTTTATACGTATTATGTTAAAATAAATGACTGTAAAGCAAAAAAATATTCGTTTATTCAAGGTTTTAATGATTTAGTAGCTAAAGAAGTACCCTTGACAATATTGATTCCAACAAAATGATAAAATAATCTAAACTAATATAATGAAACTAACTGAACAAGAAATTAAAGACTTATGTATGGATACTGAGGATCCTAACTTATTAATGAGAAAACTATTCAATGAAGATGTAGACTCATATGGTAGACCTTATAAACTTATGTTTAAAATTAATCAAATATACAATAGAGCAGTGTCTGAAGGATTCATGGATGCAATGTGTAAATAAAATAAAATATGGAAAAGAATTAAATTACTTAACAGAAAGATTGGAAACTACAGAATATTTGAAAGACTATTATGAAGTAAAAGGAAATCATTATTATAATAGATATGAAGAAGAAACTACTAAAATAAAGTAACCATGGTAACTAAATTTTTATACAATACCCTTTTAGAACTATACATTATATTAAGTATATTAATATGAGCTTTAGTAGCTTTAACTATGATAATTCCGTTTTTTTGGAATATTGAAAGAGACTATTTTAATATAAAACCATTTATAGAAGACATGAAGTCTAATAAAATATAATGAAACTATGAAAAAACCACCTATAGAAAGATTAACCATTGAGTTAAACGAATTAACTGAATCAGTAAATATTGCTGATGAGATAGCTAGAAAATATACAGAAAACTCTGATATTACTGAAATAACATTCTTTGAGTCTTGTAAAATAGAATTGAATAATATTATGGTTGAACTATCCTCTTACTATGCTAGATTTAGAGCAGCTAATGACTATTATGATCAATATAGAAAACAAGTTAAGGCTGAACGCTTAGAATATTTATTAGATGAAGTTGGTATGAATACTACCAAAGCAAAAGAGTTAGTATATAGTGAAGAAGTCTATAAAGAGTTCCTAAAAGAATTTAACATGGTTAAAAGAATTTACTTTATGGTGTCCAGGAAGTATTCTTTATATGAAGCTACTATGCAAAATATAAAACAAACTATTGCTAATCTAAAAAGAGAACAGCAGTACGAGAACGAATTGAAAGTATTTAGTGAAAAATTAGATAGTTTTGAGAAAGTTATAAATAAAGCAAAGAAACTATTTAATATAAAATAAATGAACTTAGAAGAAATAGTAAAAAGACCTCATAAAGAAATGGTCAATCAAAGAGAGATGGGATTTGTTATAGAACAATATATCTTAGAAAGAAAAGGTAAAACTGTAAAAGTAAATATTGAAAAGAATAATACAATTATTCCTAGAGTATTTCATTTAAACGATCAAGTACCTAAATTAATAGATGCTTTTATAGTTGCAAGTAGTTGGTTAAAGGTTAATAAATATAAATAATTATGGAAAATAAGGTAACAATTGAAATAACAGAGTTTGGTTGGGAAACTAAAGTAAATTTAGACGAGAAACAATACATTGAAAAACATGAGAGAACTTCTTTCGGAAGTAGTGGAGTATTTGGAAACTTTGAAGATGAGGAAAATTTACCAGATGGACTTTACGATGCTTTGCTCGATGGCTGCCCATATGATATTATGAGAGAATTGGGAAACATTTAGGAATTAATATGACAATACTAGAATTAAAAGACAATAGAGTATTTTACACAAAAGAAACTCTTCAAGAAATAGCAACTAAACTAGGAAACAATTCCGAATTTATAACTGTTATTGTTTCAGAAGGTAATGAAAATTGTTATAGAGGTTTTAATATGATAATTAATAAAACAGAGATAAAAACAATAATGTGATTGATTATAAACAAAAATATCCTTTTCTAATTAACTACAAATACACTCCTAGAACTTATCAAATAGAAGCTGCTGAAAAAGCAGTAGAAACTCTCTTATCAAACGGTAAAGGAGTTTTAGTCTTAGGAACAGGGTCTGGTAAAAGCTTAATACAAAGTATAATAGCTGATATTCTACAAGAACCTTTGTTATTAATCGCTCCTAACAAAGAGTTAATACAACAAAATTTAGAAGAATGTTTAGAACAAGGTATCCCATTAGAAGATACTGCGGTTTACTGCGCAGGGCTTAAACGTAAAGAAGTAGGTAAGTTAACTTATGGGACAATTAAGTCTATGAAAGCTAATATAAATGCTTTTAAACACTTTAAATATGCTATAATAGACGAATGTCATATGGCTTCTAAAAAGAATGGAGAAATGTGGAAGTTTTTCAAAGAAATAGGGGTTAATAGTTATTGTGGGTTAACAGCAACTCCTTATAGAATTGATTACTTCATCAAAGGTCAGAAATTAGAGTTGATTACAGAGGGTAAAGCCAAGAGTTTTGATAACATTGCTTATAACCTAGATGTTCAAACAATACTTGATTTAGAAGTTTGGAGCAAAGTTAAATATGAGGTAATACCTTTTGACTCTTCAACACTAGTTCCTAAAACATCTTCAGATGAATACACAGAAGTTAGTATTCAGAAGGCTATGAAGTCTCAGAATGTTAATAATAATATTCTAGTTAAGGTTAGAAATCTTCTTAAAAATAATGCTAAAAGCATATTAGTATTCGTAGAAAGTTTAGAAGTAGCTGAAACATTCAAAAAGCATACTCCAGGATCAGAAGTAATTACTCATGAGACTAAAACAAAAGATCGTGAAAGGATAGTTAATGATTTTAAATCTGGTGAAATAAAAGTAATTTATAACTTAAATACCTTGACTACTGGTTTTGATTACAAGTCTTTAGAGTATGTGATACTAGGAAAACCAACTAGGTCTTTCATTAGACATATTCAAACAATAGGTCGAGTAGTAAGAAAACATAAGGATAAGAAATTCGGAACTATAATTGATTTTGTAGGTAACATTAATAGGATGGGCACTCACTTAGAAACTAAGTTGATTAAAACTAACAACGCTGGGTATAAACTTGTTAAAGATAATATAGTGGTCAATGGTGTTTGGAAAAGAGGAGAACAGATTATAGATGGTAATAACAATATGCAAAGAATGTTTAAAGCATTTGATGAATCAGTAGCAGGTTATAAACTAACCTTTGGTAAATTCCAAGGTAAAGCTCTACGGACTATACCTAATTACTATTTGAAGTGGTTAATTACTACTGATGATTGTCCTAAAGAAGTTATTAAATATCTTGGTAACTAACATTGTTCACTATATCTAAGAGTTCATGTACCTTGAACATGTGTAAAAATGAACAAGCCACCTACAAATTATAATTAAATTTTTAATTTATTTTCCTTGTGGTTTTTTGTTTAATAAGTTTTTATGTTTACATTTGATTAAAATAAAAATTATGGATATAGATGAATACACAGAATTAGTAGGAATAAGAATCCAAGAATGGATTGAACATGCTTTAACATTTAAAGGTGGGTATAAAAGACATTGGGAAAGTGGAGAAAATTCTCATTTTGAAGAAGGTATGGTAGGATTTATACTTACTCAAAAAGGAGAAAGGTTATATGATTCTTATGTAAGTAAAGCAGAGAGGTTAATACAAAATAAATATCCAGACGAGGAATACGGTCTATATACTAATGTAGAAGATTTTACAGGAATTATTTACGCTTAAAATAAAAAATTATGAATAACATGAACGACTTAGAATTTAGAAAATTAGTAGAAGAGTTTAAAAAACATATTTTCGATTTAGAAATAGATGAAACAATCTATTATGAAAAGCAATTCGGAGACTTCTTATTAACCTTTGAATATGACATATGGTGTAGTGATATATCTAAAGAGTATTTCTCATCAGTAGATTGTATAGAGGTTTACGATGTTGAAAAAGATGAGGAAGTCTATTTAACTAATTTACAATTAGACGAATTAGAAATAGAAGCTAAGAACTCTGTTTACTTAGAATACGAAGAATACGAATCTCCAGAAGATTATTCATACTCTTACGGAGGTTTGTAGTAGTCTACATTAATTGTAATAAAAGGGATTAGTTAATAGCTATCCCTTTTCTTTTGTTACAAACTTTTACAAACGAAAAAACCCACACAACAGAGATTAATCTGAAGGTGGGTTAAAATCATTTAGGTTAATTTTCTAGGTGGTCTTTCACCACCACTTTAATTGTAACCACCAACGTGAACTCTTTTTCTTATATAGTTCTTCCAAGGTTTTTTCTAGTTCTTTCTTTTTATTAATTATCTCAATGAATCCCTCTGAATCTCTCAGTATTAATCTAGAAACCATTTTAAAAATATATCTTTGATCAATATTCCACTGAGCTTGTTTAGCATAATCTCCATTCATGAATAAATAATTTTGTATATTAATTGAGAAATTTTCAAGTAATTTTACATGTTTATTTATTTCAAAATTTAAATCAGCTTCTTTACATTCTTTTTTTGTTTTGTAAAAACGTTTGTCTTTACCTTCAAATCCACATATTTCTTTCATAGTCTAAATAATTTTATAAATTCTCTTTTGTCTCTATAGTTAAAAAACAATAGGATATCTCTTTCCCTAGTTTTCTCTATTCTTGGGTTGTACTGCACTTCTATAACAAATACAATAAATAATATTAAATACATCATAATTTTATTTTAAATTAGCCAACCAATCTTCTATACTTTCTTCTTTTTGAAACTCACATTTTAAAGGCATCTTTTCTTGTATAATTTCTTCCCCGTTAAACTCAACATAACCAGGAGCTCCTCTACCATATTCTACTTTAGGAGGAAACATAAAGGTTTGTTTTTTAGTACATTTAAAACTATTACTACTTCTTAAATCATTATTTCCAAAAGTTTGAGGCTCTCCTTCATATTTTATTTCAATTTTTTCACAAAAATCACAATTAAAACAAGCCCTAATGTTGATAGGATTCATGGAACACTTTAACTCATGGTTGACCATAGCATGTTTTCTAAATAACTTCTTAGAGCAATATTCACATTGAAATACATCTATATTTTTTTTAACTATCATATATTATCTAATTTCTATTTCTTCAATATAACACTTATTAAATTCATATAATTGATACCACCTGCTCCAATATTTACTATATTCTTCAGGAAGACAATTATCATCTCCTAAATCAGTATATTTTGGATCAAGCAGTAGTTTAGGATAACGATGTTCCTCAAAAGTTCTATAAAAATCTTTATAATTTTCAACCATTTTACTAAACTTCTTAACATAATTTTCTGCAACATTCTTATCAAATGTAACAAACATAGTTCCTTCATAGTAGTCATCATAACTACCTGTACTATATTTAACTATATAAGCTGTTTTTAACTTACTTAGATAAAATTTAGTATTATCTTGATCTTCTTGTTCATTGTATTCTTTAAACATACTTTTTAATTTACTTTATGTACCCTAATGCTTCTTTTAAACCATTTTCTAAAGTTTCTTCATAACTACTATAGGTAAGAGCCATTTTATTAGGTATATCTTCACCTATTATTTTAATACTATTAAGATTTTCATAAGCCAATACATTAACATAAATCTTATGTTTTTCTCTTAACCATTTTTGTAACAAACTTTGTGTTGGTCTAAAACAAGCACCCTCACTCAATCCTACACCCCATAAGTGATAAGTCCAAAGTTCTCCTTGTACATTATAGTACTTTTCACATTCAATATTAAACCTTTTTTCCTTGGCTAACAGAGCTGTTTTATATTTTACTAATTCCTCCTTCATGTTTCTAAAATTTAAATATTGTTAATCCACCTCCAATTCCAACATAGGGAGATAGTCCACCTTTAGTTATTCCATACCCTGCTTGTACTCCTAGTGTAAATCTTTGAGGTTTTTGTTTTACTTGATATGTTCTTAATTCTTTAGTTTTTGTATAAGGATTATGGTTTGTTACATTAGCATAGGGTTTTCTTTTTTTAAATAACCCTTGTTTTTCATAACCTAACACTATATCATATTTATTAGTAAACTTTAAATTAAGACTTGTAGTGTCTTTTCTAGCCATTATAGTGTAGTCTATCCACTCATTATTGAACTTACTCTTATACAAAACATTAGAGTCCTTATCTTGATAAATATTAGTTATAGTAGAATTATCTATAGTAGTTTCTCCTTCTAAAATTGTAGCTGATCCAAAATTTTTAATAAGATTCCTATTATCTTTAACTAATTTTTGTAAATCTTTTAAAGTAGAGTCTTGGAGCTCCATTCTAGTGAACATTTTGGTATTGTAAGTTTCTATAACTTCTCTTTTAGCTACCTCTTGTCCTAACTTGTTTTTACTTATTTCTAATTTAGAAGTTAAAGATGTTAATAAACCTTTACTTTCATTAAGTTGACTACTTTTAGAAAAATAGTTTTTAACAAATATAATTAAAAGTACTGTTAAAAAAATCAGTAATACATTTTTAGTTTTATCCTTCATATTTTTCTAGTTTTTCTTTCAAAAATAATACTTCATCTTCTAGTTCATTCACGGTTTCTTCTGAATATTCCAGTTTTTCTTCTAATCTTTGTACATCTGCTTTTAAGTCATCTAATTCTTCAGCTTTAACAAAACCTTGGTTTATACTTTCATTGAACATTTCTAATAGTCTCCATTTAAACTTTTTAACGTCCAAGGTGTCAGGGTGTAAATTTAGTTTATTTAAAAACTGTTCGTATTCAAAATCTAATTCTTGAGTATATTGGTATTTTATTTCTTGCGTGTCCATATTATTGATTGTATTTTAATTCACTCTTTAAATCAAATATTTCTATTTCTAAATCTTCACATTTTTGCTACTCTTCTTTCAACTGTTCGGTTACATCATGCAGTTCATTATCTAAACTATCTAATTGTTTTTCAGCTTGACTCCTCATATCAGAATTTAATTGTCTAACCTTTTCAAACATGGAAACAAACTCTTCTACAAAATAACATGCTGAATCTTTTATTAAATTCTTTTTATCTTCCTCACTATCACAATCTGGAATATCATGGAGGAAATCTTCTAATACATTTTTAGCTAAGTCTTTTAAATAACCTATGTTGTCATCTATGTAAGGACATGTATAATCGAAATCTAATTCCATAATTTATTTACTTATCGTTACCCAGTTGTTTTAATTTACGTTGTGCATAGTCTATAATTTTTTCTAAGTCACTTTCATCTTGGTTCTTTTGTCTAAGCAAATATTTAAGTATGTTTCCTCTACAAAAATCAAGGTTCCAGTGTTCAATTAAATCTATAACATCCATGCCATTTACTTCTCTTGATGCATATCTGGTAGGTCTTTTACCATTAACCAAATTTTCTTCCTCTGTCACATTGCTTTTCTTCTCATTCTCAGAGGTTTTTAGAAAGTCTTTTATTTCCAATTGAGGAATTGTTTTATCCAATCCTAGCAGACCATGAGTCCATTCCTCCCTATTATAAGGGTAACTTCTTATGAAGTTAATACTAGGAAGTTGTTTTAAAGTCTCTTCAAAGGTAGTGTCTTTATATTCACCTTCATAATCTTTTGGAAAAACTTTTTTTAAAATAGCATCTACATCTTCTAAGGAGGTGTTGTGATCTATAACTAGGCACACTTCTCCTTTTTTCAATTGTTTTAGACTCTTCTCGTTAAATTTCATATTACTTCTCAATTAGTTCCATGTTATGAGGACATTCTCTATTTCCTCCAAAATACACGCCTAGTTTTGTTTTAATGTTAAATTTACTAGGAAAGTCATATTGTATGTTACATGATTCTTTCCCATTTACAAATATACGATAAAAGTTTTGTTTCCAGTTCATTCTTATTGACAAATTTACTTCATCTCCAATTTTTACAGAACCAATGTATCTACTACTTCTATCTTTATCGTTATAGTCATACGCATATAAAGCTATATTGTTCATGTATAAATCATATCTCCAACCTAATCTAATTGAATTTTTATGATGATTTAAACCAAGTCCTATACCAAATAATTTATTAACATCTAATTGATCTACAGTACCTAAATCGTATCTACAACTTTCTGTGAATATAAATGTTTTAGTTATTCTAGTTGGAGAATAGCAGTAGAATTTAGGTTTCCACTCATTTGAATAGTACCTTCCCTTTTTAATTTTTATTTTTTTCATATTTGTATTCTTAAACTCTAAAGTAATGAATAAACCACTTCATTCCTAATAAACTATAATGAAAACTTATAAGATAAGTAACTATACCTAATATTTCCCAATAAATTATTTTTATTTTTAAAAATTTATTCTTGTGTTTTAAAAATGAGTAATATTTTAAAGTTAGCCTAGTGCTTACATAAGCATAAATTATAAAAAGTGGTATTACAAAGTATTCCATAATGTCTAAATTTTTATTAATCCTTTTTTTACTCTAGCAATATAATTTAAAATTATTTCATTATGTTCTTGATTATTAATAGGAACACAGGTAACTTCTAATTGACCTTTACAATAGGGTATGGCTTCTTCTTTTGGGTATACACCTGCCACATGTTTATATGATACATATCCAGAGTTATTCCAAGAATAAAATTTACCTCCTTTCTTTTTATAACAGTGTGTTATAGATTTATCCTTCATATAGTAATCTAGTAGTATGTCATTTTTATGTATATCTTCATAATATTTCAACCTCTCTCTGGTATAAATTTCTCCTTTATATAAAACTTTATCTTGACTCTTACACCTTTTTACAGGTAAATTCAAAAATGTTATCTCTTCTCCATAGATGTTTTTAACGTCATCTAGGTGTTTCCATATTTTCATTTTAGCTTTACCCCTAGTTTCTGCATGCTCTATAATGTCTTCATAAAACCAAGGTTCTTCTATATTTTCAGTATTGAATATATAAGCTTTTTCTATTATTTCTAATTTCATAATTTTATTTTTTGTTAAAGTTAACCCTATATTTTATTATTCCAAAGAAAAACCACCTAAAAAATTGAATTAACAATCTGATAGGTGGTTAAACATTTTAATTCTACTTCCAAAATTTCCAAGGTTTCTTTATTACTAAATGTATCATTATGAATACAGGTAACAATAATATTACAAATAAAAGACCTATCATTGTTTTATTCTATAATCATTCTTATTGAACCAGTCTGAGTCAATTAACCCTTTGTAAATATCATAAGGTTGGTATAACATACCAAAGGAGAAGGATAATATTATAAATAGTAAAGCTAATCTTTCTAAAGGTAATTCTACAGTAGGTAACAGAACAGATACGCCTAAAGGTGCTAAGATGGCTATAACAGTAATTATTTTTAAAAATATTGATCTAGTTTTGAAGAACCATTCTAAGTAAGCAGGAGCATTATTCTCATTATTTCTCCTATAATCAGCACAATAAATCAACATGTGTAAAGTGTAAAGAGGAGTAACTACTGCAAGTACTCCTGCTAAAATGTTCGTAATCAAGTATTCACCTTTATTAAAGGTTAAGTTTAATATTAGTGCTAAAGCTAATATTACGTTTTGTAGTATTACAAAGTCAATTCTTTTAAATAATTTTTTCATAATTTATTTTTTAACAGTAATCATTTTAATTACTGTTCTGTAAATGTAATATAATTTTTATTCTATTCCTAAATATTCTGAAAGTTTATAAATGAATTTAGTTTTTTCTGTACATAATGGTATTAGTTTTTTATATCGTTCACAAGCAATTTTCCAAGCATTAGGTAATTCTGTTTCTAACTTTTCAAACTCATTTTTAAACAACCTATTGTCAAGTGTTGTGTGTTCCTGAAGAGTAAGATAAATGTAATTATCTAGGTTAGCCTGTAATGATTTATGCCTACCCTTATCTATTAAATGGCAGATTGACTCTCTACCAGGATTGTAAATAGGTAAACCTGTTTCCTCTGAATGTATACACCTTCCTATATGGTATTCAAAATAAACATCTCGATCTTTACTTCTCTCTTTCTTTTTAGCAGAAGTTTTTTTAGTTATTTGTTTTGGTTTACCATAAGACTTCTGAGCACATTGTTTACAACGTTTTCGACTGAAATGTGGTCTATCATCTCTACCACATACAATGCACTTTTTATTTTTAGGCTTTATCATGAGTATACTAAATTAAATTCTTCTGTTTCTAAGACTTCTTTTAAGTAATCTATTTGGTTCTCTAAATACATACAACCCCAAGGATCTTGTCTGTCATAACGTAAATTGGACAATTCCTCTTCTAATTTTATAATTTCATCTTGTATAAGATTAAATTGTTCTTTTGAAATTTCTAATATCATTGGTATCTTTTTATAATTTTTAATTTATCTATATAATAAGCAATTTCTTCAAGGTATCTACTTTTTCGTATAACTAATCGCTTAATTTTTATACAATATTTTTCTAATATCAGGTTCTATAAAATTATTTGATTTAATAACTTTACCAACTGGCTTATCTTTAGTTAAAATAATTTCTCCTTCAATATGCTCAATATCATAAATAGTTTCATTACTACCATCGAAAATTGACACTCCATTTATAATTGACCTTCCTTTATCATCTAGTTTAGACATATTAGAACTCATTATCTCTGTAACAATTTCCTTAATATTTTCTTTAATTAGTCTATTTTTAGTAATGTTTAAATAAGCTCTTATTTGATTTACAGAATCATTTATTATCTGACCCATCATTTGAAGTAAAACAACTTGCACTTCTTCAGGACTTCTTTCAATTAAATCAATAGTACCACTAATCACTACTAACATATCTCCAATAGCATCTGCTTTCTCAATCAAAGATTCATTATTGTTTCTATTTAGTTTAACCTCATCTTGATATTCTTTTAGTTCTTCAGAAAACAGCTCTACTCTTAGAGGTAGAAACGCTTTTGCCTCTTTTTCATTTTGAGGTGGTTGTACGTTAAAAGCAATATGCCAATCTTTAACTAAATCTTTTGTGTATTTTAATATTTCTTCCATTTTGTAAATGTATTATTTTATTTTAAATTTTCCTAATTGAATGGTTCATTATTCTAGTTGAGTTCAAGGTTGGTTACAAATTTGTAATTATGTATATAAAGGTGTTATGTACAATACTAAATCAGTCCTAAGTCGGTCATTATCTTATCAAACTCTTCATTAGAGTTCCACCATCCTTCCCATACTTTTTCGTCTTTATTGTTTTTAACTACATAATTCCAATAACCACCAAGTATTTTACATTTATCATTTTTATATTGTGGCATAGAATAACTCATTTGCCCCATATCATTACCTTCAATTGTATCAAAAACTTTAAACCCTTTACTCTTAATATGTTCACCTGTTACATATCCTGCACTATCTTTGTGTATATTCATAACCGTACTGTGCCTAACAAAATATAAAAACAAAAGCTATTATTAGGCTATTTATAAAACTTTTGATTGTTAATTAATTTAATTCTTTAACTCTGAGTTTTTGTCTACTTACACGCTTCAATTTTTATACAAACCGTTAGAGCACATTAACATTATATAAACCCAATTAATTTTTAAGGGTTCGTACTACTTCAATAGCAGTTT